TGGCTTGAGCATAAGTCGTGTTATTATCAGTCCAAGGGACATTCACATACATCTTTCCGCTACCGTCCAGTTCTACCGGATAATTCTTGCCATTCTCCGCATATCCGATCATTACCAGCCCAAGGGTCGATGTATTGGCCTTGGCGTATGTGGTATTAGTAGGGACAACCCACGTGCCATCACCACGTAAAAAAGAGGCTTGTTTACCTGCGGCTGGGGCGGGAACCAAACCGGCCTTTCCCGCAGTAGAGGAGGTTGCCGCCCCCATATTGGAATATGTGGTGTTGGTATCCGTCCACGGAACGTTCACGTACATCTTACCACTACCGTCAAGAGCAACGGGATAGTTCTTGCCATTGGCAGAGTATCCAATCTTAACAAGACCTAGATTATCGCTCGTGGCTTGAGCATAAGTCGTGTTATTATCAGTCCAAGGGACATTCACATACATCTTCCCATTAGAGTCCAAGGATACGGCGTAGTTCTTCCCACTAGAGGAATAACCGATCTTAACCAATCCTAAAGTATCAGCCGTGGCCTGATTATAGGTCGTATTATTATCTGTCCATGGGACATTAACAAAAGCGTTACCAGAAGCGTCAACCTGTAACTTATAGTTCTTGCCAGAAGTCGTGTATCCTACCTTTACGCCACCTAAGGTGGAGGCCGCCGCCGTAGGTGGAGCGAAGGTGCTAGGTTTGCCGGTCACTCCAGACCATGGCACAGATGACGCCGAACTTGCCGTATAAGGCTCGTAACCGGCCTCAGTATTCAACTTACTATCATCCTTGACCAGATACATCTTATTCGTGGCCGTTACCTTAACCGTGTCCCCGACCTGAGCCGTGGCTGTAGTAAGTTTAAACCTTGCCGTATCATCAGCAACCACGACCATTCTCTCTAAGGCTGCTTTAGGCAACCTGTCTATATCAATGGTACCGGACGTGATCTTAGAGGCGTCGAAGTTCGACAATGTCGTGGAGATAGTAACATTACTTCCAAAGTCCGATGAGACACTACCGCTAACAGCACCGGACAGCGCTATGGTCCTAGCTGCCTGTAATTTTGTGGCGGTAGGGGCGTTATCCGTCTTAAGAGCGTATTTGGAAAGATCAATATCATTAGCCTTATCCAAAAGCTGCTCTATCTGCTCGCCATTATATTTACCTTGAAAATCTTCCATATCATAATTATTTTTGCTCAAATATAGCTATATACATACACACCAAGAAATATAGGGGGGGGGGAGATACGGGTAGTGTTAGAAGCTACCGTCCCCATGCAGGAATCCGCTACGGAATATAATAGCCTTGTCTTTCAGCTTCTGGACAGACCCCCATTCCCATTCACCCTCGCAAGGCTTAATGACATACTTATTCCCCCATGTCTTGAATTTCCTCTCTATAACGAACATCTCCGAGTCTTTCAAGACATGGAAGATACTCCCTACAGGGAAGTACTTATCAGTCCTCAATATAACACGATGATGTTTTTCGTCATATTCAGGATCACCCACGATACGTGCCTTATAAAACTGAAAATCATTTAACGTCCGATCCACAGGTTCTATCCAATAATACCCCTTACCCATTGCTATTCACGTTTATTTATCTATATTTGCGGTGTAGTAGTAACTCATAATGTTTTAAGTGATTTTCAACCAAGGGGAAGGGTGTCCGTGAGGATATCCTTTTTTCATTCCCGCCCGCCCTACCTATGAACAAAAGATCTACCTCGAACAAATGTAGCCATAATAAAGTTACGGGCAAAAAGAAACCCCATCGGTATTCTATCGCCGACAGGGTTCTCCAACGTTGTATCAGTCTTATATCATCTCACTCCATTTGATTGTGTCACCGACGAAGCACCGCACCGCCAGATACCTTACGAACGCCGTCCCTTCCGGGGCGTCAGGGTCTTCCAGATAAGCCAAGACAGCCTTGACTATTTTCTGGTCGCAGTCCAATACCTTAGGAAAGTAGTCGCTATAGAACATAGCGAACAGATATTGGACATCTCCCCAAGTGGCGTTATCAGGTTTCTTGGCCCCGCATTTATCGAACATCTGCTTAGCATCCTCCATCGTCCATCTTCTCTTGGATCCGTCGGCGTTAAGCATCTTATCGGCGGCCTCCCTAGCCAACTCCTTGGAAAAGTGATATCCATGGGTGTCTATATACCGCTTATAATCCGGGTCATCAGCGTCTGCTCCTCAGTAGTAACGACTTCTCCTACCTCTACGCATATAAGGTTCCGTACCATCGTACTCGTCACGGATGTCACGCTCGCCAAACCATCCCTTACGGTACATCTCATCCTCCCGCTCATGATGTCTTTGACGTTTCTCAAGCTCCCGCTCGTTACGCTCCAGTTCCCTCTCGCGTCTTTCGAGATCACGCTCACGGCGCTCAAGCTCCTCCATCATCCCGTCACGTTCCTTACCGTAATGATCATATACGCCACCATCGTAACCCATGTACGTGCCGTCAGAACGACGGGAGCGTCCTCTACCGCCTCTTCGATCATAGATCTCATCATCATATTCCTCTTGGCCATTGCCTAAATCTATAACTCTCATATTAACCTAATTTTTTAATTAACAAATTTTTAAGCTCCTCGAAAGACTCTCCCATCTTCGCTACCTGATCCTCAAGACCCTTTATCTTCCGATCCTGATCCTTGGACTGCTTGAAAGTAGGATTGATATCCTCCAAGATACTGTCACACGCCTCTATAATCTCCTTATTCTTATCCACGCTATTCACGATATCCGTACTGGTTCGTTTCATGGCGTTCAGATGGTTCATTATCGGATCCACGGAGCAGGCTAGCGTAATGCCGTTGGCCATAGCCACGTTCTGGTTCTCTGGAACTACATATGTCATGGACTTCCCGTCCACCTCTATAGTAAGATCCATGACCCGATCTTGCAACTGCTGATACTGACCTAACTGGGACTGGGCGAACCTAGGCTCCGAGACGTTAACCACCGTACCCATAAAGAATTTAGGAACCCCTGAGGTATCCAACGTATAAACCTGATATCCTTTCTTTAAATCCTTAAACATAATAACGATCTTTTTAAATGGGAGGGAGGTTACCCTCCCTGTTCTTTCTTAGTAAATTCATGCGCTAGGGGCGGTAGCCGCCGTAGCCGTATGACCCAACATCCTGAACACGCCGGTGCATTTGTTATAATACACAAGATGCTCGGTGTAGGCTCCTACTATAGGATCACCAGAAGCCACGGGAGTCGTAATATCCTGCCCTGTCATATGTGCCCCAACCTTATCCACTATAGGCGTCTTGTTGACGATAACCCCGGCGTTGGATACCGTAACAGGAGTGGTAGTGGATAAGCCAGACGGAAGAACGATCGTGGCGGGATAACTAGCCTCTGTCTCCGTCACCGGATGACGGACCTTCCATAACAATATTCCTTCCGGAGGTAGTGAGTTCCACTGACACGGATTGATGCCAAAATCAACCGTAGGTTCGGCCGCAGAAGCGTCAGATACCTTTCCAGTAGTGGCTACTACCGGGATGCCTCCCCTGTCAAGACGGGAAGAGGCGAATGAACCGATCATATATCCTCTGAAATCAGCCATATTGTCCCCCTTCCTTATAATACGGCATTAGTAGTGCCGCAAGCGCATCCACATTCGTTAGCTACCCTTACGGTAGGAGTATAGCAGCAACCCGGATTCTGTACGACGTAAGCCGGAATCGGAGCCTTTGGAGCTAACTGACTAACGATGTTCTGTGTCTGTTGTTGGGTGATGGCGGAAGTAGCCAAAGCCTGTTTCTCCTCACGAAGCTGTTGGATAGTATTCTGCATCTCACGCATCTCAAGTTGACAGAACTTGTCATTGATGATTTGAGTTTGAAGATCTATCTTAGCAGCCAACGCCTGAGTCTGGGCTTGGTTGGATTGAATAACGTTATTGAAGCCGTTAGTCAAATTGTTCTGCAATACGTTCGTCTGACCAGTAATAGCCAACTGATTCTCATATCCCTGACGGGTGATAGCGTTCTGGATATTACATCCTACGGTGTCTAACGAATGTTGGATGTTATTGAATCCACTAGCCATAGCGCTTTGTAAGTTGCAGCAACATGCGCTAATCTGGTTACCGATCTCACATCCTTGTTGCTGTACGGCGTTGATAACGGCCTGAGAAGTCATACCTACCTGACCGGCCACCTTATCAATAGCTCCCTGAACGTTACAGATAGCGTTTTGTAATTGAGAGGTAGAACAGTTAAGGGCGTTAGAGATCTGATCAATAGCGCTTCTGTTGCCTTGGATAGCCTGCATCAGTAACTCACGGCCATAGTCGTTGTTCAATTGAGCTGGAAGACCGTTAGCGCAACATTCATTGCCATTGCCAAAGCCATTTCCGAAGCCACGTCCTCCCCATAGCCAGAACAGGACGATGATCCACAACCACCAGCCGTTGGCTCCTCCGAACTGGTCTTGGTTGTTACGGCCGTTCATCAACGCCGCGACTAGATTCGGATCCATCTTATTTCCACCCAAAAGGCTGGTAAACATACCCGGAATCATAGATAATAAACCGTTAGCGGCGCTACCGCTCCCGGAACCCATGCCGTCTAGCAGCACGATTTTGTCTCCACTTGTACCCATGTCTATTTATTTTTGAATTAATAATAACCCCACCTGATGGCGGGCGTTACAAAGTTCAAAAATTAACAGCCCTAAGATCATGATATGTGTCATCATCAAAGTACGTCATGTCATGCAGTTGGTATTAATAAGAACCGGTACAAGACAAAAAATCCGGAACGTATCGCTACGGCCCGGATTCATCGCAAATCTATAAAATTCAATGTTTCAATGCTCGAAAGAAAACGTCTCACGACGTCAAAGAGAGATTAATTACACGAAAAATATCGCATCAACTTATTTGTATTAGCAGTGTATTCATTAATTATCTTACTGGATGAGGGATTATCCTCTACCCTTGATAGACGGTTATCGTCACTTCTTACCGTAACGTCACCCATCCTTCGTACCATGTTTTCTTGATATGATGATGGATCGGAGTATATAAGATCATCAACGAACCTGTATATCGCACCATCAACCGTCTCACCTACCTTCTCATATAAACCGGATTGGAATGACACGAAATCATCATACCTCCCACGAGCCAAAAACAAGCCGTCCGGTCTCGCCTCGACACCGCCGTTGACCTCCCGGAGCAGACCCGGATTCCTTTGGTATAGATATCGATAAAAACCGACATCCATCATCCTGTCCTGTCTATCCAGATAGAAAAGATCCCTCATGCTGCTGTCACTAGACTCGATAGCCACGTCAAACAAGAGATCTCTTACCTGACCATTCGGCAACGACATCTCTATGTTTTTTAACGTACCTCTGTCATGGTGGTTCAAAGATACGTTATAAAATCCATTAAAATCAAGGAAACGCAAGACATTATTATATAAATCCGATTTTTTTAACCTTTCCTTGATCTGGATTTTCCTCAACGAGATACAGGATTTGATAAAATCCCGATCCTTCCCCTGTCTAGCCTCGTATCTCCTGAACTCCCGATCAATATCGACATCATCCACCTTAGAGGTAACGGGATGTTGATATATCAATCTGGCAAGGATCATACTCTCCGTATTGGAGGATGAGATGTTATCCATAACCAACTTCTTGATATTATCCTTGACCACGCCAATATCAGATCGAGAAGCCCCATGGGGAACCACGCCTGTAGGTAAGTACGAGGGCTGGGCTATCCCGATATCAGCCAGCACCTCATAGGCCTGATCGGTGTCGGTTATCGGGGTCGTGTTATGGTATATATTTCTACCTACATACAACATGTTCCTGTCATACATATCGGAAGGAGATGTTTTCCCGGACCTTACATACACCATCCTATCCCCGGTAAAGTAAGTATCCTGAACCTCATATATCGGATTCCCTTTCCCTGTTATCCTATCAAGATCGGAAATAAAGTCATCATATACCGGATCACCATTCTGTATAGAAGATAACATGACATCCAACGATGCCATAAGGTCACGGATATCCTCCGGCCTAGATATAACCATCTCATCGCTAATCGCCTCGCTTATATCAACGCCCATATCGGAAAGATCCATGGCTATGTCATATAGACGTCCGGCAACATCCTTGATGTCCTTAAAATCGTCCATATTGATCATTTCCCCAACCTTATCCCTTAGACCTTTCATGTCCTTAGGCATACTGATATACGGTATGGTGCTATTGGAATATGAGTCGGTAATCGTATTCCCATCCTGATCCCTGACCTCCATACGGGTCATATTACGATATGTGTCATACATCCGATCGGCGTAATCCTGATCCTCCTGATACCGGAGCGCCAAGGAAGGGTATGGGACTGAGGCGAAAGCCTGATCGAACTCCCGGCGGTCGCTGATGCCACCTACCGCTCTCATGATCGTATCCCTTACCTCTATTGGATTCAAGACCCTTCTCTTCCCTAACGAGTCATATGTATCCTCATATATCATATAATCATCACCAAGACCTGACTCGGAAGATAGGAAATACATATCCTTCTCATTAAGATCCCCGTCAGACATAAAATCGACAATCCTCCTCATCATATCCCTTACCCGATCATACGCCGATCGGTTGGTCATGATATTATCAATCTCATCGGCGTCATACATCCCGGACCTCTCAAGATTGTACCTATTGAGAAATATATCACCACCGGAGAGGAAATTGGATATGATCATATCATTAAGATCGTTGATATTATCGACTCCCAAGGAAGTAAGGGTGTTGTTGATATCCTTAACCTCATCGGCCATAAAATTACCGGCGAAATAGTTCTTCCGCTTGATAAAGGACATGACATCATCATACCTAGGTTCCCCATTACTATCCAGATCATACTCTGACGGGATGGACATCCAATCGCCAAAGAAAGACACGAAGTCGGGGGAGTAGGCCGTACCCCAGACCGATAAGGCCTGCTTCTGGTCGCCCAGCACCTCCATCGCCCTTTGGTATAATCCGGATGGTTGGTCGTTCGGGGCAAGGACATTATCTACCCCACCCTCCTTATTTTTTATAACATAACAAGATCTACCCATAGCTAAATCGTTTTGCCACAAAGATATGAAAATCCCGCCTACTATCACGAGCGGACGGGAGCCAAATAACAATAATAACAAACCTTATGTTTCTACTGAAAAGTACAAATCATTTTGCCGATCCTCACGGACAAACAAAAAACTCAATCCTAAATTATAAAAAATGGAGTTTATCGTTTAGCTAAAATATCTTTATCTGATTAACATATTGATTGTGAATAGGGGTGGAGTCGTATACCCTCCCCTATCTCCTAACAATCTCAACCTGCTACAATAGAAATCAATCCATGACTGACATATTCCAATTTCTTATAAGATATATCTTTCTTATTTTCTCCGTTGATATCACGGATATTAAAAATTCCACGAAGCCTTCTTGCGTAAATAAAGCGTTCTTTACCTTGAAACATCACCTTATCAAACAATCTAAATCCGAAAACCTTAAAAGGAGATTGATTCATCCTTTTATTGCCTCCTTTAGGTGCTTTCATCTTATGAATTTGTCTGTTATGACGACGAACTAATTTCCGTTTGTAATAATATCCAAGTCTCTCGGAGTCAAAATTCCTTGAAATCACAAAAGCGTCTGATACATGGGATTTTTCAATCCCGTGATTTATACGATTATATTTTGTTATGTATCCGAAAGTCATTTTTACGTTTGGATACAAAGATTTTAACTCATCGTATAACTCCCATTTCATGATACCCATAACCGCAGCGTCACGAAGCGACTCACCTCTGTTTACTTTCAATTTGATATTTCCTTTATGAAACTCCTTATGGCAAGTCTTACACAATGTTATCAAATTAGAAGGTGAATCTCCTCCAGTCTTGCGTGACTCAATATGATGGACATTAAGAACAGGATCTTTTGACTTTCCTTTACAATGTTGGCATTTATGCTCATCCCTTGCCAAGACATACTCCCTTACATTCCAAAATCCTAATTGTTCACCTTCCTGATACTCTTTACCTGATATCTCTGGATTCTTGATCTTCTGTGTGTCAAATTGGGCTACCTCAATAATCAGTTTTGAGACAGGTAGTATAGAATATACAAAACCGATAATCCTAATATGAGAATCAATCTTCTGCCGGATTGATGGAGCGATCCATCCTCTCTTCTTTGATTTAATCCTATTCATGAATCTTGGCTTTCTATATCTCAATCTGTACCTTCTAATCTTCCTCAATTCCCTTCTTGTTGATAGAAGATCAACAACATCACTTCTTAGAATAACTTCACTTGCGTAAAGTTCCTTGCTTTTCGTTGTCGCCGACAAACCAACGTGTTTTGTACCTGTGTCAACGCCTAACGTAATCTCTTGCTTATAACCAGTTGTATCATACAAAAGCCTGATTGTAAAAGGACAAAGATTTACCACGGTTGCTTTCTTTGATTTAAGCAATCTTCTAACCTTACCATGCCTCGTTGTTGGCATCATCGGTTTACCATCTATATCCTGTACATAAACCATTTACAATCAATAATTTAATAAAATGTTTATTCAACATAAGTCAGGGTAAAACCCTGTTAGTACCCATCGCCAATGTTATTGAAGGTTTTATATAGGCAACACCGGAACCCAAATACAATCCCTGTTTAATCACCTACCTTAGAGCTACGGACTTGGATAAACATCCGTAGGTAACTATATATTCTCCAATAACGTAGCCTTTATTTCAAGACTTAGGCTAATACCCGGCCAGTAAACTGGATATATAAAACTCAAACATTGTTTAACGTTTTATATATTATTGCAGATATTACTCCACCGATGACTCTCATTTATCTTCTCTCGCCATACAAAGCGATTATATCTGGTCTCCATCATCATCACCACCTTCTTGATATCAGATAAAGTTAATTTCTTTATCTCCATATTCCTACTATCCATCCTGACGAAAGAGTCCTTGAACTCCTGCTCGGTTATGGCATCCAACCTAAATAGATTGTATTTTATAAGTAACTGGGTTACGTCAAATATCAGGATATTAAGATCAATATCATCCTTCAACTCATCAAGAAGATCACGCATCATGAACTTGATAGCATCAGTATCAAGTTCTAGTTTCTCAGCCTCTCTCATCAGCTTCTTGATGATACCATTGTACTCGATTATGATATTAGCATTATCATCATCGGTAGGCAGAAGAATATCCATCGTACATTCTATACCTACCTTATCACTAAGTCTTTTATTGAACTCCGTCATATAATCAAAAGCCTGATCCCTGCTTAAAGCGTATGTATGATCAAGCAACTGCCTTTGTCTGTTATTGACAAAATAATGACTGGTGTATAACATCATCAAGACCTTCACTCGCTGGATGCGTAGGTCTTGCATAATTTTCCGGTGTAAAAAAGCGTCTAGTTGCATCTACTAAAAAAGTCCCCACCGGGGCCATCACACACCCGACAGGGACCAACTTTTAAATATCTTACTCGTCAGGTGATGGACTGACGCCGCAAAGATAAGTCAAGATATTTTATCTAGCAAGGATTTTCTGCCTCATTTTCTCCGGATACTACGTTACCGTCGGAAACCAAAGACTTGTCCTCGGCCGCCTTCGTAGGCGAGGCGAACTCCGATGGCAGATCCGGCAGGTTAGGGAACGAGACTTCCGCCTCCTCCTTGGATACCTTGTTCTCCTTGATACTCATCCTAAACTTAGGAGCTATGAAAGGATCGTTATTAAGATCGATGTTGATCGTAACGTCATTCATCAAAATATCCTCCTTGGTCCTAGAATCGCCTATCCATCCTCTTACATCAGCGGTCATAGGCATCTTACTAGCGGCTTCCTTGACAGCCTTTAACCGTCCCTTGATAACATCCACGTCTCCCGCCAACGGAATCATATATGTCTTGTTATCCAGCCCGGATCTGGCTATAGCGTTGTTAAGATCCATTATATCATCAATACTTACTCCACCACCTAGACCCTCTATAATTCTGTCAGCCATTGATCCGATCATGGAAGAGAATGACGATATATCCTGATTTTTCAATCTTACGGGATATAGATAACTTCTTCCGTTCCCTGTTTTTATAGCCACGACCGGGATACGTGAATTTTTATAATCACCATACTTGTCCCTGACGATAGCCGTACAGAACGGAAATATATTATACTTAATATCATCCCTCATCGTAACCTCCCCGTTCTCTATATATCCTACACTCTCGACCTTACCAACCGTCTCGTTGGTAAAGTCATTCTCGGATACCATCAACGTCCCATTATCATCACTTACGCTAAAATTAGGTCTTCCCGGCAAAACACTGGTGACTGTGCCTACGAACGGTATATCAATCTCGCCAGCGACAGATCCTACATTATCCCTATACAACTCAAAGGCCATACTCCTTAAATCAGCGTTACTCCCTTTTGAGTCTGGATCATTGGCTCTTAGCACCGAGACAAAATTACCGTCACCATCCACGATCTTAATAACCATATTATTAACCAAATCACTACGGGCAGACTTGGTCTCGTCAGAATTAGGATCAACGGCATAAAGGCTATTGTATTTATCATACAATTCCTTGGTATAAGGATCTAACATATCTACCTTGAACCTCACGATATCGTTCTTACGAAGACTAGCCGCAGCTTCTTGATTTATCGACTCATTATTAGAGCCAAATGCATCTCCTGTATAATAAGGAACAACAGATCCATCCTGCCCCTTGCGATACACCATGAACCAGTTGGAGGTCGATAAGGCGGTCTGCCGCCCCAGTATGACACCGGTAGCGTTCTCGAAAGCCTGAGCGTCATCCTCGCTTATCATCCATCTTGAGTGGTTATTCGACTCTATAACAGTAAATATGTCGGTTCCGTTGGTGAAATCCATCACCCTTCCATTATCAGTATCAGTGGCATCAGATCTTTTAAGCCCAAGACCGTCCATAAACCTGTCAAGTCTCATCCCTCCTACCTCATAATACATGACTCCGCCAATCTTTATCTTCTGGGCCATCAACACTACCGGATTCTGGGCGGCATTGGCCTCCGTCCTGCCGGTGGATGTTCCGGGTTCGCTCTCCGTGAGAACATCACCCATAGGTATAGACTTATCGTAATCCTTGACAACCATACTTCCATTATCATACAGCCTCATCCATTCCACGAACTGGAGAAGAGGTTCATCAGAATAGTTATTGATAATATCAATAGCCTCATTAAGTTTATCCTGATCAACTTCATTCCCGTTGTCAATATCATTCATAAGATCATTATAAGTCTGTATAGCCTCCTTAACCTGATCCTGATCAAGACCATTAATGTTCATATCTATGATATCATCAATAGTATCCCTGATGTTATTTAAGACGTTATCGTTGGTATTTAACCTATCTATCATTGACCTAATCTTATTAAGCCTAGCTATAGGATTATCGCCAAACCCATTTACAAGATCATTGATACGATCCTTGTTATTATCATATATCTGCCTCTCCCTAGGAGATAAGATATCCTCATTACCGTTCCATATCTTTATAGCTATATTATTGATTCTATCATCAGAAGGATTTATGATATCCTCATTATCAGGTACATTCTCAACGATACCGCCCTCATCAGCCTTGATATCATTCTCCATAGATCTGGCGATCATATGATTATAGGTCTTGAACATAAATGCCTCGTCCTCTCCTATAAGACCATCTTGATAAGCCTTATCTATGGCCTGATCATTGGCATAAAGGGAGTTGGCATCAGGATCATCGGTATTCCTGAAATCATATTTACTATCATCCTCCTCATAAGTCTTTCCCCATATGTTTGACAAAACCTTCATGAACCCACGTTCCTGCGACCGTATGAATCTCCTATCACGCATACGGCGAAGGGACTCATTTATATTCTTATAAGCCACAAGATTATGACGATACTCGCTAAGTAACGCCATAGCCTCTTTATAATTATCAACCCCACGGATAGATACAGCATTCTCAAAACCAACTATAGTCTCATAAGCCGACATAAGATCGGCGGCACTGATCCTTGATTCATTCCTGTTTAATAACAGCTTAGATATATCTGTCTCTGAGTTAACTAACGTAGCTAATCTCCTCTCCAAAGCAATTCTATCCTCCGTCAATTTAAGAAGTCTATTATTCTCCTTGGCTAACTTGACCTTATCAGACTCAAGAGCTTCTTTAGACGTGATACTCTGCTGAAGCTTCAAAACATTCTTCTCCATCTTCTGTATATCATCTGTAAGCTTCCTGAGTTTCTTAAGATCCCTACTCGAATCAGGATTAAGACGAGAATATATATCTAAAGCGGGGCCTATATCCGTATTGTATATCCTTCCTAACTGATTAGCGATATCATCCAAATTATCCTTAGCCTCAAGACCGTTATAAGCCATGTTAGAGATGTAGGTGTTAAATGATCTATTGGATATACCATCGGTAAGGGAGTCGGCAAATCTACTAGCCATAGTAAAATTATCAACCTTCTTATTGAACTCGCCAACAAGATTGGACTTATACTCATTTACCTGCTCATCTGTCATATTCATATCAGAGGCTATATCGCTATTAGGTATAGACTCGATGACTGTCTTGAAATTCTCCTTGGTATCATCTAACATCCCCATTTCCTGATCATAACGAAGACGGTTGAATACGGCGTCACTAAAAGTCTTATCTACGATTCTAGAATTAGGTATATCGTCAGCGTTATTATCCGTACTCAAGCCTGATAATTGAGCGTTCAGGGCCATGCTGCCACGAATAGCACGGATAGCGGCGGTAGTCAAGGCGCCGGCATTGGTGTTGTAAGCCTCCACCATCCCCTTGTTCCGGGACATGTCTTGGCTCCATTCCTTTATACCACCAATAGTTTTTACTCCCATAACCGATCCAATAATCATACCGATGCCGATTTCCTTCCATCCCTGATTAGATCCGTAAGTCTCCTTGAACCCGTTCTTTATAGCCTCCATATAGCCTATATTCTGACGAATAGCCATAGGATTGTATCTTGATTCTACCCAATCCTCGGCGGATTTACTAGCCACTCCCTGAAGACCTTCCTCATACAGACCCTCAGATACCGGACGTTTGATAATATTGAACGTATTCCCGGCTATTTTCTGCCATTTCTTAGGCGTTATGATCCTCAATGTTCCATTATCCATCCTCTCGGCTCCTACACCAAATATATTTCGTTTTATGAACTTATCAACGCCCAGATCCATGCCAAACATATCACCGAACATAGCTATATTGGATAACGTAAGGATACCGATATTGGCAGCGAATATAGCGTTAGCGGCATCAGCATTATCAGCTCTGAACTTCATGAGTTCCTCATATGAGGCTTCTCTACCATAGGCATTCCTGTAAGCCTGCTTGAAGTTTTCCTCAGATTCCATCAACCCACTCCTTGACTCTACCGAAGCCTCCCAAAGCGTTGACGTACCGATAAAGGTCAGGTTGTCCAGCCCCTTACCTATGCCTCGTCCTATGCGGGCAGCTCTTAGCATAGCATTAAACCCGGTCTTTGTAGCAGAAACAGCCTTCCCCATACCGGCAATCGTAGCACCTATTCTAGCCCCCATACGAGCGGCATTCATAAGACCAGCTCCGGCGAAGGCGTAAGATGACAAAACGGCTCCAGCCGTAAATGCAGCTCCTGACAAAAGATCATTTGTCCAAAAATTGGTTGTAAACATACTTTTAAGAAATCCAGCATCTCGCTCCTCCTTACTGTAATAATGATTAAGCGTATAATCACCACGCTTATCCATATCATCCAACCATCTGGCAAAACTGTTATCATACATAGCTGATAACGTCCCTTTTGTAACAAGCTCCTTTAATCCATAAACAGACTGACCTACTCCACCTATTCCATACAAAGCAGACTTATAAATAAACTTACCTAATCCTCTATAAGTTTTCTCCCAACCACTTTGACTTCTCGATAGACGATCATCATTATCCACATTATTGATATAACTCTCGTATTTTGGAATCCATTCACCTGTTGACAGCCTATACCTTGAATCACGAAGGTTGATCCTACTTCCAGTTATATCATAATTACCCTTAGGAATACCCGTCTCGTTTATCATCTGAAAAAGCGGATTCCTTGCTTTTACATCATCATGATAAGATGTCTCTACGGAATTTTTTATACCCTCTACTAATGATGGAATACTCCTGCTTCCCTCTCTAGACAAAACATCATTATCCATATCCGATGAACCGCGCATGCCAACAGGTATAGGGATAGAAGAAATATTATCCTTAGAAGGCATGGGAGATGGAATTGATGGAGTAGGGACATAATATCCCTGACTCTTCATCACATTCCCTATATCGTTATTATTATTGCTCATTTTTTCCATCTATTTTATCCATAGTCTCTTTATCCAACACCGAAAGAATATTGCTAAGATCAGAGTGCTGCTCATTAATATCTCTACCCTTAACAATAACGTCTTTATTGATAGCCTCAACCACGGCTTGGGTAAGATACATCTGAGGACACATATTTATAATCTTCATGATATTATCAGCATAATCAGTATTATATTCCAACACCTTTAGAGGTGTCCCGGTCCTAGCCTGCCCGTGAAAATAGACGCCAACCTCAACACCTCCAGGAAAGCCCTTGGCTTTAACATCATACGATTTGTAATTTCTTAAAACCGTATTAATAATCCTAATAGCTCTTTTATTAAGCTCGGATGTAGCTAGTTCATTGTTCTGAATATTGTACTTATCAACCATCCTAGAAGCCTCCTCAGCCGCATTCTCGATAGTAGCGAAAGCGCCAAGTGAATTAGCTTGCGCCCATTTCTGATAAGGCCTATTGGTCGTGGCAGAAAAAGATACAGGGATGATCTTAGATTCGTAATCTTCAGATCTTACATTCCTTTCCCTTTCGTACAAACTATACCCCATACTATCTAATTCCTCTTTAGTAACTTGAACCGTAGCGATATTTTTCCCGCCAGCCATAGCTACCAAATCAAATGTATTGGGATTATCCGTAGGACGAGCATACAATATGTAATTATTAAGCCTGCTATCTTTATCCTTATTCAAGAAACCAGCTCTTGACAAAAGCAGACTCTCTAATTTAGCATGCATACGCCTATCTTCTTTAGAGGCATTGGTAGAATTAGAGAACGACCATGATCTTGGAGCAAACTCGTCATATCTTCTTTCATAGACCATTTTAGAATCCTGAATAGCCTTAGCTATATTACGACCTATATTAGATGAAGACCATTCTCTTCTAAGCGTAGGGCCGTCAGCTCTAGACATATTCTTACCTAAGATCTTGATCATTTTATCCCTACTAGTCATATCGACATTATCGCTATTCATTACCGGATTGTCTACACGACTATAAGTTTTAGCTATATCATTTATATCCTCCAGAGTGAAATTTTCTCCTGAATATCTATTTAACAAATTTATATAAGATCTCATCAGCTCCGTATTAGCTATAGATCTATCCGCATAGTTGATGTTCTCGCTTATCAATCCAGCTATAGCGGAAACCTTTAAAGCATCTTCTGGTGAATACTCTTTCCCTCCAATAATAGCTCCATTCTTACCAACATCCCTCGCATTAACCATACCATTGTCAGTATATGTATCAATACCTCCAGTAACATAGTCCTGATCCCTTACAGCATCATTAAGGATATTTTCCGTAGCGACATCAAAGGCATTTGTAAGATAATCAACTTCCTCATCCATGATCTTACCATACCTATTCCTATTATCATTCGCTGCCATAAGAGCCTCGTATTTATTCACCATATTTGGGGTTGATGATAATACAGAACTTGACGCACCGCCATTATTAGTGATCCATGCCATAATATTCTCGCTATTAACACCACCAGGATATATAGAAGGATTGTTTTGTATATCGTTCTCTATGCCTCGTAGATCAACAGGATTTATGGATGATATTAAATCCTTCTCACCTGTCGATATATTATTCTCATTCTGAATATATTGATTGTCAAATATATTCTCAGGAGTAACATTAGGCTGAACCTTTTCCAGCTCAATCATAACACCTGTAGGGATATTAGAGCTATTACCAGCTTCCTTGGACATTACTTCCCTAAGCTTAAGATTCTGATCTATCTCCTTTGATTTCTGCCTCCACGAGAACTCTCTCTCCTTGAAATCAAGATCTCTCATCTTAAAGTAATAATCATCAGCGATGTAGTTCTCAGATGAGTTGTTATACGACCATCTAGCGGATACACCATCAAGAAATTCATTACGTACAATAAACTCCCCCGCTCTAGCCGGATTCATATTATTGCCAATAAAGGAAGTAGCCTCCTCCACTAACGCACGGCGCTGTTCCCGGACCTCCTGTAGTGACGCCTCAATAGCCGCCTTAGCGGAAGGGCTGGCCTCGGCCCCTTTGAGTTTGGCTAAGAGTGCGCTCTCCTCAGCGTCAAAACCGGAAACATATTTATTAACGAACTGATCAGTAGTCATGCCACTAAACATACCGGGATTAGTGGCAGCCAAATACTGACCCTCTATCTGCATCTGAGCCTTAGCGTTCTGGGATATAGATCTAGCGGCTATCGCTCTAATCTGAGATCGACTCATCTCATCAACAGTAATGTCTCTCATCCTACCAGTAGGCTTGCCATCCACTACCTCAGGAACAGAAAACTTCTTTCCCTTATTAAGACTGACGAAATCCTTCATCATCTTATTCATCTCCTCATTGTAATCCGTATAAGGAGTGTAATGAATAGGATTCATCCTTGTACCAACCTGACCATCATTAACCCATTCATAAAACGGCATTAAGGCCACAGTCTCATTTATGGCACTATATTGCTTAGGATTATTAAGCTTCATATCTTCGATCTTCTGAGAGAAAGACCTATACTCCCTAGTACCGGCGATAGCGTTCAATACACGGGTATCTAAAGCCTCTCCAAGACGGGCTTGTATGCTTCTGGCTATACCGTCAGAAGCTAGATTGGATTTACGATACACGTTATTCACATCCTGTATCAATCCATTTAACCTATTCTGAAGATATTCCCTATCCTGAGGTTTTATAATATCAGAATTGATGATATAATCAGCATACTCGTTTATGGCCTGCCGATTGGTATCTATCTTCTGCTGCATGTATCCCATACCCTGCATCATGACATCCATGTTGTAGGGTGATACGTACTTACCGTAATTCCTTAATATACTGTATTGTGAAGCCATTATTTATCCCTTTTTGCCTTTAGTTACTTCCTGAGCAGGATATAATCTCCTGTAACTTAATATATCTCCTTGAGGGTCTGCGATCAACTGGCCATTGGGACCAATCTTAACATCCCCAAATATAGATCTTAATGTATTCATGGTCGTAGCCGTGTTCCATTTCTGCTGGATCTCGTCATTCACGCTATCAAAATATCTAGCCCAATTCTCGTCATTAATAGCCAATCCCTGCAATATCCGTTGCTGATAAGCTTGACGTTGCGCTATGTTCTTGTCATAAGTATTCGCCCATGATTGAGAATTGACATTATCAGCCCAAGTTCTTTGAGCGACATTGCCCTGCTCTACCTCGTTAATATACCTACCTATATTAGAACTCATGATAGCCTGTAGGTTAGATGATAAAGCTCCTCTTTGAGAATCCGGGACATTACCCATCTGATCCAATTGTGATTGGAAAGCACGATTGGCTTCAACCATATACTGATCCGCTGATCTCAATACCGGATCCACGGTAGGAGCGTAATGCCTTTCCAGACCTTCCGTTGTCACGGATCCCGGAGTCATCCTGAACACCTCAGGAAAATCAAGACCACCACCTACTATATTTCTTCCTCCCCTATTGTTATCCGACTTACCTGTATTTGTATTGGTATTCGTCTTAGGAAGGGTACTAGCATCGATAAGCTCAGGCATATCCAGCTTAACATCGGGATCCTCCACGTCACCTATATTCATAGGACCGGGAGCCACCTTGTGGGGATCGAGTATGAAGTCAAGACCTTCCATGCCTTTCATGGATCTTAACGCCTGCATCTTAAGCATATCCTCCCCAAGGATCTTATTAACAATATCTTTATTCTTGTCAGAAAATAGTTGACTGAAATGAGTGATACCAGCGTCATTAAGAGCTTTATGTTGATCCTCTGTAACTACATCCAAACCAATCATAGGACGAGATGACGAATATTGACCAAACTTATTATCTCTCATTCTATCATGATATGCGGCCTTCTTGTCTTCCGGGTAATTACCTTGACTATCCTCACCGCCAAAAGAAACGAGCGTCGTGTAATCCCTAAGTGCCTCTGCGTTGGCGATGATCGGGTTTTCCGCCGTAGCCAAGCCCATCCACCCACCAGTAGTGTTGTATATAGCATCCTGAAGAGCCTTGGCAGCAGTAGCCTTCGGAGCGCTCATATAAGCATCATAAGCCAAAGGCATGAATGTCTTATAATATTCCAGTCTCTCATCAGCATTAATGCCGCCATAAGAACCGTCCTGACCTTGACGTTGATACCCAAACGTATTATCCTTATTATTATACTTGTTTTCAACAGGACGGAAAGTAAGGAGATAATCGAATAAAGAGCTACCACCTTTCTCCATCTTCTGACGAATACCAGCTACTTTCTTAAGCAGCTCTTTCTTAGCCTCGGCTACATCATCTTCTGTAAGGCCATATTCTTTCATGGATCTGGATATGATATTATCTATCTCGCCTCCCTTGGCAAAATAAGTATCCTCATCCTTCTTCATCTTCCGGTCTTCCTGCTCCTTGTATATGACGTTAGCGAAGTCCGTAAATCTTCCTTCTAAGCCATTAACCGTTTCGTTACTGTCATTTATAGCCTTGGATAATACGGAAGCGTTTAAGCGCCTCGTATTCTCGTCATCTATCTTATCGTTCTTCTTCAACTTATCCAAAGCCTTCTTCTGATCATCATAAGCTGATTTAAGACCTATCTTAGCCTTATACCTGTCCATTAACGTAGCATACGTATCCTTAGGCGTAGCCTTGATCCCATACGTATCCCTGATATATTTGGCGAAATCCGACTCTATGGTGGTATCATCGGTAATAACCTTCGCACCTTCCTCCAAGGAAACGGGGGTTCCCCCATCGGCGTGCTTCTGCCCCATGGCCTCCATCGGCGCCTCTCCGGGCTGCGTCACGTACTCGCCCTTCTCGACCTCTACGTTGGCTTGATCTTCCATCGACTTAGGTAACGGATATAGATACTCACCGGTAAGGCTACCGCTATCGAACCTATTATTAGGTCCTAGATAAACACCACCTCCATCCTTATACCGCATCTGAGATTGCCGTCTCTGCCTAGCCTCTCGCTCTTGAGCTAACCTGATATTAGTACGAGTGCCTTGCTCTGACGCCATCCCTGAGAATACGTTCCTTGCCAACCCTAAGACACCGCCGATGCCTGACATTACAGTACCCACGACATTAGCTGTCTTAACCCCGGTGGATAAATCACCGTATCCCTCGCTTCTCATACGCCCTATACCACGACCCATCTGGGTAAACCTAGATCCTATATCATCAGCGCCATAATAAGGTATGGTGGTAAAGTCAAAAACATCCGTACTGCCAGACTCGTCAACCTTCTTATTGCTGTCAACGATAGCGTTCAAATCACTTGTATCAATGGTATTAATATCAGGCTGCTGAATATCAAATCCTATCCGGGTAGACGAAACCAGAGGTTCCACTCCAAGACCCTGAAGACCAACAATATTACCAGGCATGACAGGATCAACTTCCCCAGCATCTTGATATTTAGGTATCTTCCTTTTAATTACATACTTTCCCATATATCAAATTATTTCGTTCTGATACAAAGATAGTTTAAAAAATACAGACTCACCATTTGACAATGATGAGTCTCTTTAATACTAATCCTTTAAAGACATAACAGGATTACCCCATTTCTTTTTCCACTCATGACCAAGATAATCTATGAGTTTATCATAAGTATCTATAAAACCACCATCTATAACCCCGGTGATAACATTCTCTACAGCTACTATGTCGTTTAACTGATTCTTTGTAGCCGTATTCCTTATCCCACTCTCATGCTTGTTAAAGACGATAAAATTAATAGCCTTAGCTACCCTTGATATCTTATCAGACAACTGACCCTTGTCACTAACCAACCTGGCGACAGCCGAACTCATCTTGATATAAGCCTCACCAGCGGCATTCCTGTCTTCTATGAATCCATCGTGCAACCATATTATCACCTTGGCGTATATCTCTGGATCCAATTCCAATGCTACCATAACAAAAAAATACGGATTTACATACCATTTCTGACCCTCCCCCTTTCCTCTTCGGTAAGCCATTCCGTATTTTTTGAGATCGGTTATCTTATTGATTTTCAATTCATGGTTTTGTACCGTAAGATTTCTTACAGTACATATATCATTAATACTCAGCTCCCTAACAAGAGCTTTCATCTTTTCCTGAAATCCATTAGTAGCAAACAAATGATCAAGCCTTCTAGACTCCAACCCCATAGATTTACGTTTTTCATTCAAGGCTTCCATAACTTCCGTTATGCATACAAACCCGTCCTTGGACATAACAGAAATGTTCCTACCTAATAATTCCCTACTCTCTGATGATAAAATCAAATTACTTTTCATACCTTTACTAAAAGTTTTAAATTAATAAATGCGCCTATCCGCTCGTGATGAGTAGATAGGCGCACAAATATAAATAATACTAATATAATTACAAAATATAATTAACTATATTACAGATAATAATACCTTGTAATTTTAATTCATCGCAAGATAGTTACAGCAACTAGATCCTTTTTACAAATAACGAACCTATTGCTTTCACTAGGTCATAGAATCCAGCAGCGCTAAGCCCGACTGCCACCCCATACAACAGAGCTTCCCACCATTCACTACCTACCAACAACGGGGATACCTGAAGGAACCAAGCCAAGATACATGTCAACATCCCAATAGCCACAGCCGATAAAATCTTAGCCCACTTATGGGTGTCGATATACGGCACTACCTTAGCTAGCTGAGTGGCTGACATCGTGACGAAAGCCATAATACCGGTAAAGGTAGTCAGATCAATAGTAATAGACCCTTCTGATGGGATTACCTCTTGCGCCATCAAAGCGAATGGCGTCAATAACATAGCAAATAAAAACAACAATCTTTTCATATCTAAAACGTTTAATAATTTAACAAATATAGCATTAATTCTGGGTTCTGCTCATACCTTTTATATTCAGCATCAACCCCGGTATCATGTTAAGCACCAACTGCCTTTTCGCCTGTTCCTTACGCATACGCTCGGCCTCCGCTATCTGCGCCTCTGATTGAGGATCATTCTTAATATTATTAGCGATGTCCTCTATAGCTTTCTTGTTAGCGCCGGATTGAGCTAGCATCTTATATAACAGGTCTTGACCTTCCTTCTCCCACCAGCTATCCATGGCAGGATGGGAAGCCAAAGAAGGAGCGGCGGGGGCTACCGTCTCAGGCACGGGCTGCTGGCCTCCGTCTCCCGTACCAGAATCCCGCTGCCCGAACTCGTATCTCATTGGCTCGTTCTCCGGGACACCGTATCTGTTGGAGAACATATCGGCGAACTCAAACCGCTTCTCGTTTCTTAATGTCGATCCAAGGGGTCTTCCGTATCCTTGATTCCATGCCACGGTAGCGTCCTTATAATTCGTGGCGTTATCAAAATCAGCCTTCGAATACATATAGTAATTATATATATTGCCTTGAGCGTCCTTATCAAAGAACTTGCCTTGGTTCATGTAGTTCCAGCCTAGCCCCGGTACACGACCTTGATACTCATCCACAAGATAATCCAGTTGTTGGGTCAATGTCGGTTTTTTACCATACCTACGCTGTAGCTCTTTCTTCCTCGGTCCAAGCCATTGCTGGATACCAAAGTCACCAGCGGCTCCTAGGGCTTCGGTGTCCCCTCCGGACTCGGCGGCGATGTTCGACAGGATGCCGATAGCTTGCGTTTGTGGTATCCCCTTCTTTTCTGTCAGATAGTCCCATATCTCATCATATACAGCCATCTTACTATCCTCTGATCTACGAGGGTCAACAACATATTTCCCATCCCCATAAGCTCTACCTGTGTTTACTGACCCCCCCTTATTCATTTTATTCTTATCCTCATCACCAGATGATATCGCATCATAACTTTTATACATAAGACCTGATATGATAGGGTACATCAAAGCTTTTCTTACATCATCATAGCTCATCTCACCCTTGTTTAAGGCATTTATATACTCACCTGAATAATCACTATTTATCTCCCCTAAAAGACTCTTTATGTCATCATCAGAAATATTCTTGATTATATCTCTCATTTTATCATCTCCATAGACTTTCTCTATGTCATCCATTGTAGATTCATAACCTCTAAGTTTCTCCATCAAGAATTGCAACTCCGTATTAGTGGCCGACTTTTCCCATATATGATTAGCATTATCCATAAAATCATCATAATTCAATGTCTTATAGATCGAATCTATAGTCTTATCAGCAGGTTTTGTCAATCCATGTCTAAATGTCTTTCCAAAAGTATTATCTATATACTGTCCTATCCTATGCCTAGTCTCATGAATCATAGTAGTTAATTTCTGGTTGTAAGGAAGATTGGCATCTATCAACATCTTGTCGCCATCTTTCATGTGAACACCACTAATAACATGGCCGTTCATGCTTAAACCATCAACAAAATCAAAATCATATGTATCAGGTTTCTTTATCATATTCTTAACCCCATCAAGTATAGATTCCCTATTATCATAAGATTTCTTTGAATTAGCATAATTTATCCACCTATTCCACGCCGCTTCCTGATCCTCTATACCATAATCAGATAACATTCTATCCAACTCAAACCTTAAAGGGGTATTCTTTTCAGGAATAACTACACTCCCGTCCTTCCCCTTCATTTTTTTGATAAAATCTTTATCCTCTTCAAGCAACATCCCGCTTTTATAAGGACGCCTAACATTTTTACCCAACTCATCCATCATCCTCTCAAACCTAGGATAAAAGCCTCTTTCGAAAAATAAGTTAGATGTCAATTTAAAGTCATTTTTATCCGCATCAACCACATCACCATGCGTAACACCATCAGATAATTTGTTATGATAATATACAGGTTTTTCGGGAGGCTCCGATATACGTATAGCCTTTACCCTCCCATCAAGCTTCCTTGCCTTGCTTGCATACGAGGCCGCCCCTCCAACAACAGGAAGAAAACCCAAAGAAGCCAATATCAGCCCTATCTTATCCTTATCCTCTATAGCGGTAGCCATGTCTGATACATCGGAAGCTACATCCAGCCCTGGGACAAATCCACTTATAACAGGCGTTAAAGGATCTTGATAAGGCTTTGTGTCATACATTGTATTCATATTTATTCCGGAGCCTCCTACACTCGTATTATCCTTTGAAGCTATATACCCACCATCATATTTCTTCTCTAACTTATTCTTGGACATGATAGCATTACGGATAAGAGCATCCCTTCCACTCTCTTGGATAGGGCTATAGTCCTTAAACGATCCTCTCTCCTCAAACTTATCACCTATAGCGTCTAATGTCTTAGTGACTATATTGACCGGGAACTCTTGATCATTACTATAAAAATCATATACATCGTAAACACCTAACCTTCCATCCGGACGTCTATAAATAGTAAAATTACCAAACCCTGATAACGGGGTAAGATCACCAGCAGCTTCGGGGTAAAAATCATACTCAGAAAAAACCGTAGGCTTTCCGGATCTTACCGAATTACGATTCTTCTCAAATATATCTACCCATTCTCTAGACTTTTTCAAAAGCTTCAGCCTACCATAAGCATCATCTGTAGCCGGCTTATCAGAGCCATATATTTCTTGCTCCGTATCACGAATCTTTTTATCTAACCTCTTTATCTCATCCTTAGTGTCACGATTGAACATCTTCTCAATATCAGTAATGACATTATCAGGAATCCTTATCTCCTTGCTATTTCCATCAAGACTATTAGGCTGGGATAAGAATCTACCCCATAGCTGTTCGCTATATTCATCAACATTAGCTTTGCCATTTCTTCCGTATATAAATTCCTTAACCTTATCGGGAAGACTGGCATTTGAGGCTACCACATCAGGCGTTACATTCTTATACAACCTCCTTCTTACGGCGTTACCTATGATGTCTTTTAAATACAAAGCTCTATCAGATACATCTTGTCTTACATACATAGGATCATTACCAGTAGGACCTCCTTCGGCTTTCCGCTCAATTTTCTCTCCCCATAACCCATATTTCTCCCTAGGCCATATGCTGTCTATGGCATCCACATAACCAACGGGATGCTCCCCGTCTAGACGCCGGTTCCGTCGCTCGTCCGCAGGGTACAGGGCGTTGGCCAACGGCTGCGTGATATAACCCAATCCCTTATCTTTGGATCTCGACATAGCGTCCACCACAGTCTGATATATAGGTCTTAATTTCTCAGGCAAATACAATCCCGCCTCATCAACCAGCTCGCCTATCTTCTTATTTATACCCCTAATGCTGAAATTATAATTACCCATGCCATTATTCAACGGAGACAACGCACCTCTTATCCCATTCATACCCTTAACAGCAGCTCCTCCACTAAGGATATCAAACTCCGGGGATACGTTCTTTAAAGGATCATCATTCATACCCCTAAAATACATGGGACGCTCACCTCTTACAACACGATCAAGATCTTCCTTATACAAATCCTTTATCCATGAAGGGATTTCCTCTTTCTTATCTTTCTTAGCCATAAATCACGTTTTCTACAAAGATATACATAATCGGATGCAGGATAAAACAATAGGCGGGTACATGATTCATATCACCTACCCTCCTACACCCTCAATGCATATGATAAGCCGCCAGAGCTTTCTTGGCCAAATCCCTCGACTTATACTTCGCCGGCCATAACTTTCCAGTTTTGTTACTAACCACCCTCCAATCACTTCCTACTTTCTTGATGCACCCCGATTTAGGGCACTTGCCTGAGTTCTTGGTAACCTTCCTTTTTTGAATCATAACATTAAATTTTTGTTACGGTTATATTATAATCACTCGAATTTATTACTACTTGTTTCAACTCAATATTCGAAAAATCAACCATAACCAAGGATATATTACCATACAAAAAATTAGTTATAACATCACTTGTAAAAGCGGCTACATCGCCACCCATTTCGACTTTATAATACACATACATATGCTGTTTATTAATAATACAGCTTTTTATCTTATCGAAACCTTCCTTGGTAGTATTTTTCTTAAAGTCAATTCCTTCTAAAATATAACTTGAGATATCCACTCCAGAAGAACCTATCTCCTTATAAGTCCCATCATCCATCAAGGCCTTATCACCCTTACCTTTCATCTTAAGATGAAGTTGATTATCAAAATCTATATCATCTTCAGTATTTTTCAAAGAATTTACAAGAACTATCTCGGAACCATCTGATGCAGCAACATTTGAATTAGAATGAATATATCCAACACTTAGATTAGGATAAACAGAAATAGATATATCCATAAGTCCCATACCAAGAATGATATTTGAACCGCTGATGTAAATAGTGATACAATCATTCCTTTGATCATTAAAAACCATCAAATCATTGATAAGAAATTCACCTACCAATTCCACAAAAGAATCGCTAGGTTTTATCATCCTGATATTAGACGTAGGGTTACTACCAAACAACGATTTTATAGTATTATACTGATCTTGGGTTAAAGTAGAAGGTTGATTGGACGCTAGATGAAAAACAGTATCTAAAAACGCATTCTCAATATCACCCCTAGCTTGCACCTCCTTATATTTCCCATTATCCATCAAAGCCTTGGTCCCTGTACCGGCCGTAGAGAAGTTGATGCCCCTGTTATCTCCGACTGGGTCACCACCAATCGTTAAGGATATGTCCTTGGTTTGGTTAGATACCGATTGTACGGTATGACTGGTGACAATGGACGTATGGGTAAGGTCGCTGGATATATTGATCATTACATGATAAGATACAATGACCCCAGCTCCCGTATTGCATCCAGAGCGCAACATGGCTTGAATATTCCCGGATGAATCCTTAATTAATATCAAGTCCCCAACCCCATACGTCGATGATGCTCCGGATAAAAGATATTGAATTGGTATATCAACCTCACATTTAGAAGCTATTATATCATATTTCGCTTTGGTAAGGGTAAATTCCTTATCAAAGCCCAAATTAAATAATATAGTTCTAAAATCATCCTCGCTATCGAGATTATCGCCCAAGAAGCCCGGCTCATGAACATCTATATCCTGCCATGTGCCGTCACCACGAAGAAAGGCTGTACGCTTCTCCGCGGCGGGAGCCGGCACCAATCCCGCAGCGCCAGCCCCGGACGCCGTGGCACCAACCATATCCTTGACCTTATCAAGCCTGCTGTCTATTTGATTACCATCATACTTACCAATAAAATCTTCCATATCCTTATTTCTATTTAAATTAATCAAAATATTTTATTTTGTATCATAAAACGTTTACATCTTGATAATTTCAACTTTTTGTAAGTAACATCACGTTGATTACCACCATCAATATCACGGATATTGAAACTACCCGATTTACGTCTCCCAAATATGAAGTGACAATCGCCTTCAAACATAACCCTATCAAACAAACGAAATCCAAAAACTTCAAAAGGAGATTGATTCGGCTTTTTAACCCCTCCTTTTAAAACCTTTTGTTTGTGGATTTGACGATTATGTCTTCTGACTAACCTTACCTTGTAATGATATTTTAACATTAAAGCATTGAAGTTCCTAGAAATGACAAAAGCGTCGGATGTATGAGATTTTTCAATCCCGTATTTAATCCGATTATGTTTAGTGATGTAACCGAAGGTCATCGAAACGTTGTCGTATCTGGATTTTAACTCCTCGTACAACTTCCATTTCATGATCCCCATCACGGCTGCGTCGCGAAGCGACTTGCCTCGTTTTACCCTCAAATCGATGTTACCTTTATGATACTCCTTATGACAAGTCTCACATAAAGTAATAAGATTTGAAGGAGAATCACCTCCTGTTTTTCGAGATTCGATGTGATGGATATTCAAGATCGGATCTTTCGACTTTCCTTTACAATGTTGACATTTATGCCCATCCCTTGCCAAGACATATTCCCTAACATTCCAAAAACCAAGTTGATCTCCTTCCTGATATTCATCGCCGGAGATGTCAGGATTCTTGATTTTCTGGGTATCAAACTGGGCAACCTCAATGATGATACGGGATATCGGCAGGATAGAACATACGTTGTTAATAATACGAATATGGGCATCAATCCTATGTCGTACCGAAGGTGCTACCCATCCTGTACGTTTGCTTTTTATCCTGTTGTCAAAACGAGGCTCCCTATATCTCAATCTGTTCCGTCTCGTTCTTCTTGACTCTCTTCTTGTAGACAAAAGTTCTACAATATCACTTCTAAGAATAACTTCACTGCTGTAAAGTTCTTTACTTTTCGTCGTTGCTGATAGACCAACATGCTTGGTTCCGGCATCAACGCCTAACACAATTTCTTGTTTGTAATCGGATGTCTTGTACATCAATTTGATGGTAAAAGGACATGTGTTCACGACAATCGCTTTGCTGTCTTTTAGCAGTCGCCTAACCTTCCCATGCCTTGTCGTAGGCATCATCGGTTTACCATCTATATCCTGTACATACACCATTTTACAAACTAATTCAATGTTTATTCAACATAAGTCAGGATTTCTCCTGTAAGTACCCATCGCCAATGTTATTTTGAGGTTTTGATGCAAGCGACACTATGGCCCGAATACAACCATTGTTTAATCACTTACCTTAGAGCTACAGACTTGGATAAACATCCGTAGGTAACTATGTATTCTCAAATAACGTAGCCTCTGTCTCAAGGCTTAGGCTAATAATCGGAATAGCTTTTGGCTATTATACATAATTCGATACAAATGATTTACATGAATTATGTATTATTCGCGAGAATATCATTTCAATATATAAAAGGAAGAGGCAAATACCCCCCCCCATATGTTAATAAATCAATAAATTTTCTCATCATTACTAAACCATCTTACTATCATCTTGAACCGGCTCTCAATGTCATTCACGAACCTTGCCAAGAACCAATCGCCACGAAGACGATCACGCCACCTCCGGTGATAATCGACAGCCCTGGGGTCGATCTCCCGGCCAATATCGTTCACGTCCTTAACCCATACCGGTAGGTTATTAGTATCGTCTTTAACCTCGTTGAAGTAGTCGTTGATATTGATCTTCTGGTCCACTTCCGTCACCAGTATATCACGGCTATCGTCGTTAGTTATAGGATATCTTAGGCGCTGGCTCATGTCGTTCTTATCGGCGATGGTCATCCTAAGCTCTCCACTGTTGTTGGTATCGTTATAGAACCATGCCTTATTAAATCCAGTTGTTCTTCTAACCTGATAATTAACCTCATCCTGATACCTTCTGGCATCCATCCTATATTGGTAGTTCGTGAGGATCTTATTCACATACTGCTCACGTACCGGGACTTCTACAACAAACGGATATAGCTTACCATAAAATACCTGATACGATTGATTGGTTAAGCCATGAGACCACAATCCCACTTCCCGACTATCGTTAGAGTAATTCTTACCGGACTGGAAATAATGTTGATGCTCGATATAATAATCCGGGGTGTACGATAAATATGATTTCCACTCACCCTTCAAACAATTATATCCAACGGTAAAAGAGACGTCCGTGAAATGGCTGGTGTCCGAAAGCTCCACCGCCTGCCCGTTCCTGTAGAACCGGCCTCCCCTGAATTGGTACTCGCTTGGATTCCCTACCGGTATGTAATCCCTCTTGGTTATCAATACCCTCTTGAAACGATTATCCCAACCCATGGACAGACCTATACCAAAGAACTTGTTATCGATATCATAATAAGACAGCTCAGCATCCGTATCGGCGTTATATATCCGGCTACGGATGATCTTCATCTGAAGATGCTCCTTAAACCAGTTTCTAAGCCCCGGTGTGACCTCCGTAAGATTCCTGCCATTAGAATCTACCTTGAATACCTGACCACGCCTTAAATCGACCCAAAAATGCCCAAATTCACAACTGATCATATCCCGGCTCTGGGTCCCGGAATATCCTAACGTCGTATTATTATACTCGATACCACGAGAGGCGAAAAGACCACCTGTCCCTAGTTCGCTATTCTCCGGGGATATTCTCTCCGCCAACACGTCTATGGCGTTGTACAACCCTACCTGATTCTCGAAGCGGGCTAATATCTGATCCGACTCTATCCCCTTCATGCTTATGAGTTTCCCAAATGAGGTCTTGAACTCATGGTAATCCATAGGCTTGTACGACAGCCAAGGATCGGTCATGCCGTTCTCTGAAACGTCGGCGGTGCTCCATATGACGCCGTTGGGTCTTTGGTAGGCGCAGTCCCAAAAATTGCTATCATACGTCTCTGGTAATGACCTTCCGCCTAGCGTAAAACGATTCTTGTACACAGGACTCATCTTAAACACATTATCCCTTGATATAGGGACATTACGCTCTTGGGTCCATGATATATAATCCCCTACTTCTGGATAGAATCCCTCATAAGGCTCAGGTCCAGCTATACGGAAATTACAATTAATCTCAGACTCCACTAAAAACTGAGGTATGCCGTAAAAATACAGAAAGAAACGACCACTAAGATACATATCCCCGGTCTTGCAAGCCATCTCATAAGCACTCTTACGGCTAGGGAACGAATATAGCGATCCAGTATCCGTGTCAGTCTTATTAAGATAATCCTCCCCGGTATCATAATTAACAAAATAACGTGGATACCCGATATTCCTATAGTCGTAGTAAGGGAATGGTATCATATCTCCCTGACCAAACTGGGTCAAGTAAAACATAGGCATTTTTCTTTTAAGCGAGAATCTGGATATAAACACATCACCTCCAAAAACAGGTTTACGCTTATCCTCATCCATCAACCCGCACCCGCCTAACGACACCCACCTGATATCCTCTATCTGTCCGTATTGAGCTGGAGAATATTTCTTTATCCTCATATAGGGGCAGGATACGAAAGATTCACGTGTCATAAAATGAGGCGTCATACCAGCCACCTCATCGTTACGAATATTACACTCATCCTGAATACGGCTGGTATCATAACTTGAAACCAACTCCGGATATTCAAGCATATACTTATCCATACCAAATGACATGAACAACGAATGCTCACGATCGAGATTATTTACAACTATAGGCTTACCGCCTACTACTTTCCCTTGTGATGAGATATCCGTTACCGGATACAATCCGCTTTTAATATACTTAGCCGTAGATAATCCACGCAACTCTGATGCCCCTGTTTTTTGGTAAAATAGATTATAATGAGCGACAGAAGTATAATAATAAGCGTAATTCCATCTAGGTCCCCTATCTATCAAGGCCGTTAACCACTGATACCTGTACTTCCCTATATCCACGACAGACTGGGAGGTAGCCTTGGCGATACCTGTAGCCAGACGGATAGCCGTCAGCGCTATGCCGACAGGGTTGGCTAAAAAAAACACGCCTCCACCGACATATTGTTGGGACGCCGATTGATATGTATATTCAGCTATAGCGGATATTAAATTAGCCATAGCCTCCACCGTAGCCAATGACGTTGCCATACTATAAGCCTTACTTCCTAATATCGTCCATTTAGGGTGATCCTCCACCTCCCTGAATATACCGGAGGATTTACCTAATTGATAACCATCAACAAGGCACTCAGTGGGAGCATCAGGCTTGTTGAAGGCAATATCAGGGCTTAAGAATGAATACCAGATATTACCCTTCCTGTTAAACGGATGCGTTATAAAATTCTCACGATTAATATCCTTATAGATATACATATCATCAGACAAATCATTGTAAGGATAATTAGGATAAAGGTTAGCCGATCCGTCGGGATCATCGTACTTAAACATATCATAAGCCAGACCGGTACCGATAACGCTCTTATCCAATGTCCTATCGCCCCTATACAACTCATATCCTATTATGGAATCCCTTCTATCCTTATCTATAAGGCCATTCTCTACCGCTATATCCAGAAACTCATTAACGATATCGTCATCAAGCATCACCCCCATAGGATAAATATAGGAGTCAACTCCATATTGACCGGTCAGTTGAGACGGATTACCCATAAAAGGAGCGACAGAGTTATCCGGGAACTTGTAATGACGTATAGGTTTCTGACAAAATGTGGTTGACGTATTGGGGTACTCAGCGTTATCCCCATTACCAGTGAAGTAAGACTTACCCTCAACGGATTTAGGAGACCCATAGTATTTCGTCAAAGAATCTATTATATCCTTCCTCTTCGATCCTCCCGACGATATCCCGATCTTACTTGAATCATACAACTCAAAATTAGCCGGATACTTATTGATAGATTCCCAATAACCAAAATCACCATACTGATAAGGTCTAGGAGCACAATCAGCGGGTTTATCTCCACATGAGATGCATTTCGCCTCATATGTGACAAATCTCCTTAATTTCAGTTCTTTCGTAAAGAAGAATACGTATTTCACCTCCAGTGGCCGAATGCCAAAACAGAACGGGGCAGGGAAAATGGCGGTGCCGGCCGTATAGAATCCTGCAAGTTCCTTCATGTCCTGCCTCATGGCGAAACCGGTGAAGAACACACATACCGCTGGCTCAATACAAACATATATCTTATGGAAAGTAGTCTTGTCATCATTCCAGAACAAGTACTTTGGCATCATAAATATCTTATGATCCACGTAATTCACTATAACACCTTTCTTGGCATCATTAGCCAAAGGATTAGGAGCCACGGTACCTTCCTTATCCGAGAAAAATGTTATACGAACCTTGTTGTATGACGATGAGTCACCGATCGGATAATTATAGTTACCCATCATCTCTATATACATAATACCGTTATCAGGATCGGATAAACCGCTTACGTATTTTTCGTAATCCAACTCCACCCATCTAGCGTATGAGGATACATGTGGATAGAACTTGAAATAAGTCAAGTTGCTTCTACCGAACCAATTGGTCTTGGCGTCAATATCATTCTGCACAGACACACGATCTTCCCAATCAGTAGATATGCCGGTATTGAACTTAGAGTTATCACCATCACCAAAAAGACACATGGCGTTCTCAATACCAAACTGACTCTCATATTGAGGGAAGTACTTTTTCATTGAATCCATCAATATATCAAGCATAGTCTCGGTATGCTTCTTGCCTTCCCACCCATCGCCTTGGAATAAGAACGTACATTTACCCAATGACCTACCTCCTTGGAACGTGGGTAGTTGAACATCATTAATAGTAGGATTCACGTAAGGATCACCTACCGAACACCCATTAGTACATATACCCTCATCATATAACTGCCGGACATTAGACATATCCTGACACAAGACCAAGGCGGAAGAATCTATATCAGACGGGAATTTGTCCTCATCCTGACCATCCAGCCATTCTTGAACCAGATCTATGATATTCTTACCTCCACTGGAGTAATTATCGAAATCACACAATACAGAAAATTTCCTTTGTGACTCGGCGTTACTTTGTATTAAGGTGGTAGGCTCTGTCTCCGTATAATCACTAGCCAACTTATATGTAAAATCAATCCTAGAATCCACCAAAGAGTTTTTATCCAATATAGTCCTGGTCTCTATCCTCTCGATATCATCACATCCACTAGGGAAATCGGGAGCCTTTATACCGTCTTGATCCTCTGGCAATGATATAGCAGCGCATAACTCGTCAGTAATACCTACATTAGATTCTATGATATCACACAGGTTCTCTATATTATCAGCGATATAATCAATAGCATCATCTACCGTAACATCTTCCCCCATCGTGTTGATAACGAATTGGGTCTCTCCTACCGTGGCATATTCCTGCTCTACATATCTGAGTTGCTTGACATCTAGCTGATTCTTGCATTCTCCTCCAAAACCATCAAATCCCCAAGACGGGTCGTTTATGATCTTTGCCGTATTCTTAAACTGCCAAAGATGACGGCGGCTGTTCCCCGCGCACTGCGGGTTGTTCTCCAGCACCGACGCAGCCGACAGGTCGTCAGAGTTACCGTCCTCATCAACGATAACCTCCATTTCCTCCCTTGTGGCCGGACGAGGGATAAGCGGGAATCTAGCCGTCCTGTATCCTGTATTGGTAAAGAATCTTATACCCAACGGATATACCTCGTCACGCATGAAAGAGGCGTATTTAGAGCAAGCCACACCGTCTTTATACAAATTCTCCGTGGCTATAGATGTCTGCCATTTAACGAAATGACCCAAGAAGTTGACGACCGGTTGAAGATTCCATTCGTTCTCCACGGTCAAGCCGTATTGAAGAAGACGATTCCCGACAGACGTCATGCCTCTGGCTGTCTTATATACCGGTATCTCCTTGGACAGCTTCTCCATTGTCGTACGCTCGCTATACTGATCCGTAAGATAATAGATGGTCCTTTCCGTTATCGGATGTATACCTTCTATGAAATACTCAAGAACCGGGCTTTGCTCACCATTAAACCCAACCGTATTCTGTATAACACCTATCTTATAATGAGATACCTGCTTATCTATATTAGACACGGTAAGGCGGATACCCATGTTGGTTGACTTACCCCATAAACCATCACGGATAACCATATCTTGGCGATCGAATAACATGATTGGGTTGGTCAATGAGCAATATCCGGTCTTCTCTATCCCGAACTCATCGCACAACGCCACGCAGAACTGGTAGGTCCCGGCACGCAGGCTTCCCCCGAACTCCACGACCTCAGGCTCCACGCACGGAGCCGTCAGCAACGGGAACACCAGCAGCTTCTCGCAGGCCAGCCTACACCTCTCTATTGGCTTATCATCCCCACACGTCTTATACCCATGATAATGATACCAAAAATCACCATCCTCATCTGGATTAAGAGCCTTGTCAACCATAACATATCGCTGGGGGTTATATCCATCAGTCCAGTATATAACCTTACCACACTTCTCATCCTTGATCTCTATATCGAAGATAGGATGATGAATGGAGAAATTAAGACAAGGATCATCGGCCCCATCCTCTATCAACACCTCCATCAAATCACATATCTCATCGAAACGACCATCCGACTCCTCAAGCCTCTCGCCAAGGATACGATGAATATCTTTCCCTGATCCCGCTAATTGATCCTCTACGGTCTTGACATAATCCAATGACCTCATGAACGTGATCTTAGAGGTGTTGTTATCAGGATTCACCAGAAAGAAATAAGTGTTATCACCAGCTATATCATTCTTATACCCAATAACCTTATAGCCATCAAATCGCTTACATAAAAGGGTGCTAGGCTCGTTCTGGATCTTAAGCTGGCTTCCATCGTCACCCTCTATGGTAGCGTTCAAGGCGAAACTGTACTCAGACGGGGATAGGTCCTGTGGATGCTTATCCCTGTTCATCCCGGAGTCGGGAACCGCTATGTTAGAGTTATTTTGCACGATCTTATCTTTTTCGCAAATATAACAAATCCTGCGGATAATCACTTACACGCAGGATCTTGATAAAAACTATACCATTATGCAAAACATTCAAAATCGCACAAAAGTAAAAAAATCCTCCTAACTTTCACAAGTCAGGAGGGAGACTAGATGCTCGTGGTAAAGCACAAAAAACAAAACAATTACAAATTTTTACCCATGTAGCTTGACTGCTTGTCAGCATCCTCTACAGATATGTAAAAGAAACCGTTAGTCACGTATCTCTCATTGACATCCACAAAATCAGTAGATCCTTTATCCACTCCTTTCTTCGATCCCTCATCACACACAGCTACCAGACTATTAAAGTCATTGGAATAACCTACGACTACACCGTGTATATCCCGATTTCGAGGATCGAATACGTACCTCATCTTACACCTATCGTAAGCTAACTCTAAAGAGCTTTTGCTTAACCTCTCATCTAATCCAGCACCCGCTACCAAGGCCAAAACGCTCTTTGATATGTCACTCATGGTGGTATCCTTGGCCGGAGCCTTAGGCATAGAAACGCCTTCCATGACAAAATCCAACGCCTTATCTACAAGACCATCGAAATCATCATCTCTTATATAATCCTTAAGCACCTCCAGTATATATAACCGGACATGGAGTTCATTGTTAACATCACTTAATGTAATCATAACGCTAGTTTTCGGCAAAGCTAGATTATTCCTGCGCAATAAAAGATCAAATATGTCATAAGTAAAGGACTAAAAAAATAAAAAACTCTCCTATCCTCACGGACAAGAGAGTTAACAGATATTTATATTATGAAGAAATAGCTACTCACCTATTCTTACAATACAGTCACGGGACTCCTTGTTATAGATCATCGTACCTACCTTAGAATACAAGGTCTTTATATTTTGCCAATTATCCTCGCCGTGAGCGGATACGTTAGTAGGGGCGTCACCGGTATAAACCTCCTCGCCTCCTATATTGACAAAATCATATCCACGCTTTTCCATCGTTCCGCCCTTATATGCCGTGAACCTGATAGTGACATTGCCTTTCTCACGACCACCATACCAGTTACCGTATATACTACACCTGATCTCAAGAGGTAATTTATCGTAATTATCGCCATCCAACAACGGTCCCATCTGGATCAAGGCAGCCTCATTACCTGATTCCATGTTATCACCACCGTGGATAAGATAATCGCCTACCCGCTCCTGCGTGGTCTGGTTTTGTTTACTCCAACCAACCAGCTTGCCGTCCACGTCCGGGAGGCCAGTGTTGTCGAAACCGGTTGCCGTGTCGAAGTCAATGCCGTCCTCGTCATCCCAGATATACCTAAGCACAAGGAAATCGAACTCAGGGATGATCACCACCGGAACCGACTCCTGCCTACACACGAACGTCTTCTCCTCCTTGGTGCCTTCTTTTATAACCTTGTACGTAGCCTGACGTATCTCTCCAGTCTCATTGATATCAGCGGTAACCCTAACCTCAGCAGGGCCGGTACCACTTGTCTTATCTAAATGTATCCAATCAGCCATATCATCGTATTTTGTTAAATAAGTTTAATATACTTATCAAAAGCGTTGGGCCACATACGCTCATGAGACAGCATCCTTCTCCTATTATCCTCAGCCAGTTCCCGATAATCATTTAACGTGATCATCGACATCTTAAGCTCCTTCATAGTCCTAGCGAACTTACCCGGCTCTTGTTGGGCGTATAGCTTATAAGCTTCACCAGCGCCTTGTATCAAGCCATTCACGGCAGCGTTCTCGAAGATCTTCATCTTGATATACGTCTCGACATAATCCTCAAGGTATCCTAACGCCGTTTCAGGTATATATGGGAGACCGTCATCATCCTTGGGTGTAGCACGATATATGATGTAAATAAATCCATCAAACCCGGTATACATAGTATTGCCGGATATAGTTATATCATAATTATCCCAAGCATATTTATCCCGATATTTGTCGGCGGCGCAATCACGCCTCAGTCCTCGACCTATAGACAGCCTTACGGGATGATGGTAATGGAAGCGAACCTCGTGAGACCCGATATATATCTTCTCCGTGATTGTCTTCTCAAACTCCTCCTTACAGCACTCCGTGCAGGAGTTCCAACGGAAGCCGCGCTCCGTGCGCTCGACCCAGCCGATCTCGTGTTGGAGGTCAGCCTTAGCCTTATCGCCCCCCGGAATCTCACAGACAAGAGGCTCACACCTATAGGCGTCAAGCATGTCGAAGAAATCGGAAGGCAACACCGCTTGTTTGTTGTTGGTCTTGACAACCGTCTCGGACATGATTGCTATAACACCCCCGAACCTTTTCAACGCAATCTCAGCCCACCTATAAACAGATGAGGTATCTATAGCCCCGCTATCATCGTATTTATGTAAATCGGCCTTGATCTCGGCCAATAAACCCTTTATCGTCATAACAAACTCTTTTGTACAAAAATAGACAATAGTATATATCACACAAAAAAAGATCCGATCTATTCTCACGAACAAACCTAATTCGATCATAAAAACAAATATTATAGTTTATACACCCATTTAACTCCAAATACCTTACTCTCCGATTCAACTTCCCTGTACAAGAACTTATATCTCCTTCCAGACTCCATAGCCAGTCTGCACTCCTTGTTTAACGCAGGAGAAATATAGAGATGGAAATACCTGTTCCTTGGCATGAAATCAATACACGTATGGACATAAGAATATCCACCCGTCCCACGTCTGTTAATAGTACCAGTAAGCTTATTTAGATATATCTTACGATTGGGATTGATCTTATGGCATAGATAGCCGATGTTGTTTATATAAACTCCACCCTCATTCTCCAGATACTTATCACGTATGACCTTCCATATCAAGGACTGACATTCGAGAATATCATTCTTGTCCACGATCGTATGTTTCCTTCTCTTACCGTTCTTAGACATAATAGATCTATAAAATCGGAGAAAGTACTGATCAAGTATTTTAAATGACTTTGTTTTCATATCACAAATATAACGATTTCATCCTAATACAAGAAATTTATACACAAAAATACACCGCCTGCACCAAGGACGAGGCAAATAGGATAGCCGACAGCAACCTACAGTCAGACGGTATCTCTTACGCTAATGGATTAGCTCAGGCCGATAGATGCGATTGCCCACAAACGTGGAGCGCTTACGCTAGTGGAAGTTTCAACGGTCAATGTTTAAGTATATCGGTAAGCTACGATAATCCATGTGGAAAATCTAAAACAGCTTCATTCGATGTGTATTATACTAGATCCGAACCGTCAGGAGATGTGGAATATTTCTCCACTACCAAGACCGTTACGATACCGACAGGATCGGGAACAGTATCCGGAGGTAGTGATTGCGTAAGTAACGCCACAAGTATGTATGTCTCTAACCCAAGTCAAGGTGGAGGATGTTAAAAACAAAAGGAGAGGTTGATTATCCTCTCCTTTTTAGATAAATCTAAGATCTCTTTTCTTAGTATGATTAAGTATCCTACTAATATGCCTTGTACTAAAACCTGTTTTGTCTTTTATCTTATCATAGATATAGTTCTTTGATACGTATGCTGACATCTCTCCAAGATCCTTTATAATCTCATCATACATATCATGTATCTCATTATATTTTATGATTGAGCTATCCCTCATTCCTCTTTCGCCTATACCATCAACTATGGCATCATTGAAACCGAAGAAATTAATTATTGATCTTATTATATCCATCATCACTGAATCTTTTGAGTTTTCTTGTTAATATCCATATCCGGATTCTCGTCCGTAGGGATCTGCAATTTGGTTATCGTCTCTCTTAACGTCTCTGAGACAACATATTCTAGTAGCTTATCAGGACATACGAAATCATAATCCCATTGAGATATACATGGATCATCTTTCCCCGTTCCACATCCCCCTAGCTCTAACGCCGCTTTCCTGTCAAGGGTAATAAGCTCCACGTTTATAGCCTCTATATTAATATCAGGTATATAGATATATCCATCATTGACGTAATAATAGTATTGATCTATATTACCATATTTACGTTCCTTGTTATTAGCGTATTTCCTTAACGATATAGGAGTAAATATAATATCATCCATGATGTTCGATACCTTTATAATAGCCGGTCCTATACGGGTATATATCATATCGGGAAGCCTTTTCTTGGATCTCATAAGTATCCGGCATAACTTGAACTCATCAAAACAGCAATCAACCTTCCGGACTCTCTCCATCTCCAGACAATTGATATGGGTATATAGCGATTCCTCGCCGAACAAAGTACCGTCAGCGTATTTCTGGGCTATATAAGATCTAGCCTTTTGCCTGCCTATGGATAATATCCACCTCCTACTGACATGAGCGTCCTTATTGATGGAGTTCATATCATTTATGATCCTAGATACAAATTCTGAATTTTTCATACATGAAATACTAAGGAGGGGATATACCCCTCCGGTTATTACTTTTTCTTCTTAACCTTGCCCCCACATTTCAGTTGAGGTTTCTTTTTCTCGGAGATCTTGCCTCCATTAGCCATTTTCTTTTTCTTATTGCAAGCCATAACTTAATGTATTAATATTAACGATACAATATTAATGATTTTAATTAATATATAAACAATGCGCATTGAATAAGCTAAACTCACATCGAGTCAGACGGTATCTCTTACGCTAATGGATTAGCTCAGGCCGATAGATGCGATTGCCCGGAGCCAATAAAGACGTGGTCATGGTCTGTATCTATGAATAATGATTGCATGAGTCATGAGCAACTTGTCACATCAAGAGGATTTACGATTACGTATAATAATCAATGTGGTAGATCTATATCTGGCTCTGTGAGTGGTGTAGGATATACACAAAACGGAGAAGAGCAGGTCAATAGCGCTAGCTTTACAATTCCCGCGGGATCTGGAAGCAAGAGTGGAAGTGTGCATTTTAGCCGAGAAGTGGTATGTGGAGATGTAACAATCTCTGGTCATGATTCAGGTAATTGTTGACAATCACTGCTGTTATGGTTTTTTAATAAAAAGGAGAGACTTATTAGCCTCTCCTTTTTTTGTTATACATCAGAATCTTAACAGTTTCCAGATCCTCCCCCAGAAACACTTATGGATCCACATTGTACTCCTGAATCAAAACCTATGACACCGGTTTTTTTACCAGACCCAGTAGGTATACTGACGGTAGTACTTCCAGCCGTAACGGTTTGTCCATGATCATTCCTACCGGTAACAGTTACAGTTATTGATTTAGATGATCCACATTGATTATTGTAAGACACTTCATAGGAGCACCTTAAGGCGGATGTAGAACCAGACAGGCCATTACAAGGATCACCGCTCAGCATAGCGTTGGCGCTCCACGTCTTTATTGGCTCCGGGCAATCGCATTCCATAGCGTTGGCTTTTTCCTGCGCTAGTCTCTGTGCGTCAGCCTGTGCCGCGGCGGTAAGTGCGGCCTTATCACCGTTACACTCACACCAAGCGCCATTGTTTCCGCCAGAAACCCAGTAAGCGGAAGCCTTCGGAGCCGTACATCCTGACGGACAACCTTGCTTGGTAGCAGTAGCCTCTACATAATCATTACATACCCTTCCACTGCAACCCGCATCCGCTAATGCCTGAGCTTGAGATCTAAGACTCTCTATCTTATCGCTAGCCTGAGCGTTGGCAGAAGACGTGCTAGAAGCGCATATAGATCCAGAAGGTACACCCGGATAGGAGATCGTTACTCCACAAGGTCTATCAGATGGACAATTCCTACTAGTAGCAGATCCTCCTTGGAAACCGATCGTATTACAGCAAGCAGATCCATAGCTTAGATATTCCTCTCTTCCACAATCATTTCTATATAAAGCTACACTTTCGCCAGATCTACACTCAGCCTCTCCTATTCTACTCCAAGAATTAGGATCACAACAGCTATCACAAGAACCACCTGAACATCCACAATCGCAAGACTCATGCAACCTGTTCTCAGTCTCGTCAGAGTGACATCCAGTGCTATCAGTCCTTCTATACCTAGCCCAAACATCACCACCTGAGCAATAGTTTCCGCCATCATAGCTCCAACCACTCCAATTAGGAGGAGTATCCTCGCAATCTCCGTTCTTATTAGCGTAAGCTTGGGCGGCGGTTCTGGTAGCCGAATTGCTTCTGAAAGCCTCCTGAACCTTATTGTTGGCATCAGCCTGAGAGACCGTTGATGTTATAGGATCTAATCCTAACGAGCTATAAGGAACTGATATAGCCACACCTTGTTTACAAGAGCCGCAATTATCCTTGTAGAAAGTAGCGCTTCCAGTACCGGTCCATACACAAGTGCCATGCTGGTTAGCGTAATCTTGTCCTTTCTGATCTAGGATCTGCTCTGCCTTGCTTCTGGCATCCGCCAAAGAAACCTTGCTGGTGATAGCCGTGCCGCCGTTGGCTTGTGTGGAGGTCACCGTTATCCTCTGGCCTACCCCGCCTTCGGCGCAGTTGTTCTTATAGAAGTCACGGCTTGCCACGTAAGTCCAGGTACATCCTCCGTTCTTATTGGCGTAAGCCTGACCCTCAGCTCCACGAACGGCATTCTCAGCTTTCTTATTGGCGTCAGCCAAAGATATGTTGGAGGTGTACGGGTGTCCCGGCAGCCTGTCGCTACTTACGGATACCATGTCTCCTACGCCGCCATCAGCGCAATTGTTCTTCTGGACCTGACCGGTATAGCTTCCTGTCCACGTACAAGTACCCTTCGAGTTAGCCACGCTCTGTCCCTGAGCCGTAACAGCCGCCAATGCCTTGGCGTTAGCGTCAGCCTGAGATACACATGACTTGAACTTACCATCAGAGCTAGGAGCCGGATCCGTAACATCATTCTGAGTCACGGTAACGGAGCTTCCAACCCCACCATCCGCGCATTGACGGGTGAAGGCCTTAGATGCCGTACCAAACCAGAAGCATGTCTTATTACCGCCAGCTATATACCGCTCTTGATTCTCAGGATCAGTATAGCAGGTATTGGTATTACGTTGATGTAATTTAGAGATACAATCCTTGCATACGGTTTCGATAGTCTCCCAAACCGGTTGCTCATCCTTAGTATGACACGTGTCATCATAGTTCTTGTTAACGAACGCCTGACCCATCCTATCGATGTAGGCCTTAGCCAAAGCGTCAGCCTCCTCTTGTGAACGGGTAGAGGTGAAGAACTGACCCATAAGATCCGGGGTTACGGTAATAGGATCAGCATACTGGCAAGTAGGACACTTAGGAGTGAACTCCTTACTATAATTACCGACATATATCTTCAACTCATCACAAGTACCACGATCGTTAGCTATAGCCTGACCTTGTGCCTTGACAGCGGCCTTAGCAAGCTCATCAGCGGCGTATTGACTCTCGTATGAGTAGAATGGACCTCCGGTTACATCAGCCTCAGTAACGGTAACTGAAGACGGAATCAATCCTCCCGGACAGTTATCCTTCTCGAATGCCTCACTATAATGACCGGTATATTTAGGAGCCTCATGGCAAGTACCACGCTCATCGGCGATCTTCTGGCCTTGATTCATTACAGCGGCCATAGCCACTAAATTAGCCTCATCTTGAGATACGCAAGACTGGAACGGATGACCTTCCACCATATCTTGTGTTACGGTGAACGGATCTCCTACCTGATTAGCGCCACAATTGCTCTTCGTAAACTCGAAGCTGGCCTTACCGGTATACATAGTAGCGTTAGAGCAAGTACCCTTGGTATTAGCCAAAGCCTGCCCTTGAGCTTGTACGGCGGTCATGGCCATAGCGTCAGCGGCGGTCTGTGAGTCGTTGGACTGGAATGGGTGTCCTTCTACCATATCTTGAGTGATCGTCACCTTAGATCCGATCTTGCACTCACCACAGTTGTTTCTCGTGAACTCCAAGGAAGCACGGCCGGTATACGTACAAAGGGCGTGGATATTGGCAAGAGCCTGTCCTTGGGCGTCAACGGCAGCCTTAGCCTTGCTGTTGGCATCCTCTTGAGACACGGTGGAAGTAAATGGATAACCATCAACCATCCTATCGTTTACCGTATAAGTTCCACCAGTACCAGTACCACAATTGTTACGGGTAAACGTACGTGTATAAGTACCGGTATATACAGGAACTTTCTCACACTTACCTTTCACGTTAGCCACGTCCTGACCTTGAGCCTCAACAGCGGCCTTAGCCTTGTTATTAGCGTCCTCCTGAGACACGGTAGACCTAAAGTCTCCTGTCACCATAGTCTCGTCTACAACAACCTTGGTGCCGTATTGGGTCTCATCGCAATTATTACGGGTAAATTCCTTGCTATATTTACCATGATATACGACCTTCTCCTTACACTCACCTTCAAGGTTAGCCTGTTGTTGGGCGTTAGCCTCAAGATCGGCCTTAGCCTTATTGTCAGCATCCTCCTGAGAGATAATAGAGAAGTACTTACCAGCGGCTACGACATAAGTATAAGGTTGACCGATATGGAACTCATCGCAATTGTTCCTAGTCACGGTCTTCTCCATCCTTACGTTATAGTATACGTTAGTCTGACAGTCGCCACGCTCGTTGGTGATAGCCTGACCTTGCGCCTCAACAGCATCCTGCGCCAGCTTATTGGCGGCATCCTGTGATACTGTAGAAGTGAACGGATAGCCGGTACACATCTTCTCATCCACGGTAAAGTCAACAGGCGTAGAACCTTCAGGACAATTGGTTCTCTGGAATACCTTAGAATACGATCCGGTAAATACCGGTATCTTCTCACAATTACCCTTGATATTAGCTATATCCTGACCCTGAGCCTCTACAGCGGCTTGTGCTAACTTATTAGCCTCCTCCTGAGATACGATGGATCTAAAGTCTCCTGTAACCATCGTCTCATTAACAACCACATCCGTTCCGTATTGAGTGGAGTCGCAATTGTTACGGGTAAAGGTCTTGCTAAACTTACCATAATAAATATTCTCCTTAGGCTTACACTCACCCTCCAAATTGGCTTGTTGTTGACCGTTCTTCTCAATATCCTCAATAGCCTTCCTATCGGCGTCCTCTTGAGAGATAGAAGACACGTACTTACCCTCAGGAACGATGTAAACATATTCCTGACCATCACTGAACTTATCACAATTGTTACGGATAAAGGTTTTCCTTTGCTCCTCGTTATACCAGATGTCAGTTATACACTCACCATGCTCATTAGCGTACTTCTGTCCGTTAAGAGCTATATCCTCCATAGCCTTAGCGTCAGCGTCCTCCTGTGAGATAAACGACTTGTACGTCCGCTCCTCAACCACATACAAGACAACCGAACCGTGCTGGTTGGCTAGACAGTCATCCTTGGTAAACGGCTGAACCATCTTAATATTATAATAAACGGGCTTGGCATCTTGGGCTATCATATACTCCTTAACAACACTACCGTCCTTTGACGTTATACGGAACTTAGCCGTACAAATCTGACCGGTGTAATTAGCCTTGTATACGATGTTAAGCTTATTATCGCCTACCCCATGGCTCTTGTCGTTAATGGCAAAGCAATTACCCTCAACGCAATTCTTATCTACTTCCCTCGCCATATCAATCCTCCTCTATTCTCCATGAAACATCATCTCCGGCCTCTACCCTTACGATTTGAGTATCACCATCCTTATTAAGCGTCAACTTTTGCGGATCCACGTTAAAGGGTGGTTCCGGCTCCGGTTCCTCGCTGCCATCGCCGCAAGTGCAACATACCAGTTCAATATCATACTCGGTATTGGACTTGATATCGATAACGACCTGACCGTTCTCACTAGTCACGTTATCAAAGTCATGATCAAGTATAATATAAGGTATATCATTAGGCTGTTGATTGATATTAACAACCTTGCCATTCAAGACAAACATCTCATGATGCTCCTCGTTATCCATGTTCTTAGGCATGGCTATAACGAAGCTAGCGTCATACAGGTCAGTGGCTCCCGGATCCTCAGGATCGGCGTACACCACGTATCTGCTATCCTCGTCAGGTATCTTAACGGATAACCCGTTGACGTTCATAGACACCATATAGCATTTACTTACCGAACCACCAAGGGTAAGGCAGGAGGCCTTGACCGAGGCGGAGTTAAGCTTGGCGTTGATGACCGCCGTCCCGCCATCCATGTCGAACATGATATTGGCCGGATCTACGCTCACCCGCTCAATACCCTTCTGGGTTATGGTAGCGAGTTTCGTTACCTTGCCTTTCTCGACCGCTACGTAAGTCTCCCTAGGCAACCTACCCATCCATCCCGGCTCTACTTTAATAGCCACCTTATCAGGGCCGGTACCGGAAATCTTGTCGTAGGACACCCATGAGGAGCCTTGCTCGATCTTAGCAAGAATATCTTTTAAATTATTCATATCATTCCGCTTGAGTTATAGTCCATTTATCACTCTTACCTACGATAATCTCCAGAATCTGCTCACCGCCCTCAGGAGGATACTCGAAGTTAGTAGGCTTAATCTCAAATACACTGGCGCCTCCACAACCAAGATCACAGATCATGTCCGGCAGCCATCCCTCCTCGAAAAAGCGCTCTATAAGCTCCCTGACGGCCTCCGAGAAAGAGTCAAGCTCCAATCTATCGGCCGGGACAGATCCTTTCTTGAGTGTCTCACCACATACCCAACCGTCACACTCGGAAGCCAATACCGTATCATATACTCTATTAGCCATAACAAGATGAATTTAAAATATTACTATTTAATGTAGTATATACGATATTAACATCAGCGAACTCATCGCCCATGCAATACCTTTTCTTGAACTTAACGGATCTACCAGAAACGACATACCCGTCGTTAGGTACGATAGTACCGCAGTAGGTCACGCTAAGAACATTCAGAGGCTCGTATCTTAACCTTACGGCCTGCACTCCCTTAAACGAATCCCTTTGGATGGACGCCGTTGCTCCAGATACGGCAACCAGCTTCCTTACCAGAGACTCGATTACGCTATTCATGCCATCTCCGTTCCTGATATCCGCCTCAGGAAACGACTGACCATCATATATGATCTGGGAGCTGTAGATACTACATTCGTTCCCCGGTCTATATTCCGGCTTACATGGATTACAATTTCTCATATTATCAAATTAATTTATTGATCATTCTTCTTAACTCGGATATCTCCGCATCTCTATCCCGTATAGCCTTTATCATAGCGTTAAGGACATCAGACATATCGCAATTAGGGGACAATCCCAGCGACTCCACACGTACCTTGTCTCCGGGATAAATACAATCGGTGCTCATATACGTAGAACATGGCACCTTCGTCTCATCTACAGTAGGCCTGTATTGCTTCTTGTTACAACCATTCATTACCATACCTCCTCTTCTGCACCATTATCACCGCCGCCATTACCGGCGTTGACAAGCTCGTTTATAATTTTCTTCAAATCCAGAACCTCACGATGGTATAAATCTATCTGCTTATCCCTAGACGCTATAATACGCCTCAATGAGTCTACAACGACAGAGATATCAGTGCCTTTCTCTATACCGTCCACCACCAACTCATCACCTGAGTATAAGACGCATTTATCATATAAAACTATAGGACATCCATAGCCAACACAAGGCTCGTCCTGACAATCCCGATCGCAAGGATCACAAGGATCCTCGGGGCATTTGTTAAGAAACTTATCTATCTTAACACCATGACAGCATTCTTCAGGACGTTCCCGTGAATGATCATGACAACAACCGCTTGTATTACACATATCAATAATATTATTGTTTTCAACAAAGATACTTATTTGATTTGATAACAAAATAACATACATTATTAAACAATATAGGGGATACCCCATTTGTATCCCCTATACCCATAAACCATAATAACAAAATAGGATCAAGACTTCAGCTTAAGAACAGGATTACCCCATCTATCTTTCCATTGCCTTCCCAAATCGTTTATAACGCCATTATAGTCTTTTATATATCCAGCCTTAATAGCGTAGGATATATTTCTTTCTATTGATACTATCATATCCAGCTCCTCGAAGGAGGCTCTATTTCTTATTCCTTCCTCATGCACACCGAAAACAACGAAATTAATACCTTTAGCAATTCTTGATAGCGATTCCTTTAAATTGCTTTTATCGCTTATAAGCGAAGATACGCTACTACACATCTCTATATAAGCGTCACCAGCAGCATTCCTTACCCCTATGATATTATCAACAAACCACATCACAACATCGGCGCAAACCTCAGGACTCATTTCCATGGCCACCACGAGGAAAAGATAGGGGTTCATATACCACGTTTGACCATCTCCCTTACCCTTTCGGCATGCCAACCCTATTTTATTTAAATCACTAAGATTCAATGTCTTATTTTGTAAGCCGATTTTTGTCTGCTTACATAAATTCCTATTTTCTAGCCTACTTATTATTTCCCTGCATTTCTCCTGGAAACCATTATACTTAATAATATCATTAAGTTTCTTAGGGGATAAACCCTTTTTAAGCCTATCATCAGACAAGACTTTCATAGCTAAAGTGATGTTAACAAAACCATTATCACTGAGTGCCGGTATAACAACACCCATCAATCTCCTGTCAGAAGATTTGATTTCAACCCGACTTTTCATAACTTTGAACAATATTTTAAATTAACATAATACCTATCGGTTCGAGATGAATAGATAGGTATGCAAATATAAAATATATTCAACATATAAGCAAGTGTATTACAATATATAAACTTATAACCCTTGATATATATACAAAAAAAATGGAGGAGACATGCAATCTCCTCCAAACACTAAATCAACTATTATGGAAAACTAAACGCGCATCATCACCAATAACATTGATCCTCTTGATCAATATTCTCAATCCATTTCTCGCACTCAAGATTAAGATCAGCGTACTCCTGCCCCTCTACCATCAAAACCTCACGGGCTTTGGCGTTGGCGTCCTCTACTGATATCCATGACCTAAACCTATTGGCTTTGATAGAATAATATACCCTACCTGATTTATATCCAAACGGGCATACCTTCTCAAACCAATCACCGATCGTAGTATTATAGAATACAGGGGAGCAACTACCCTCAGCATTAGCCTTCTCCTGTCCTTCTTTCATGAACTTCCTATAAGCTAACGTATCAGCATCAATCTGGGATATATCGGATATGACGGCTCCGGCTGGCAATTCATACACAATACCTTCTTTGCCTGATGTCCCAGCCTCACAATCGTTCTTGTAGAAAACGCCACGAAAAGGTTGTGAGGCCCAGTCCTCGCAGCAAGACCCGACAGCGTTGGCCTCCCCCTGCCCGATCCTTTCAAGCTCTACCATAGCCTTATCATTGGCGTCTTTCTTGGATACGTATGACACAAACCTACCTTTCTCTACACATATCTGTTCCTTGGATCCCTTACCGCTTACGCAATTGTTCTTAATAAACTCATCGCATACCTGATCATTATACCATACGGACGGTATTATGTCGGCATATGTGTTGGCGTAGTCCTGACCATTAGCTTTGATATCATCCTCAGCCTTGCTGTCAGCCTCCTCCTGCGTATCGCCAAAATAAACATCGGCCGGGACCCGGTAGTCAACAGAGCCGCCCACGTACCCGGCAGGTGGGTTGTTTCTGGTGAACGTCCGTACTATTTCTTTATTTCCATATATCATCGTAATTCACTTTGTCACAAAGATAAATATTTTACCGATATGAGACACATAACCGTAAATGCAAATACGCAGTTACCTGATTATCAATTTTTGGGCAAAAATGGAATTAATTATCCCAGTGATTAAACGACTCCGATCCGGCGAACACCCCATAGTCCCTAAACATACCTCCACACAATATGAAATCACTTTTCTTGCTACCATTTATAGATGACAATATGTATTTATATCCCTTGCCTGTTATGTAAATAGTCCTAGCATATATAACCTTACCAGATTCGGTGCATATATTCTTATCACGATAATGAGCAAACTCTTTCCTTACAGCATTAGCCGTAATCTCCCAATCTCCATTAACCTTAACCCTTTTGACTATTATCTTTATCTTAACAAGAAAATCACGTAGACATCTATCACTTATGATTATATCATTCTGCTCAAGTTTCTTGGCCAAATCCCTTATCAGCAAATCTGACTCTCCAGACATGATAAATGACTCGGAAAACTCTATATCCTCTCTCTTCGATTCAAGAACCTTAGCCACCTCCTCAGCTTTAGCCTTCTCCTCTAACGCCAGCTTCTCGGCGGCAACCCTGCCACGATATTCCTTAGCCCAAGCCTCAGCAGCGGCGGGAGGATCATTAAAATCAGGAATCACGCATTTGCCTGTAGTGAGAAGCTCTTTAATCCTGTCCAAGCACCATAACCTGAAATCAACGCTAAGCCACTGAGCGAAATCTAAAGCCAGATCCTCACACATCCATGTGCCAGGATTAACCGTACCCCTGATAATCGTAACAGGCTGAAAATCAGCATTACCATATTTTCTGGTAATGGCATTAATTAACTCATTTACAGAAGATAACGATAAATAATCATTTGGTCTCTTTTTAAACGGCTTCGCCATTTCGGTAGCATTCACATAAGTAATACCGTTCTCTGTTTTGAAAGTTATATCACTACCATTGTAGCTAAATATTGTAGATAATCCTTTTTCGTTGGATCTGGACGCCAAAATTCCACTACTAGCCTTCGTAGAATCATTGGAAATAATTATATTTGCACTCATAATAAATAACCTATATCCATTATATCGTGAGATATGATGGATATACAAAAATAGCCAATTGAATCGTCTATGACAAATCAATTGGCTATTTTTTATATCCAACGCATAAAGATACTTTACAACTTACAAGAGTATCTATCTAACCTACTTGTTTAGAAGACTCCCTGCAAATTGGATACTTGATTTACAGTGGCTTAACATCTAGCAATCCTCATAAATCAATATCTATACATCTGATTATCACCATCGTCCATTTTTGGACTATGGCTCGTTACCCATTGCATATCTTATCCTCTAACGCATAAAGGATTTTAGCTACAGTCTTATCACCATTTACCTTCACGCAAGATTCACCAAGATCCCGGACATCTATAGCCTCCCTGATACGGATAAGCTCCTCATAGATCTCCTCTATCACGTCGGAGATCATAACGCACTCACCAGAGTCCTTATATTTTGACCACTCTGGAAGATCGCCCTCGTAAGGCACGCAAGTGGACGGAGTTATATGTGAACAATTATACTTTTTCATACTAGCAACCTGTTAATATGTTCCTTTAACGATCTTATCTCATCCGGGCATAACCCGCAATCATTATCGCATAATGACCTTTGCAGACGAATTATCTTCCCCCAATAAGATACATCGGGCTTGTCCCCGATCCTATACCTATGATACCTCATGTATCTACCCCATTGGCAAGATAACCACTCATCTACGACCTTACATAGATCTATTCTATCAAGGTTTGATATAGATTGCGCGCCCATCCAGAATCTCCTTTCTCATTTCTTGTACCTCCTCATCAGGCGGGCATCCATATGGCAGGTTCTTGATCCACTCACGGATCTTCTTCTGCATGTTGAGATAGACGATACCCACGTCACCTATGGTACGGGTCTGTTTGTATATGCTCACCACGTCACGCTCCATTGTCTTCAACGGATCGAGCATGACCATACAACCGGCGGTGCTTCTAGAAGCATATTCCCTATCGCTAACAACGGTAGAAGAAGGACGATTCATCATACTTCTCTCAATCCTTTCTCTCTCGGCCTTTAACGCCTTTTCCTTACAAGTATTACAACCCATAATTATATCTTTAAAATTCAACAATCCACGCAATTAGTAGCCATCTCAAGAAGCTCTCCTACACGATCAATGATCTCATGAGCCGCCTCTATATTATCCAGCCTGACGTTAGCCTCAGCCACGACCATAAGTGTTTCCATCTCCTGTATCTTATTTATAAGATCCTTATCCTTGTCCTCGCATAGGACATCAGTCTTAATCCATAGCCGATCAAGACGTCTGCGTATAAGATCCGTCTTAAGATACTTGCGACTGAAGTTGTAAGCAGAAGGGCTACCTATGATCTTGATATCATATATACCATCAGGTAGATCAAGGTACTTGACATTACAATCATCGTAATTAAAGCAATTAAGGCCTAGTGTTAGGCTAGTAAAGGTATTGACCTGATTCTTGCCAAGGAACAACGTAACGGGGTCGGACATGCCCGGCGTAGTGATCTCGATAATCGCCTTCCTGTCCTCTAGTAGCCCCCACTCAGACTCATCCAATACCTGAAGCACTTTGGGATCACGTGTCTCTAGCACCTGAAATGACAGCCGAATATCATTCATATTAACCTTCTTATCGTACCGGCATAAGCTATCGTCATAACGGGCTTGCATATCAAGATCCGGGATATCGGTATAATATGTCTTGACCTCATGACCGTTGATAAATACCGATGTTATCTGGCAAACATGAGACCTAGCGACATCAAAAAACACCATCCTTACATTACCCTCATAATCGACTCCCGATGTCGGGTATGTCAATATCTGGGTATTATACTCACCATCGTTACGCCTAGCTACGACAGTAATTACGATAGGCTTCTCTATATCGTAATCATCCATGATAATCCTTGCGGCAAACTTATCATGAATTATCTTCGGTATGATATTGATCTGATTCATCTTAATATCTTTTTCACAAAGATACTAATTTGATCGATAAAACAAACGAGGCTATAAGATAAGAGCATCAAGAAGATCCTGCTCGCTTAGAATTATACCTCCATTGATAGCCATAGACATAGCTAAATAAAGACATAAGCATGTGAGATCATATCTAAGCATTCTACTCCTAAGAGATACAATAAACTTTTTAAGGTCAGGATTATCCCCAGCCAAAGACATATAGCCGCTAAAAAGGAACGTATTGTATATAGGATCGGATGTAGACGATTTGATATCGCTGTAAGACATACCACAAATATCTACCCACAATCTTATAGATTTGACGACTATCTCCTTTACAAGAGACTTATTCAACAAACATCCGAATCTGACCAAAGCCACTATATCTCCCCACTTCTGATCGGATATCTCTTTAATAACATACATCGACCCATTCAAAGGATCTTTCACGACAGATGACAGTATATTCTTACATCCAATGGAATCCGATAGCTCTTGGATATTAAACATATTATTATCGTGGTTAAATACGATGGACATATCTCCACCTCTTATGATACTAAAGCTACTCATCACGAATCCTCCACAAAAGAATTAATATCAAAACAGTCATCATAAGAGCATAGGCCAGGCTCATATCCTTCCTTGCCATCCTCTATGTCAGAAATAGCTCTATCAGCAATAGATCTTAACTCTAATAGACTTACACCTAAAAAATCTAAGGCCTCTTTCAAGTACTTATATAAGGACGAGGTTTTAACTTCCTTAAACCCCTCGTGAATCAAATGACTATTGAATATACTGAAAAGAACTTTATCATTCCTACCGTCAAACCTTTTACCATTGTTTTTAAGACTACCATCAGAGTCAATCATCTTCCTTATCTTACTCGCAGATCTGGTATTTATGATATTCACCATAATCATAACTTTGTAGTCAACAGCGGCTCTTCTAGCTTTATTAGCCCTCCCCTTTGAACTTACAGGTGCATTGTCCTCGCCGCCAATATACCTGAACTTAGCCTTGCCTACAAAGCATGATGGATAAACCTTGCGAATATTCCACTTATAATTATAATCACCGATTGATCTCATGATCGACAACTCGCTATCAACTACCATCGATATCATCTTATAAGCCTTCTCAAAACACTTAAACGATCCTACATACTCATAGATAAACCGGTACGTCATACCTAGCTTAAAATCTTTATCAGATATCCTATTAAACACTATAGCTCTATCAAAGTTGATGATAATAACCATAATAATCTTAAGCCTAAAGTAGGGAGGTATATAAATATCATCAGGACTGATGTTCCTAGGATTAGCCGTGGTATAATCAGCGCCAGCGAAAGTATCTCTACGTTTCTTGAAATTACGCGGATATATAGGCTGACCTTTAGATAGCTTAATGCAAGTACGCCCCTCATCTACCTGCTTCTTCTCAGCCTCGGTATACACCGGAAATTCCTTTATCATAGAAGAGCATTTCCTTATATAATTCAAGTCGAAATTCATATTGTTCATATTTTGTCCACTTCAAATATAAGCAAAATATAAGACCTTTAAAAGAATAAGATGAATTAATTTTCCCATATATCACCATTATTATTTCATTAATAACATAACTTGCTGAAACACAGTTGTCCATTTTGTGACATGTGTAATAAGAAGCCTCGCCTCTTTCTGAAGCAAATCTCATTATAAAGCATTCCTTTATTTAATTCTTACCAATTTCTAATTAATAACCCTATTAATGAAATGATGTTAGCTAACGCCTTTTATTATCTAAAGTAGACATCCAAAAAACATTAATTTAAAAATGAGTAGTATGTTGGCAGATAAAGATCTTAATAATCCCACTCAAGACTCTTTATGATTGTATTATTTAGATATTTACTATATCCTTACATTCGATCTTATTTGGCAGATGACTACTATCTTTAAACATAATGATCCTATATGTTTACTTCTTTTCTGCGCTAAAGCGTGAAGTGCCAAAGGGAATCGGCAGGGTTGGTCGTGAGTCGCTCCGCTCCTGGCCGGCCATGGGAGGCAGCCACCAGCCCCACGCCATGACGCCGCCACCTTGTTTATTGGCTTCCAGCAAGAGTCACCTAAAAACAATACTTGTCTATACAATTATCTCTACGGTTCCAGAAGTTAAATAAGAACTATTTGGCTTTAAGGAAAGTTGTTAGTTAAAAAGATGGTCAATTAAGTTATCTGGTCAAATAAAATCTTTATATTCGCGTCACGGTCGGTTGGATGAGTGGTTTAGTCGGTGGTCTGCAAAACCATATACCCCGGTTCGAATCCGGGACTGACCTCATTTTGGTTTTGGTTGATACGTGGGTAAGGATGAATGTAGGGGATTATGGTAGATCATAATCCCTTTCTTTTTGGAGGTTCAAAATCTGACTCCCATCTAGCTATATCACTTATCCTGAAATCGTCCATCATAAAATTTCCGTTATCCATACCATCACCTCGTGTATTAATACCTAGGTTATAAGACCTAAGGGAAAGCGTATTATTGGTTTTCGTATTAATAATAAGTATACCATTAACAAAACATCTTAATATGTCATATTCATTACTGCTTCTGACTATAGCTATATGATACCATTTGTTTGCCTCAACTCTATCAACATGCCAACCAGCTTGTTGAGCTTGAAATAAAAAATAAAAACCAGTACCTGTTAAAACTACACCAAAATAAAAAATACCATTAGGATATTCATGCTCAACCAAACAACTTGTAACAAGATTGGTTGACTTATACCAAAAGTCTATAGTAAATGGATGACCGTCATAAAATAGCTCAGGCAATAACGATTCTTTGGTGTTTATGATAGTATAAAGAAAAGGATCCTTTTCGTTATATTGGACACATTGTATTGAGCCATCGGTGATAAGATTGCCATTATTGGCTATAAAGAGGTCGCCAGAGGGAGTAGGATTCCCCTCTACCTTAAAATTACCATTGAATCTCATTAAGAATCTAGTATGATCGTCAATCCCCCCCCCTAGTATATTCAATCATTCTTCGTCTCATAAAACCTTCATCTTTTTTAGTAAATATATTAAGCCCAATAATATCAACAACACGCTAATTGATGTGACAGCTATTGGCCATTTTGATTCTTTCTTATCATCTACGTCCTTATGCTTGATGTCTGTCTTCTTGTCAATATCCTTAACACCGGTAATCGTCTTATCAATGCCAAGGGAATCAGCCGTCACCGTGCTGTCCCGCCGGCCAATGACGATATGGGTATCTGTCTGCGAGGACACCGGCCGTTCCCCCGTGGTAGGATCAACATCCTTGTCCGTATCGAACTCTCTCTCCGTTATAACAATATCGGCATTAAGATCAGATGTCTTGATCTCTACGATCTTCCGATCCATGACCTCATCTATCATCGTCTCTATCCTGCTGATCAACCGGCTATCAATAGACGTTTCGCTAACCTGCCTCCTGCTTCCGCAAGAGGACAGGGACAGCGACAGACCTAAACAAAAAATCGCCCTAAGACTTATCCTTAACCTCATCATCAGCAATCTTCTTTATATCGTCAAACGTCTCGTCAGGTATGTTCTTGGAAAAACTAAACATCTTGAATACGTTTATCCTCTTAAACACGGCCTTGAATACCTTCACCAAATAAGCGTCAGAGAAAGCATCCCCTATCGTATTCAAGAAAAGCATCACATATCCAACAAGGGCTATATACACCCCATATTTGGTAACGGCAAGTATCATGCTAGCCTCCTCCTCGATCGGGTATAACGTCTTATATATAACACATAATGTCATTACTATAAAACAGGACAAAGCGAACTCCTTAAGAATATCAGTAAACCTGACCTCCCTAAACCATCTCTTAAAACTAAACCTTCTTCTACGACTCCGTCGGATCTTCCAGCCCCTTATGCTTTGCGCTAACCTAGCCAAGAAATTCGCTATTAATACTATAAGTAATACGGTCAATAAATGGTGTACTGGCTGGAAATAAGCCCAACAAGAGGCACCATACGCAAGCGCAATATTCCACAAAGCCCCCACTCGCTCTATCATGTCTTTGTCTTTCATTTTATACCCTACTCGCAAAGTTAACTACTATACCATTAAGTACCTAAAACACCACGGCATGTATACCGTTCCTAGTATCAAGGCTATCAAAATGCAACCAACCCACCTTCCCTTCAAGCCGGAAAGGATATGGTAACATATCTTGATGATCCAAGATCAAGCCTCTAGCCTGTTCCGCCGTCATCGACTTGACATCGAAATCCCCAGCCTTACCCAATACATGAGCGGATAGATAAACATCTTTCTTATCCTTAACTATCTGGCAGATGTTGCATCTAAGACCACGTTGGGAAAACTGCCCCTGCTTGTCCCAATTATTACAATACATAGGCTGTTTGATTATATCCCTCCGTAATATAAGTAAATTATGGAGAAATGCTGTATCAAGAAACTGCCACGATCTGTCCTTCCACTTATTATATGTATGAGGACATACCAATTCCACTATATCAAAATACGAACCTAGTTCTTTTATAATATCATTTCTATTCATGTTATCCATTTTTAAAATAATGTAAAATAATAATACCACGATAACCTGATCCTCCTCGACCGCTCGTAGCCCCACTATTAGAAGCTTTAGAGGCTCCTCCTCCACCACCTCCATAATAAGTGGCATCATATCCATTTTTACCATTAATAGTAACACCCTCAGTATCCTCAACTCCAGCCCCATCACCTCCTCCGTGATTGCCACCTTTACCTCCGGATAAAAAGCCTGTATCCCATCCTCTTGTATAAGCTCCCGATCCACCACCAGCGCCCATAGGATAAGGGTATCGGTCAGGATATTTGTTATTAAAAACATATGATCCATCTTGCCCTGGATTTCCCGGGGAAGGATCATTGCCATCCCCTTTAACTCCATATCCGCCTATTCCACCTTTGCCGGCAATAGCCTGATATATACCGAATATACTATCACCACCTATATCTCCGACAACCACCCTATATGTAACACCTGGATTTACGGGTATAGTCCCAGTCAGTACACCACCTCCGTTGCCACCACTCCCGGCATTATATATATCGGAATATCCTCCATTAAGACCTCCGGCGACCAAGGCGAACTCAACCTCATAGACCCCATCAGGAACTTCCCAATATCCATTATCCTGAGGAGACAGTTCCTCGAATACCTCTACTATCTTCACCTTGGGTAGCATCCTTCTTCTCATCATAAAGCAAACAGGATTTTACCCCCCCCTCCCAATTTAGTTTTAAAATATTGATATTCATAACATTATTCTGGTTTAATCGTCCATCTCTGGGCGTAGTTATTTTTTAGCACATATATCTTCTCCATAGGTGTAGCGGGAGACCCGTTGGACGAGCCTTTCACGAATCCCTCTGGGACCTGCTCCGTGCCGGAAGGACGCTGATTCTTGTCAGGATATTGACTACCATACATAGAAACCGCAAGTCCATAAAACTGATTTCTTTCCCCATCTTTGGCCACAGATGTCATGGTAATCTGATCCCATCCCACCACAAGGTCGTAGAAGGAGTTTACGAAATCATCTGATCTTTTTTGGCTATGAGTGGAATAATTCATCCCAAACCGTGTAATAGACCTCATCTCATAAATATAATCTGGCAGCTTATCCACTCTAATACCATTACTAGAAGCGTAAAAATTAGTAATATGATCCAATCCTCTACCCGACATATTATCATCATTCCAACCCGTCCTCCTCTCTCCATTCTTCCAGTCATCTAAAAAAATAAAATCAGTAATGTTAGGATTTATCTTATCTACCTCAAAAAAAGGGAGGGTGTTTATATCAAAATAATTCCACATATCAGAAGGGCCTTGAGTTATATTCAACGAAGTTAATTTAGGAAGATCATTAAACTCCTTTATATACCTATCCAAATAACATGAAGACAAATCAAGGGTTTGAAGATTTTTCATATTCTTTATATTCCTTATCCCGCTAGATTCTATATCACTAAGATCAAGCATATTAAACATACTTAAATAATACACCTCAGTCTTACTAGTTATAGCCTCAGGCATTTCAGTCATTCTTTGCCCTACATTTGAAAGATTTATATAAATTAATTTATTAGATCTCGACAATTTATCTACCGGTATGCCATCATTAACATACATCGTATGCGATACGACCAAAAATTCAAGACCCGGAATATCTACGATCGGGAAAGCCGTCATCTTACAAGTTTGAATATTGGCATAATAAATATCACAAGTAAAATCTATCGACACAGCCCGTTGTACATCCCTCCTCCCATCAGCGTAAGCATGATTATCCACAGGTACATATTGCGATCCATCCTCCTTCCTGAACCACCACGTAGTATTGGGGTTTTTCCTATGTTGTATTGCCAAAGAACGGAATATAATACGATAATTATCCTGCCCTTGAACCTTGGTCATAGGAAACTGCTCCTTTATTCCATCCCCCCAATCCACATTAGCCATACCGGGCTTTCTGGATCTAAACTCAACAAACGCATTATAAGGATTACCAACCACAGGATCGGGTACATAATTATAATCATCAGTATAATAATTCCTAAGTGCCCTATCCCATGTAGTGAACCACACGAACTTATTTGATGAAGCCTCATATTTATATAATGTCTTAGCCATTACCTATCTTGTTAAAATATTCTACAATAACATTCCTGTCCAATCCCATAGAATCACATAAATACTCCCCTTCAGGTTGACCCCCAAACGATAATACCTTATCCGTATCATGAGCTAAAACATCTCCATTGCCTACAAAGGTACGCCCATCATCAAATACGATAAGCTTATATGGCTTATACGACCTCGTGTCAATATCAGAAGATCGTATTGACCTTAACACCGAAGCCTCTGGTGCCATACTAAACCTCCATCCATAATTATTCATAAGCACATAAACCATCTCCATAGGAGTCGACGGAGAGCCATTAGACTGACCCTTTATAAAACCAGAGGGAGCCTGTAATACGCCACTAGGTCTTTTATCATCAGGATTGGAAGCTAAATACATACTTAGATACAATCCATAAAACTGATTTCTTTTGCCATCGGAAGCAGAGGAAGACATAGTGAGATAATCAAACCCCATCACCCTCTCATATAATGTTGATATAAACGTATCACATCGACTTTGGGTTGACAAGCTGCGATACATATAAAAGCTATTCATAGACCTCATCTCATATATATAATCCGGGAGATTACTTACATCTATATTACTATAACTATGTGAAGCGTCGAGACTCTCAATGTTTTCCAACCCCTTACCACTCATATACGGATGCCAACTTACAACAGATCCATACCATCTGTTTATATGACTGAAAATCTTTAAACTAGAATTTATCCTATCCACCTCATCCATAGCCGGGCATGTATTAGGATCAAACGATGGCATAGCCACTCCCGGGGATATATATAATTCTCTTAGCTTGCTAAAAGACAGCCATTCCCTTGGATATACCCTTACCCTTCCACCAGCTAAATGCAATATCTCCAAATTAGGCCACATGGAAGGGAATTTCCTTATATTGGAAGCTTCGGTATCACTAAAATCAATAGACTTGGACAAATTCAGACCTTTCAATTTAGTTAGTCTATTCCAATCCTCCGGGATGGACGTCAACGTATCCACACCAAACTCACTTAATGTTATACGCTCTATATTTACCGATCTCATTATCCTATCCTTTGGTATATCTGTTATGGTACGATTCCCAGGAACACTTATAATTATATTGATAAGGCTAGGCATATCAAGTATAGGGAAACCTACCATCATAATCCTATAGGATTCCATTATCGTAACATCATTGGTAAAAGACATGGATATCACACGCTCCTTATCCATGCCATCATCATAAGCATGATTGGGGGCGGGAACATACTCACTCCCATCCTCTTTGTAAAACCACCATGGATGACTGTCTGGATTCTTACGATAACTTATATCCCTTCTCCTGAACATCAACCTGTATTGACCATATATAGATCCACTCCTAGCCCTTACAAAAGGGAATTGCTCTTTACTCCCATCTCCCCAATCAACCTCGCACATGCCGGGAACATTAGAATAAAATCCTATAGTCTCATTATAATTATTACCATCCAATATAGGATCAGGAACATCATCAGTAGTATCATTCCTGTTAACGCCCCTAAAAGCGTATTTACCCTTAGTAAAAAATGTTATAGAGCCTTTATTCGTATCCTTACATATTAATTTCATACCTCTCCCTCCTCTATTCTCCTGAAATACTCGACAACCGGTGAACCGTCCAATCCCAGATCGTTACAGATATCTATAGCCTCGTATTTGTCAGCGAAATTATACTTACTCATATTATCATCCAATACATCTCCGCTGAACACGGATACATGCCCATCCTTTACGCCAAGAACGAACGGGGTGATCCTGGTCTTCCCCGCCCGCCGTGCCCTCGTAAGGGCAGCCTTAGAAGCCGGGGCAGGTGCCAAGATCCACGTCTGCCCGTAGTTGTTGGTAAGCACATACACCTTCTCCATAGGTGTCGTAGGATTACCATTACTAACCCCCTTGACAAACCCATCAGGAGCCTGATAAACGCCAGACGGTCTCTTATTAGTAGGAGCTACGGCAGCATATAAATCTAAGGTAAGTTTATAAAACTGATTCCTGTTACCGTCAGAAGCCATCTGTGACATCGTTATATAATCCCAGGACATCATCTTATCATAAAACGTGTTAACGAACGTATCAGCCCTCTCCTGCGTATTTATAAATCTACCACCATCACGCAAATTCCATACCCTAAATTCCCTTATCTCATACAAGTAATCCGGAAGATCGTCTACCGGCACCGTACTTGAAGAACAATATGCCCGCTGAATCTTGTTCAACTTCCCTCCTACCAGATCTTGTTTCCATGAGCTACCATTACCCATAAAATCAACGCCTGCCTTATCATCCCCCACCTTATCCACCTCATCAAATACAGGTATATTATTCCTATCGCTTATAATATTTATACCCACAGCCGGAATAGAATTAAAAGCCGGATCATAAGAAGGGATGTTACACCAATTGAAATTAAACTCGGTAAGATTCTTCCATTCAGAGAACCTTCTCCAATTAGAATCAGGATCATCCCCGAAATTAAAAACGCTATTGCATCCGAAATACCTCAGGTTTTTCATGTTCAAAAAACCTTCTGGCCAATTACTCCATACACCAGAATGAGAAAAAGATCCCATCTGTATATTACGAAGATTAACGCTCTTGCTTATCCTGTCATATGGAATATCTCCATTTTTTAAAACGGATCTAACCACAGCAAAATAAGTTATATCAGGAAGATTAGTTATAGGGAACTCATGAAGGACAATACCATCCATATTAAATTCCCCATCAATTAAGTTAGAGAACCTCATCGTAACCTCCCTACGCCTGATATCGCTATACTTATGTGGGGGAACCGGTATGTATTGTGAGCCATCCTCTTTCTTATACCACCATACGGTATCATCCGGATTCTTCTTATACTCAATGTCAAGAGACCTGAATATAATCCTATAACTACCATCAGATACCTTAACTAAAGGATATTGATCCTTTGTCCCGTCTCCCCAATCAACGTCCACGAATCCTGGCTTTCTTGTCGAGAACCTAAGACTGCGATTAAAAGCATTCACTGATATTATCGGATCGGGTATATAATCAGCACCCTTACCATCATAACAAGGGAACCTGTCCTCATTCACTATAAACGTGACATAGGACGCTACCGTGTCGTATCCTGCCAAAAAAGCCATACCATTAATTTATTGAGGTTATATCATAAGACACCCATTCCTTATATCCATTAACCATCTCATATACTTTGTTGATGGTCTTACATACGACAGCGAATCCGATATCCACGTTAGGGAACTTCTCGTTAAGCTCATCAATAGTAAGTTCCCTGACAATACTCTCATCCCATTTCCTCATCTCCTTTACCTCCATAAGGATCGGTTTTCCGGTTACGCCTACGCTCATCACCCATTCTCCCTCACGGTTGGAATCAGCCAGATCCGGGAAGATCGTAACACCAAAAAGATCGGAGAGGGTGAAGGTCTCGCCGGTACGGGTGAAGGACGCCGCCGCCCCAGGCGTAAGGACCACCTCGTTCACGGCCAACAGGCTCGTAAGTTTCTTGGCTCCTCCTGATACCGTGGCGTTAAACACGACAGTAACATTACCGGTAGCGCTATTAACGAACTTGATCTCATCCTTATCGCTATTTATAGCTTGTAAACGTGATCCAGATACGATATTCACGATCTCATAGTTCTTGTCATAAGTGCTCTGTAGCGTCACATTACCGTATTTAGTATCGATAAGAGTAATCCACTTAGCCTTGCCTCCTACTACCTCCACAAGCTTATAGAACACGTCATTACCGTCAGCGTCAACCCATCTAGCTATAGCTCCAGGAGTGAAATTAGTCACCTCCCGATCTTGGGTATAACTAACGGTGCTTTCCGTAGGCTTATTGGCTAAAGTAACGTAAAGACATTGTTCTACGTCAGCCTCCATCTTAACTATCCCAGCTCCATCGTAATAATAATCAGGTACGTTTTTCTCTCGTATCAACAAGATGGTACCTTCCTTAAGCTTGTCGGCATTGGTAGGATCATCCACAAAAGACTTCATCTGGATATAGGTATCAAAGATGATCGACGTACTCTTATCCTCTATCTTCTGGTTGATATCATCAACAATATTATTAATCTCATCTTTCGTATAATAAGGAGACAAATCCACCTTCGGACCTTCCTGCTCTAAAGCCTGAGCTCCATCCCACCAATAATCAGGCACATCCTGCTCCCTGATCCAGAAGCTGTCCCCCACACGGAGCTTAGCCGTGTTCTCCGGAACCGCCAGCCACTCATTCATGGCATCGACCGTATCAAAGATATACGCCGTGTTCTTGCCCTCGGCTATACGTCTTACGACAGCCAACTCGCTCTCGACATCGCTAAGTCTTTCCTTTATATTATTGATCTCCCGCTCCAGCTTATCATAATTATCCTCCTGATCTATAGCGTCACCGATGGACATATAAACCTCGTTAGTGAGCTTATTATAGGTAACACGAGCCACCTTCTCGTAGGATGTCTTATACGTAGATGAGCCTTTGCTGGTATGACAAACAAAATCATACGTATTTTGATACACCACAGATCCACCGGTATTTATAAAATTATATCCGTCTTGGCTCATAGTACCGCCCTTGTAACCCACAAGCTCAAAAGAACACTTACCTGTACCTATAGAAGCGAACCATGTAGCATAAGCCATGAATTGCGTCTCATCCGGCAATGTGGAATAATGCTGTGCCCTTAGATCCTTTACCGACATCCAAACACACTCCTTACCAGACCCGGTGTTATCACCACCCCATTTAAGCACGCTCCTTACGGACTCATCACCGTTACCGGGGCCATTATAACCAACACCAAGATTATCGATAGTCGGGACATTCGAGTTGAGAGCCTCCGTCATCGTATCCAAATCCCTTCCCGAACTCTCATCCCATAAATACCTGAAAGTAACATAATCAACATCACCGATCTTAATACCACCGGTATTGCTGGGATATGTCTTGGTAACCAACTCATAATACCATTTACCATCACGAAAAGTAACCCTTATCCGCTCTACCTGCTTGGGGGATATAGAGACATATGATCCGCCAACGGAAACGTTATCGCCATCATCCGCCCTAGAGGTACCATCCTTTGGATCCTCGGGATCTACGGGGGTGTAGATAGTAGCCTGCTTATCACCTGTATTGATGACAACGATATAATAGCTATCACCTTCCAGACCTTGCTCATGAGCCATCGTAACAAACCCCTGTTCGCTTTCCGGCCTCCATTCTACCACAACCATATGTTTGTCCATAGGGATACCGGATACGCTATTGACGTAGTTGGTTGATGACATGAAAACAGCATGGTCATCGTAAGCCTGATCCACACGCTGATGTTTGGTAGCCAGACTATCAAGACGTGATATCTCAATGGGGTCGATAACCTCAACCCCATTATAATCATACCACTTATATCCGATCATCGTATTCTCACGACGATATTTTCTCTTTCTTATGACCTGACCTCCGGCTAAAGCGTCAATCATAAAATAATCATTACATACTTTTACCATAGCTAGAGAATTAACAGGTTTGACATAAACAAGCCACGATAGTAGCGCCATCAGGAATGGAGGTCAGTGTCGTACCTACCGGGTAGGTCGGGGAGGATGACTCCAGCACCATCACCGACATCCGCTCAACGACCATATTGTTATCCACCAACCTGCTTCCCTCTACATAGAACCGGCCATCATCTACCTCATAGCACTCGCGCACCGGGACCATATGCCTTTGGCTTTTATCCGCGTAATCGCAGATCGTGACCTTAGCCCCTTCAGGGATAGAACTAAGCTCATCACCAGCACTATAATCAGGATGGTCGGAATATACGACATACAATATGGACTTAATATCCTGTAACGCCGGATTGACCGTCCTGAATCCCTTTAAATGGATCTTATGACCACCAACCTCATAGCAGTCATCTACCTCCATGATATTAAGGTCACAGCTTATTACCGTCCAGCCACTAACCGTATCTTGGGTAGGGGTAGTATCGGTGGGATGATCAGGATCGGTTGACTCCACGATCTTATAATCAAACTCCCGGACATTAAGCTTATAGTCAATAGACTCCTGACGCCTTATCTTAACCGTACCATTCCCTGTATCATAGCAGGTATCTGTCGTATCCAAGAACCGATTCTCCATATCAGGCATCTCACACTCAACCCTACTCCATTTATCAATCATAGAGGAGTTAATATCGCCTACCTCATATTTATCGTCCTCTGACTGCGTAACCTCGTAGAAATGATACCACTCATATCCTAAAGAGTTATATATAACGATATTATGGATCTTAACCCGTTTATCGTTCTCCGTGACATAACACTGATCATAGTAAGATACATGCCTGTCACGAAGGTTCTCAAGATCGCAAGGAGATTTCTTCCATCCAACAGGGATCTCATCATATTCCTGATCTATTAAGATAGCGCCGTCCTCGCTCTCACGTACAATATACTTGGCCTTCCTATCACCTAGATCACCGTCATAAGAGACAACCTTATCCACCTCAATACGCTGTCCTTTGAAAGCATAACACTCACGATATACTTGAACGTTTCTATCCTCCATATCCGTGAAATCACATGGAACCAAAGAGAAACTCTCTGGAAGGGTAGCTAAGTCGGTCCCCGGGACGAAGCCAGCGTCATCCGACTCAAGGACTTCGAAACGGGTGTATCTGGCCTTTATCTTGGAGTCATAGGAAACCAGCCTACGAAGCTTGACAGGGCCGTTACCTCCGTCGTAACATTCGACGTAAGACCTAATATCACGCTCTTCCATATCGTCGAAATCGCAGACAGCCCTTACCCACGTATCTGGCAAGGATGAGAAGCTGGCGCCCTCAGGCTGTGACGGATCGGTAGTCTCCAGGACTTTATAACTCTTATCCCTAACCCCTATATTCCCGTCCCATGACGTGAGAACCTCCAGCTTCACCTTACCGGCCGGTGTCTTATAACATTCTACAGTTACCTCAATATCCCGATCCTCCATATCCGTGAAGTCGCAAACAACCTCAACCCAGTCATCGCTTATATTAGTGATAAATTCTCCTACAGGATTCTCAGGATCGGTACTTTGCTTGATGCGATACCATTCCTTTCTGGTACCCATCTCATAATCAAATATCTTATATCCCTCTATCTGTACTCTCCCGGTACCGGTATCAAAGCATTTAAGAACCGGTATTATCTCCCTTTGAGTCATATCAGGGAAATCACATACTATACGATTCCATGTGTCAGGGATAGCGTCATACTCCGTACCGATAGGATTACTATCGTCAGTCGTATTCACCACCTCATAATGAGACACCTCAGGGTTCAGGCGGGGATCAACCGACTCCACGCCCTCAATCTGAACCTTACCGCCTTCCGTGGCATAACATTTGCTTACAAATATCAACTCCCGATCGGTCATCTCCGCTATGCTACAATCTATAGCTACCCACTCGGCAGGAACTTTGTCCAATTCCGTACCAATAGGCGTATCAACATCTGAAGAGTTGATGATAAATATCTTCTCGGCCAGTATCTCTCCCTTATTATTCATATAGGTATGGATACGAGCCTCTACCTGACCACCCGGCGTGCGATAGCATTGGTTGACAATCGACACACGCGCGTCCTTGATGTTAATGAACTGATAGTCCTTTCTAGGGACATCGCTTACAAGTCTCTTTACTCCTTTATCATCGAAGTACACGTAACACCCGTCATTCCTCATCATGACCGGATACGTCTTTCCGTCTATCATAACCCCTGAGAAGTCATCTGGCGGAACGGAGAAACCCATGCTTCCGAATATAGAAGCCAGTCTCTTTAAATACTCATTAATAGCGGACATATTATATCGTTTAATTATTCACCTCAAAGATATATATAATTATTTTTGAACGTAATTAAAAACATAAGATGTATGAGAAGAAGAATGTTCTTTAACAAAAAAGCCAACAACACGATATTGTTATTTCATTTTAACAATGATTTCAAATATATCGGAAAGAACGTAGGTCCTGTCACATGGGGGGGGGATCATATGTCTCAGGAAAATTTGATCAAGCCGCTAAATTCGACAGCGCCCCTATAATATTCGACCAATCACAATGGTTCTGGGATATTATATCCGAAGGGAACTATACCATAGAACTATGGTATTATTGTACGAATAAAAGCTCAAAACAAGGTTTTATAACATCTGATATAGCAGGAAGCCCTACAGGATTCGCCTTCTATATAGGGTATGATAATATCATATATGGAAATTTCGATAATTATGCAAGCGTAAGCTCTTCTGTCTTAGAGATAGGATGGAATCACATAGCATTATCATCTAATAACAAATCATGCGGATTATATATTAATGGTGTAAATAAATTTAACAAGAAAAAAAACATATCAAAACAAGACTACGATATATGTATAGGAGGAAGAACAGGGTCTAGCGATAATATGACAGGCGGTATTATAGACGAGATGAGAATATCAAACATACCTAGATACACGACAAACTTCACTCCTCCATCACAACCATTTATTATAGATTAAAAAAGGGGAGAGAATTGAATCTCTCCCCTTTAGGAAATATATGAACGCAAAAAAGGTTCTTTATTTCGGCTCAGTTACGATGGCCGGACCAAGACCAGCGGCAGCACCGATCATATTGATCATCTCCTGAACACCCTCATGAGCGCCATAGCGTACACGTAAGATCAGATTAACCGGATCATCGGCGATAACCTTTCCGAATCCCTGAGCGTATCTATGAGGATTGAGCGTAATCTGGAAGTCAACGTACTGAGCCGTTTGCTCTACACGACTATATTCGTTCATGAACGTCCGCCCCATGAAATCCTGATGTTTCGGGAAGCCGTTGAAATGAGCGTAACCCTTCAACTCGTCATCCATCATATTGCCGCCGACATGAGTACGTGGCGCTTTGCTGGACAATCTCTCGAAATGAAGCTGATCCCACCAGATAGGAGATCCCTCGTCAAGAGAATCAGGATAACCGCCGCTAGCGCCTACGATCTCCACGCTATCCTCGATATAAGTCATTTGATCCATCAAGCACTCTGATGGAGATAACAACATTTCCTTGCCACGGAAACGGATACCGCACTTACAGTTAGAGCCAAGTTCCTGAGCCGACTCCAATTTCTTCCACATCCTGTTGCGGTATGACGCCGGGGCCTCGCTAGTGAAGAATCCCTCAAATACCTTGTCACACTCATCGCACAACATATTGGTATATACCTCTGTCTGGAAGCTATGCTGGCAAGCAGCAGGAGTACCGTAATCCGTGATCTCCAGTTCCGGGAACGCCTGCTTGATTTCCTCCAAAGCGCTTTCGCCACACTCGTTATCCGGGATCGTGATATAATACTTCTCCTTAGATACTTTGCAAGATCCGCAAGCTGACCAAGAAGCGGTACGAATCGTAGGATTCTCGCACATATCGGATGTCTTAGCCACATAGTAGATGATAGCCGTAGGATTGGCCTCCACGAAAGTAGAGATCTCCTCATCCGTCAATTTCTTGGAAGTAGCGGCAATATACAAACCTGATCCCTTGATCTGACTCATCTTGTTAACCGTATCGGCTACAACGTTAGGCAATGACTCCACCGTAGTAGACATATCGACACCGTCATCCTCCAAGGAGATAGAATACAGATAACCACCCTTAACCTCGGTATAGTTAGGAGGACAATCCGTACATCCTTTCATGATAGAGATAAGACGTTGGGTATAGTCAGCAGGTTTAGCCCCTTTCTTCATAACCTTATAACGTGACATGCTACCCTCAATAGTCTCTCGTACGATCTTCAACCCCGGATATTGGGCGCGAACCTCAGCCAAGGCCAGATCATCACCAGTATCGCATACCTCCATGCAATAGAAATTGACATCCTCCGTATCAGGCTCAGTAGCCTCGTTAGTACATCTTGTGACCGGAGTGATATCAATATAATCGGACACCTTACCACCTCCAGCGATAGGCTGGTTCTTCATCCGCTCGATACACTTCAATACGGCGGGCAACAAATCAACCTCCTCGCAAGGATCACACTCCTCGCATTGATTTGGCGTATTATCACAATCATCCAAAAGAATGGCGTCATTGATCTCTACACGACCCTCCTCATAGCCAAGAAGCTCAAAGGCACGACCAGCGAGAACCAAGCGGATAGCGATACGGTCTCCTTTGGAAACGGAGAACGCAGTGTCATCAGAAACACCGTTGTATCCTAAGATAACATCATCGACATAAGCATGATCTTTCTTCGGCCAAGAAGCGTAGATCTCCGTGATCTCGTTCAAAGAGAATAACGGCGTGGAAAAATCCTTATCATAGATAGAGCGGGAAGCCGCTTGTTCATTACGACCGATACGGATCTCATAACGCTTGTCGTTACGAGGCTTACCGGTAAAATCAGTCACGGCCTTACAACCGTTCTCGGAAGTATCTTTAGTATCGTAAATACCGATCTGTCCTTCCTTCAAGAAGATGGAATCAACATCCACCATCTTAGCGTGTGGGGATACGAAAAGTACCCGGTCTTGCGGTCTGTGCAACATATTATCAATATTTTAGTTTAAAAATCATTTACCTAACGCAAACATAATAATAAACGAGTTCACGACAATAAAACACGATTACGAGTATATAGGCATATAAATAAATTACATTTTTTGTAAAGCTACTCTATTAAAACAAATCCATATTCATTTATAATATTATCAACATCATTAGATGACAATGAAAACCATTCCCCTGAAATCCTCTTGCCGGAAAACTTATCATGCAAACATCTTTCTATATCACCTTTTACACAAGCTATGATACTTAACCTTGGATTAGCGCATCTTAAATCCCTCTCTCTCTTCTTTACATTAAACGTCTTACCTATTTTAATATCCTTACTTAAACCATCGACAGCCAAATAGGTGAATATATTACAATCATGATCATCATCTACATCATTTACCAATATATCAATTATATCATCGACAGATTCGAATATACCCATTTTTATAAACTTGCATATATCTTTTTGAATACAAACAATCCTTTCCGATTCTTGCTTGGTGTATAAAAACTTATCACATTCACCGGTAACAGTCTTATTTATAGCAAAAATTATTCTCTCAATATCATCAGAACTAAAAAATGAAGACAGATATCTATACATATCACTATACTCGTTTCCTCCCCTTATATATATAATAGCGTCATTGCTTATATCTGATCTTCCAAACATTTTTATACATTCATTATATATAGATGGATGTAATTCCATGGCGACCATCATCCATATCTCTTTAGCACACATAACCAACCTATTCGATCCTCTACCGGTAGATTTATACACCCCAAGCGATTTTAATGTCTTGACAAGAGATGTGTTGTTTACGTCGTTAATAAAACTTGATAAAGATATACCTCTTATATACTTGTCTTTTATAACATAATATATACGCTCAGAACTATTCCTATTGGATAAAATTCCCTCTATCCTCTTATCACTCCATCCTTCTACGATTCTCTTTCTTAAATAAGCCTCTTGCAAGTCAGTCAAAGACATAAATGATGTTTCTTCATCACATCTAATAGGTACACCGAATAAAATTTTACTACTTGAAATCATATCATAATATTTTACACAATTAAATATTATGCAAATATAGAAATAAAAAAAACAAAAACACACATACCATGAAATAAAAAAAAGACCCACCTATTTCTAGGCAGGTCTTTCTATCAAACTAACGTTGTTTATTTAAAAGAAGCCACATTATCCTTATCCATCCTATATCTACTTAGTTCATTCTCGTTAAGGTTGAATTGCTTGGCGACCATATCCAGAATCTCCTCCACCAAAGGATCGGGCAGCTCAGGGTCGATGTCCGTGGACTGCTCGCCGGCGGCGTTGATATACCCAGACAGGTCCACCCTGACAGGACGGCGGTAGTACGTCATCTTAACCTCCTCGGTACGGAAGCCTGACTCGTAGACCACGACCTTCCCGTTCCCTATGGAGTAGAATGTCTCACGGTAGTCGTAAGAAGGACGGTTATTCTCGTCTCCAAGAAGCTCATGGATATTCTCGTTCTTAGCCTCCCACATAACGAAATCAGTGGCCTCACACCCTTTGTATGAGAAAACGCCTTTTATGTTAGAGAACCATAGATAGTCATCAGGTAAGTTAAAGGACGTAGACTCAGGGTCATCCATCCTACCCGCATTATCCAACGACATCCAATAAACAAGAAGGTTTTGGATGGAGCGTATAGTCTCGTCATCCTTCCTATTTAGATAGTACTTAACCAACCGGTCTTGGGCCTCGTTGAACAACAGCACGAACCTCCCCGGATCAAGCTTAATCCCGCCATTGGCCAGATTCTGCTCGTTCTTCTGCAAAGACCTTAGATACGCTTCTTGGATTGTCATAATTATTCCTCCTTAACCTTATCACCTTCCTCTACGTCATCCTTCTTCTTAATATCCTTAACCTTCTTGGTCTTGGACTTATCATCGATATTAGACATAGATATGATCTCCTCATACTCATCCAATACATTAGCCTTTATGTTAATAAAGTCTTTCTTGGTAGCCAAGAACTCAGCGGATGTCCGAACGTCAGGTCCTATGATCTGGCCATTATATTGTAATCCGGATGGAGTCATATTGATACGACCATTTCGTTGAAGGACGTTTACGATACGGTAAAACTCAAGAACTTCCTTGAAATCACCTTCCAATGACCGATCCCAGATATCAAGCAGATAATCAACATTGGTCTTCTTCTCATTCATCCAGTTTGATAGAGATCCTGTATAATACTCATCCTCCGTGAAATCCGGGCGAGTTACGATACCGATGTAAAGAAGAAGATCGATGACAGCCTGACGATCGTCGCCGCCTTTCTTAAGGGCGCTGATAAACTTATAGCTGATGTTCATCTTATTGATCTCACGCTGCTGAACGAAATCCTTCATATTGTCTTTCTCCACGAAACAGAACATGGAGTTCATGAAGACAGGATCGCCATCCATTTCCTGAGGAGTCAACATGCCGGAAAATACAGCCAGATATAAATAAAATAGATCTACGGTATTAGCCGTATTATAAACCTTACCCATGAAGATCTTATCCTTAGCGTCATCCCAAAATTCTAAATTGGTTTGAGATAGATCCATCTGCGACATTTCCTCGAAAGGCTTCATGATATTATCTACCCGCTGTTTGACGAGCCTGTCGATCTCATTCTTGTCAAGACCATTATAGCATCTTGATCTTGGATAAAAACCGGTGTTATAGGCCTTGGAGAAATCATCCCAAGGGCAACATACGTGAGTAGCGTTCTCCGGGAACGGAGCTTTAGCTATATTAGCGTCTTGAAAGGCCTGAGGAGCACTTCCATCATGTTTGCCTACAACCTCATATAAGGTATCTGACATGATATTGAAACCGTTTACCTCGGCCAATACCTTCCTTGATTTTAAAATTTCTTTCATTTCCTTATTTTTTTGCGTTACTTTCCTAAAAAAAAAGAATAAGAATATTCTCTTCTATAAAAACCAAATTACATATGTAAACTACCCATAAACTAAAGATTTATGGGTTTTAGACGTAGAAACATCATCATGTATAGAACACGATAACAATTCCCATCTTTCATGGGTGTTTACATACCCCCATGTAGCAATATTCATAGCGGCATTAATATCCGCATCCGCAATATTGCCACAATATTTACAGTGAAATCGCTTCCCATTGCGAATACCTATATGTTTGCATTCATGGCATGTTTGCGAGGTATAAGCCGGAGGGACGGCAATGATCTTAACTCCATTCATCTTACATTTATATTCAAGAAAGGAACGAAGCTGATAAAAACTCCACGAGTTACTTCTCCTTCGGAATGTTTTGTTTCGTTTCTTAGAGTTCATACCAAATCGAATATTCTTAAGATCCTCAATAGCGATACCCTTATTTTCTTTCTTAGCCTTCGCAACAAGCCATTTGCTGATACTATGATTCACAATGGTAGCAAATCCTCCCTCACGTCCTCTCAACCGTTTCAGCAACTTATGACAGTTGCGAGTGCCTTTGGACTGGATGGAAGCTCTCACCTTATTATATTTGTCTCGTATATTCTTGACCTCATTAGAAGAAATATTGGTTCCGTCAGATATAGAAACAATATCTGTAATCCCCATATCAACACCAATAAAATCATCTACATCATTTTCTCTCTCATCTGGTATTTCTATCGTTTGATAGATATAAAACTTACCCCTAATAAAAACTAAGTCAGCTTCTCCTTTTGCAAATTGCATAAGATGAGGACGATAACATATATATGCTATTTTCTCACGTCCTTTAATAAGCGATATAGAACATATAGATTTGGAAATTTTGTAAGATAAAACACGCCTATCATATGTGATAGATCCTAACTTACGAAAATATCTTTTCTTATTTCTATATGACTTATACGCATTTGCGACCTTACTGATAGCATGTACTACAAGTTGAGAAGATAAATGATACGTCTCCTTTATTAAACAATAAACCTCCTTATGTAGATCAAACTGTTTAAACACACATCGTTCCCACGCTATCTGAGAAATAACGTTGCAGGCCTCGTTGAAAACACCAAATGTATCTTTCAATATTTCGACCTGCTCGTATGTTGGGAGCAATTTGATCTGTAATGTTAATTTCATACAGTAAATATACTAAAAATATAGAATCATTAAATGTTTGAAATAAACATTATTGATTAAAGAAGGAACAGTGGTTCAATTCCTCCATAAGGATAAAGACTTATAGGAAGAATCGAACCTATTTTATAAAAAACTTAGCCGAAGTAGTTCGGTTGAAGCTCGATAATCAAGAACTTACTATTATCCATAACCCATGCTGCGGAAGCAGAGTGGCACCAGAATTGCTCTTTCATGCCCGGCAAGGATGATACGATCTCATTACCGTTGGCTTTGTGTGCCCAACGACCGTATTCATAACCCCACCACATGCTTACACCTTCTGGTTTGATATAGAATACGTTGTTGTTCATATTACCTAACTTAGCGTTAGCCGTATTAGGAATAGCGGAATACGCGTTAGTCGATCCAGCGTCAGTGATATTCTCGATAATACAAGAATAAGAAGATCTAGGATACATGCCATTCACTAACTCGCTACGATCTGTCATGTCGGCGTAATCCAAAGAAGGATCATGCTCGAACTCAACATTACCGATGCCCGGGATGAAAGCTCCCTTAACCTGAACCGGACCTAAGATCATGGCGTCGTTAGTACCTGAAATAGGATTAGAAGGCAACATCCTATCGCTTCCCATACCCCAGCTTAAGTTCTGCAAGGTAGTGAAGAACGATTCCCTGATCAACTTCTCTAAATTGATCATAGCCATAGCTCCTACCTTGAACTTAATCTTACGTTCCGTAATAGGAAGATCCTGACGTCCACGGAAAATATAAGATGCGGCAGCCATAAGCGTGTCTTTAGTAATACCCATCGGACGGCTATAGTAAATAGTGTAACCACGGCGAAGCTGACGATAGATACCTTCATTCAAATGGATAGGACCATTTTGATCCATGATAATACCACCTTCTTGCCACATCAACTGTCTGGCCTCCAACTTAACCAACTCAGCCATACAGAACACCTCCAACGTAGAGGCTACTTTGGCCGTACGCAAATCAAGTCTACCATTAACAGTCTTACCGATAATAGCCAGATCAGGAATATTACCCTCATACTCGCTTCTCATGGCATTCATACGACGAAGAGCGGTCTCCACAAACTCTGAAGTGCTGTTCTGGGCGGCCTGCATGGACTTCATACCAGCATACATAGTTGTCTCTCCTTCAACACCACGGTGGTTTCCTAAACGGAACTCACAGGTCATAGAACCGGCCTTGTCAGCTCCAGATACCTTAGAGAACTGAGTGCTGTACTCACCAAGAGCATGACCGATCTTCCAATAACGGATACCAGGACGTAATTTCTCTTTAGGGAAGTATTTAGCCTTACCACCGATAACACGACACCAATAACGTGTCAAGTCACCTTCTGTCTTAGACGGGATTTCACCTGAGATAAGGATATTACAGCCGTTAGCGGCGTCATAGGTGATGACATCATAAGCCGTAAACTCAGAGGTATTCAAAACGATATCAAACAAGCTACCATCAATACCAGGTTTCAGGTGATGACCTGAAGTATCCTCTGCCGTAACGACAGCAAATGTCTTTGTAACAGGAAGATCATAACGGAAAGAAGCTCCAATACCGTTAACGGAGATCGTAGCGCCGTTATTAATCATACCCATATACATCGGTACAGGGTAATTAGCGATATTAGAGAACAGATTCAACAGACCCAAATGATTCTTATCAGGGTCCTCATAATACCAGCTCGCCAATGAGCCTAAGTTATGCTCTACAAGCGATGTCTTATAGTTCTTGGCATCGGTGAAAGCAATAACGTTATCACCATTCACGGTAGCCGGAAAACTTTTTGTTAAAAAAGGATTCATAATTATCTATCTTTTAATGTTATACACTCTTTGATCCACTCAGATCAAGGAAGTTAGCTTCTATAGTATCGTTATCGATATTAGTCTTATTCTGCTTTCCTCCCTTATTGCCAGAAAGAAGAGTGATGGTCTTCTTATTAACCTCCATCTTAGCCTTGTTGGTTTTCTGTTTAAGGAACTCGTCCTTATTCATCAAGAACAAGGCCAAATCAGCGGCCATATCCGGATTTTTAATAGCCTCGGAATAGGCTTTATCTATAGCCGTATGGCCTTGATTGTCTATCGGCTTTGTAACGAAATCGACAGCCTTACCTATCATCGTGTCAGTCAACTGAAATCCTGAGCTTATAGATGTCTTTAGACCTTTCTTATAGACTTTCATCTGCTCAACTAATTCCTGTCTCCTTTTCTCGGACTTTTTTTTCTCCTCCTCGATAAGGTTATCCATCTCCTTTTTCAGGATATCATGGAACTTATTGGCCTTAGACTCGATAAACTCATCGCCTTTACCAATCATCATTTCCATATTATCCTTTATCTCATCTTCCGGCATACCCAACATCTTATAATAATGCTGGATAACCGCAAGCTGATCATTTTTATTACTCATATCAAGGTTATCCAACGGAGCCTGAATACTCTGATATTGGCTTAATAGTTGACCAACGTTACCACCGGCCTTATCCACCTCTATCATCTTCTTCATGAAATCAGACATCGACCCGGTATCAACCTTGTCTTTCAACAACTCATCAGCCTTGTCCTTGATCAATCCCTCCACTATATCGAGTAAATCATCCTCTTTCGTGATAGTAGAAAGATCGACTGGCTTATCATCTACCATAATATCAAGGTTATCGATACTGTCAATAATACCTCTGGCGGCCATCTTCTCCAAGAAAGATTTTCCATTAAATCCTGATACTACATTATTATCAGTACCGCCTTCGCCAAAGGAATCCGGGTCTGGGTTGGTAGCGTCGCCGCCCTTATCCCCGCCACCGTCAGCCGCTCCGCCGTCGGCAGGCTCTTCCTTGGTATCACCTATAGGATTACCATCCTTATCATATTTACCCTCGATATTATTCTTATCGCCATCACCGTCACCACGGTAAAAAAGTTCCTCGACACTCATGGTCTTAAAACCCTTAGCGAAATCACCCATGTCATTCATACAATTTCCTTTTTTGCTTTTTACAAAATTATCATTAATCTAATTACCAATTAAATCAAACCCATTATAGTATATGACAGAATTTTACGCCAAAATGATTACAGATTTTGTAAAAATATTTACAAAACTTGTAATCAATTCTTGTTTATTATCGACGTAAACCTATCTGTATCAGAATGTTTGTTTCTAGCGTCTATCTCCTTTTCTTTTAATTCCAACTTCTTTTTCTCTATCTCCTCACGAGATCTTCGCTCAGCCTCGGCATTAGCCTGTCTGGTTCTCATATCCTCCTCACGGATATCCAGATCCCGTTCCTTCAAGGCCCTATCAGCCATAGCCTCAACGTAATCCATACCTTCTGAGTTGTTCTCAGTCCTAGCGGCTTGACCGGCGGCCATTATGCTCTTACCCCGTAAATCGAAATTACCCTTGATGTAAGCAAGCTCCTTATCCTTCTCATGCTCATCGTTACGTGCCTGTTGTTCGGCCTCGGCTTGCTGCTGGACAAGTCGCTGTTTATTCTGGTATTCCTCTTGCCTTACACGATCGGCGTAAGATCTGGCATCCCTTCCGATCTGATTCATCTCAGCCGTTGAGTTGGCGCTCATCATCCTAGTGATATCAAGCAAGTCATTACCTAACGTATTTGTCTGTAATATATATTGTTTCAAATTCTCCAATTCCAGACGTTTCTTGGAATTAGATACAGCCATAACATTAAGATGACGTAACGACAAGCTGTTATCCGTAAGACTGATGTAAGCCAAGGAAAGATCGCTGTTCCTGTACATCACGGTCCAATCGTATCCTTCCTTCTGACATACTTGAGCCACGGCTAGATGAATATCCAATGTCCGTTTCTTGAAATCATCGAAATCATTAAAGTAAGTCTGGGTCTGTAGCATAGTAGCGTTAACTCCCTGTTTTACACCCGTAGAACTCTCGTATCTAGTTGACTGACCCATGGCCTGCTCGGATATACCTATCATCCTATAAGCCATCATATAGGCGTAAGACGCCATTTCCATACGGGATCTTATCTGATCCGTATTAGTAAGATCATATACACCGAACTGATTATATATGCTGCTCATCTGCGGATTCTGGTAAGGATTGTTTGTGTCATTACCACCTACACCCATAAATGAGACGGACTTAACGATCTGCATAAAAGTAGCCAAAGCTCCCTTCTTGTCCATCATATCCTTATATTCCGTAGGCAGGAATCCTAAGTCGCCTAAGAAGAACTTACCGATCTCCTTCTCGGCGTTATTGTATAGCTGGTTCATAGCAAGGTTATACATCATCTGGAACGGCTGTATGCGATCAGCGAGACTAGCCCCTATAAATCCAGAAACCGGAATGACATAATCATACAGACTGCTGTCACCATGTATCTGATGAGGTATTGGATCCCCACCAATATATATAGGCTTATCCATTAAATTACCTCCGGTGATCTTAACGCCAAACCTAACCTCAGGGACATACTCCAAGATATAGGTGTTCACCTCAGGATCGCCAACGGCTTCTGCCATCACCCTCTTCACCTTCTTTATCCCGTTCTTCTCCAAAAACTCAGGTAATAGCTCGTCGGTAACAAGCTCCTGATCTACCATACCGGTCTCCGTCATGTAAGTTATTAGAAATACCGGTTTCATGGACACCCAATATCCTTCCATGACTCTAAAAAGACGGGAATCTATCTCATATCTCTTTCCATTGGACATGTCAGAGTTAAAATAGCCAAAGGGATGGAAGCGGGGCAAGAAGCGGGGCTGGGTGTGTTCCTCTCCGTCCGGCCCGAAGGTATGGTACTCTCCCATAGGAACACCATAATAGTCCTCAGCGGCGACTATAGACTCATAGTCATGGTATCCTTTCCATGGAATAACCTCATTCTCGTACATACCGGTAATAGAAGGCTTCTTTTTCTTCCAATCATACCTAGTACCGTCATTGGATACCCATCCCTCGTAATCATCATCACCGCCCATAATCCGGCGTTTATCCTTGGCCGTCATCTTATGGCCGTATTTTGATATCAACTCAACACCCTCGTAATAATGAATACGGCCCACATAACTTCCATATTGCGGATATTTTACATCAGGATGGAAAACCTCCATCGGACTCCACACCTCCGGACGGTAGTAGTCAAATCCAACGAAATGATTGCGGAACATCTTACCGCTAAGGAGCCGGTCACGGAAATTCTCACGATCAAGCTCATCCATATAAAACCGGCTACGGTCTGACTCTATCGTATGGTCTCCCCATACAGCCGCCTGCGTCTTCCATCTGGTGCTCATGAACCTCTGGATATCGTCAGGGGTCATAGACACCTTGGCTTGTTGAATTTGCTCTGCGTAAGCCTGACGTTCCTCCTCGGAATTAAACTCATTGTATGTAGGATCAAGCCCGGCTTCTACAAGACGCTGATTGACGATAATATCCCACTGTTCTTGTATATGACGATGAAGTAAGTTTGACATCGTATCCTCATACTCACTTATAGCCATATCACCTACCTCGTTAACAGTATATTTATCCTGTAGGTTCGTCAACCATCCCTCAAAGGCGTTTACGATACCACCTATGATATCATAATGCTTCAAGAAAGAAGGTATCCTTATATCGCTCCTTAGCTTCTGCACGTTCCTTAACTGAGGGATAACATCCGCCATCTCCATAAAAGATAACTTACCATCCGCCATCAGATAATAGTCACGGTACATCTGGTTACGATCATACTGTTTCAACCCTATCGTCTCAAGAGCGTCCATACAATCCTCCTTCCATTTCCTGTTCTTTTTCTTCGTGGAAATAGCCTGAGGAGGTAATCCTAATAACGCTCCTTTTGCTGGAAACGAATGATCTCTATTAAACACTTCCATGATTATTCAATTTTATTTACAACAAAGATAGGCGTTTAATTGACATTCATTTACCTAAAAGCTCCTATAGATACCGATCCAAAGGCAGAGGCATATATCTCATGGTGCTTATAAGCGTCTTCCTTACGGGCGTTATTCATCTCCTCGATCTTCGATTTAGGCATGTAATTGTTATCGTCAAAATATCTGGCGAGAACCAACGCATGCCCGAAGGCTATTATCCTATCGACGTTCAATCCGGGCTTATACTGTATTATCTCATCCAAAAGAGCTATATCATCAATCAACTCAATACCTTTAACCGTTATATCAAGACCGGTACTATCATCATAACCAATAACGAAATCCTGCCAACAGTAATCCACCACACAGGAGAAGAGCAGGTTCTGGTTGCCGGGGGTCGGGTATAGCCCCAGCTTGCTGTTCTGCCGGGAGCCGGCCTTCACGTACTTATTGGCTATAGCCTCACCAGCGAATAAGAAGAAAGATGCCGGCATACCGCTCTTCCGATTAAGATACTGCTCATACATCTGGTCAGCGTTCTCCATAAGACATATAGCACCATATCCTTTCTGAAGTACCTCGCACGTACGACAAAACTGATCTATGGATGATGGGCGGGATACGTATGAAGCCACTATTCTATAGGCATAAGGATCTCGAATACCGACACGCCTTTTGAATACATAAAAAGCACCTAATGAAGGGGTATCAGACTTGGCCTGTTTATAAGGGTCGCAATTGTGAACAGATATATTCCTTAATAAATAATTATTCGTATCACATTCAAAATTATACACAGGACCGGTATACTTTTCTTTAGTTATAGATGATATCCTGACATATATATACTTATTATCATTACTAATAAATATACCTGTGGAAGGACTTTTTCTTGTGCTGGTATCCATACATACTTTAGACAATTTAGATATATAATCAGGAGTTAATGTCTCAACCAACTTCCTGAAATACACAGTATAGTTATGGCCTATCCTTAAATGATAACATGATCTTTGAGATTTAACCTTATTGCCATCTATATATTCAGCCCTATTTTTTTTCATTATGGATATACCTCCAACTACTCCAAGAGATAACAATATATCCTGTATACCCTCAAGAAGATCCATACTGACACTTACGAAATCCATGCCCGAATAATTGCGAAAATCATTATGGATAGATCCATCCGTATCCAGATATCCATGAATTAAACTAACCTTCATGCTAAACGGGAGGTATTTAGCAAATTCAGGAATATATTTACCATAACAATATTTACCAAAATTATTAACAAGCCACTCGCTTAGATAAACATGCTTAAAATTTAATTCCCAATTACCCTTCCTGCATCTCTCCGAAGGCTTAATACCAAAAAGATTATCTATAACCTTGTAATACCTATCCCTCTCTTCTGGATAGTCAAAACAAATAGCCATCTGTACACGACACTGCTTATCAATCCATCCATTCCCTAGCCACATCCCGACAAACCACCAAAAATCATCAGAAAGCATATAATCCCTAAATCCCGGAATATCCATCCTTTCTTCGGCATACATATTTGGGATCCTTGTCCACTGTCCCTCTTTTATATCCTTGACAGGTATGTAATCAAACTTGAATAAATCTTCCCTAACCCTTCTCCCTACGGTCTTATGATCAGAAACAAAAATAGGATGATCAGAAGTAAATCTATTTATTCTTACGCCATTATACATCTTTATCGAATAAAGATCCTCTTCGACCATATTTCTGACAAGTCTCTTGCGTATCCTAACATTATCCCCTTCATTATTAACCAAGAAATCATCATAGTCAACATCCTCTACATTCTTATATCCATCAGGGGTCAACACCCTTTCTCCGGGAGGCATACATCCTGCTACATAAATAAAGTCATCAAACCTATTGGATTGAGGCATCTCAAATATCTGAACAGGAGCGTCAATAACACCTCCACTAAACGGGAAACCAGCTAGCTGTTTATTAGATTTAGTAGTACCAAGCTTATTGCCCGATTCAAGAAAAACATCACACAGCATGCCGCTATATTGACCCGACTCAAGAAGATCGTTCTTATGCTTGATAGCGTACTCAACCGGGAACAGATTTTGAGAAGAGCTTAAAAAACAGTCATCAATCGTAAAAGGATAGAACATGGTATGAGAGGTATAGGCTACCCTGTCCTTTGTAGAAAGCTTCTTCCGTTCCTCATTAAGTTTATTGGTGCTAGCCTCGAAGTCTGTGGCGTCAATCTTGATCTTATTAAGCTTCTTATCATCAGGTTTTCCTAAATAATCACCCAACCCTATAGTTACCTTGACACCAGAGTTTGCCATTTGTCCCGGGACAAACATCGCCCATTTCCGTTCTTTCCATGTTTTTCCTTTCATGGCTCTACGGTTTAGGATATCCCAGTCCATGACCAGAAGGTTATATGTCTCGGGATCAGAAAACATTTCTTGAGCGTCCTTGGATAATTCTACCTCACCACCAGTACCGGCCAAGATAGGGCTAAGACGCCAGCCATAAGGCGTGTCGTAGGAAGGCATGGCGGCCGTGTACGGCTTCTTGATAGGTCCCTTACCAACCTCGTCGAAAATAGCCGTAGCCGGTGTCAAACCAGCCGTCTTCTGCGTGGAGGTCTTCCTACCCATATTGATGTTGGCTATAGAGATAATGGCATGGATATCACGTACACCATTGGACATCCTCTTGCCTAATGTAACTCCCGAACTCCAGTCGGTCTTGGTTCTGTTGATCCTGAAAAAAGGATGCACATGATCAAGACCATACTCACAATACTCGCCGATATTGGATAAATCACTGTCGCTGAATCCTACTACAGAATGACTAAGGCCGATCGTCATAGTAGCGTTCATCTGGAGAAGTGATGACATGATGGTCGTATTATGGGATACGACAAAATTGGTAGTAAGAAACTGATGCGATTTATTATCGACCTCAATACAAGTAGCCTTATATCTACCGTAATAATCTATATCGGATATCCTAAGTCTGTTATGGGTCTTGGATATATACATATCATCGCCATCCATGACGCAATAATATCCCATAGACCAGAATATTTTCCTTACAAAGGATATAATATACTCACTTTTGTAAACGACCTTAAAACGATCGTCACCGGTATTTATACCACAAGCGATCTTCATAAACGATCCTATGAACAACTCTTTCTGTTTTTTGGATGAATAAATGACATCATCCATCTCCTTCTTGCTTAGCTCAAAGATCCTGTCGGTAGCGCCACAAAGGAAGGAGGCGGCCAGAGACCCCATGAGCTGGGGCGATATCAGCCACCGCCGCTCAGGGAAATCTACCGCCTCCCCAATATCTATAGTCATTTTGGAGAAGTCAGAATGGATGATACCCATAGTGCTCATAACCTTATAATCACCATGATACTTGACTTTCCACTGGTGCTGCCCGCAACACACCACGCTGCGACCGTCCTCAAAGGTCACTTTGTACGTATCAACGAATCCCTGAGGATATACGCCAACTATAGTCGTAAGCTTACCATCATCACCATATATGATATCCCCGATATCGGCGAATCCTATTTTCTTAGATCCATGAGGAGTATATATCAGCTCCGAGTCCAGAAGAGCCTTGCCAAAACGACGAGTACCAAACATTCCCAACCCTTTCTTCTCCATACGGGCACGTTGGTACATCTCGGCGAAAAACCATTCGTTATCACGCAAACGACTGATCGCTGGCACACGTTCCCCGTTTGGAAGATCCTGAAATACGGGAAAGAAATTAACATGCCAATAAAGCCATGGGGGGATGAACGTACCATTGATAGTCACCCCGTACTTGACCTTATAAGCCTCTTCTTTAAAGAACTGCTTAACATCGTCATCCTGATCCTCCCAACCGAACAGATCGTTCCATACAGGAGGATTTTTCATGTTTACATAAAATTCTGGACTCGTGCTTAAACTCATTTCATAATATCCTTTAAAACAGACTCAATTCCACCAGAAACCTGACCCTTACGTTCCTTTTTCTGGACATTGCTTACAGACCTATATACATCCATGATCCCACTTTTCTCCATATAAGAATCATTCCATGTATTTATCTTATCGATTAATTTTGATATGAAGTCAAATGCCCTTGCCATATCCTCCGGCTTCTCCTTGTCCCAAGGATGCTTATCAATATAAGTCTTAGCGTCATTTATAGCCTTAGCTATGACCTCAAGATTGTCGTTAACCCGATCAGCGTCCTTACTCGTCGGCTTTCGTCTTCCCTGTGGCATTAGCTTTCATATCTTTAAACTCGTTATACTGTTTCATAAGAAGCTCATAAGATTGAACAACCCCTATCTTACTTACTTCCGTCACGCTCATATCATGGAACATATCCTCAAGCTCCTTATCAGCATATCTCAGACGTTCCTTGTCATCATAAAACACAAATCCAGACGTTCTGTCTTCCATAATGCTCTTTGCGGTAGACGCATATGTCGTATCGAAATCCAGATCCATACCGAAGCTGGTAGCCAACTGGATTATGAACATCAACCTAGAATTGACTTTTACAGCCTCTATATTCAACATCTGTATCTTATGAGTCATCTCATGAAGAGAGACGAAATCCTCCTCCTTTATCAACGATGATGATTTAAGGGCTATCTTCTTGGTTCTATCTTCAATATCGCTATACAGACGCTTGCTCTCACGCTTTATGGCTATCCAATGCCTTATATGAGTATCCGCCTCTTCTTTAAGATAATCCCTGATCTCTTTTTTGATATCCTTATCCTCTTCCATTATAATCACACGTTATAATCATTATTATTTAATTCAATCTCATCACTGATGCTTTGGTCTATAGACCTCAATAAATCCCTGGTACTAACATCCCGCAAGAAGCGGACATTACCACCATTAGCCCTAGCTATCCTCCTTAAAGCGGAGTAAAGTATATCACCCAACGAATATTCAGGCAACTCACGGCATCCGACTTCCATGACAATAAGGGCATGGATACGATCATCTATCTTACTTCTTACGGGACTTCGCATAGTATTTACTTATAAGCTTCCCCTATAATACGTAGCGGGAAATGTTTGAAATTACGTTCAGGATCATCCTTCGTATAACCCATAAGAGATAGATGTTTCTCAAAATGACCTTCCGTATATTTTGAGGTATCCAACGTCATCCTAAATATAGTTCTATTCTCATTGTCAGGATGTTTGTTATATGACACGTCTCCCATACATCCACATCCAAGATGATGCTCCTTGACATGGAAACCATCTTTATGGGTGATAAATAACACGATTTCTATCTTATCACCTATTTTCTGATCAAAAATATTTAGATAAAACTCGCTCTCGTCATCCGTAAGTCCTATATCAAAGGAATCGTTAGGGCACTCGATATTAAAATCGTTATGATCGGCCGTTATCACCTCCATAGCATTCCATTTAGCTTTCTCTCCTTCCACGAACTTCAACGGGCATACCTCGGTCTTCATCCAAGCCTTCTCCTTGATAAAACATCCACACAACGAACATGCTGATCTACCAATCAATCTCTGAAGAAATACCTTCGCTGGTAACTTAAATAACTTGAATAAACTGGTATTAGATGAGTTGTTAGGACATGACTTACATGCCTCAAGACGTTTACTATACCATTCAGGGTAATCTTTCTTATTCTTAGGAATCCTGCCCAATAAACTATCTTCCCAAGCTTGGGCTATTACTTGGGCTTTACCGATTGTTTGCATATTATTTCTTAAATTGTTTTTGTTGAAAATCCTGTAATTGTTCCCATGTCATTCCATACCGACATTGATACATGGCCTCATGGTTATCACGTATAAGAGGATCTCCGTTCTTCAACCCCTCCATATCCTCTATCGCATTAATCTTCTTATCAAGACAATCAAGCTCAATAGGCATCCTTTCATCCGGATAACGATTACCTTCCTTGACAAATATCCGGCGTATCTTATCACGCCTTACACGCATCTCTCGGAGATTGCATATAACGTATCCGATAAACGGGATTCTGATAGATATATTGTCAGTATACCTAGCTAGATGATGGATGTAAGATACGGATGCTTTCATGCACCACTCTACCTGTTGTTTGGTAAACTTCCCATCAGATCTTCTTACCACCTCATCCACGATATCCCTATCGAATGAAATAAGATTCCTACCCATCAATATCCAATTTGTTTCTCTTGAACACAAATCCCATTACACGGGTATCATCACCCTCCCCGTCAAGAACGAAATAGTTACGTAGGCTTCTCATCTCAATAGACAGCTCACGGGTACGGAAGTTCCCGTTCTTCTTGTCCACCAGAAAACCACCACGCTTCAACTCATTGTTAAGGACAGCGATGTAAGACTCCTTCTGTCCATGACAATCCATGTACTTAGCCCTGGTATCATCAGAGTATCCGTAGTTGATGTAGAAAGAAAGTAAGTTTATCGTTCTTTCGGTGATCAAGCTTCTACCCTTGGAATCCAGATAGCCGTTGTATATCCTTAAGAACTGCTGAATCATATCCAGTCTAGTGTCGTAAGGTAATGCGAATACGAAAGCTTTTCTCTGCTCAGGCATATGAAATTAGTTTTCAGCAAAACTACTTAAAAAAAATATCGTTGTCAAGAAATTTTGCCATAATCAACATAATATATGCTGACTAGCATGTATTTACGATAATCCAAAGGGAAAAAGCTGGTGGGGTAGGACGAACGAAGCCATATATATCTACGGCTGGCTGCAATAGCGAGAACAGTGAAGTTCACGTACGCTACGCGCGTGGACGGCGGGGGACAGCCTTATCCTGCCTCAAGGGATGCGACCGCTCCCTTTTTCTTTTTGGCTTATTGGCCTCCTATCCTTCCGTCATCGTCCAAGGCATCCAAAGGGAAAAGGTTGGTGGTGGACACGCAGGGGGACATAAGGTAAGGCTACCGCCGTCATCACGGATCGTGCCGTCGGGACTACGCAATTGACATGGACGGCGTGAGACGATACGATCCGTACCTTGAGGAATGTAGCCCAACCTTTTTCCCTTTGGCGTTTTCACCTTCTCCCTACTTACCTTACAGGATATGGCTCCATGTATCCAAATAAAGAATGACCGGCTCTCGCTACATGGACGGCGGTAGAGCTATGTTCGCCTGCCGGAGCGTGAGCGAACGCATACGACCTTACCTTTTCCCTTTGGATTCCTTCCTCCCAAGCTATGGGATATAAAGCCAAGGGGAAATGGGAGGCCTTGGGGCATGGAGCCTGCCGTAGAATATACGGGCGGCCGGAGCGTGAGCGACCGCACAAGACCTCGCTTTTTCTTCTTTGGCTTTTGCTCCACCCGATCCCCCTGCCGGGGTCCCGGCTTCCGGTATAGGATACGGCTTCTACCAGGTTTAGCCTGCGGTATGCTACCTGACGGCACCATACCTTGGCGGTAAAAAGCAATGTTTTATTAAATAGAGACTTTAAGTGGAGTACACAGGAACTCGACGCCAGGAGAGGTTCTGTGTACGGATAGAGATATTAGTAAGTAGAATATGTTTATAGAGTTAATTATATTTAATAAATATACCTATTAACGCGCGCGTAACAAGTGTGGTGTCAAAAATGATCTTTCACAAACACAGGAGTTTACCCCCCCAAATTTTATTACGACAATTTCGTATAAACAACAAATGGGCGACCTTCCCAGGCTACCCATCCATCCGAATAACTTGTTTCGTATTGATGAAACTTGTATATTCGCAGCAAATAAAATATCCTATGGGAACAAAGATAGTACTTTTACATAAAATGAAATCAAATTTCGATAAGATTCTTACCGAAAGATATACTCCACGTAATATTCAGGTCAAAAAAGATGAGCTAGGATGCGTAAAACTTCCAGCTGGATCACTTATATGCCCAGTCGATTTCAAGCCTGTTACCAATAAGGAAGGCAAAAAAGTGACAGCTATAAAATATTCATTGAAACATGAGGAGTATCATGGATCAGGTATTCAGATCAGTGATGAATGTAAGATGGCAATGATATATCTTATTATCATAAACGTATTCAAACATGTGTTTCTAAGAAATAGGATGCATGGCGGGAATAGAGATCAGATAGAGATCAATACCAAAGATTTTATTGATATCCTATCAGATGGATGCGCTTATTTCTGCTACCGCCATGTGTTAAGGGATTCTCATGAGGATATGAACTACCAGCTTATAAGCTTAAAGGCTTGGGCTGAAGGAGAGATTATGATAGCTTTATCGGATATCATAAAATACAAGCATAAGGCTAGTAAGACCCCAAGAATAAAGGATATGTTTGTAAAGAAAGGAGAATCTGTATATACCTGTCTTGATAAAAGTCTTGATTCTAATACCAGAAGAAGGATGGCTAACAAAAGTCGTAAATTAAATAGAGTTAAGATGTTATCAAAAATAATATTCTCAGCTAGAAACAGAAATATAAATAAGATATATAAGGTAACTAAAAAAAGAACTGTCAAATTCAATGTGTCATATCTTATGAATAGATTGAATATAAAGCTATCAAAAGAAGGTATGATGCTAATATCCCAAAGAACGGTATATCGGATGATAAAAGAAGTTCTTAGTATGTGCTGTAAGACTATATCCGATTTATATGATGAGGTAAAGAAAAACAACGGAATAGTTAATACCAAAGACAGGAAAAATGTAACTATCGGACACCTAAGACTATCATACATAGGAAAGATAATGCATATAATCATCGCCGAAGATTTTATAAAAGACGTCTTTTTAGGGGTAAAAGGGTCCGAGATGAGTAAAGCTGGATGATCTTAGCATCAGATACAAAATTTAATATTTATATATTATTTACATTTATTCCAATTAGTTAATTATAACTATTCGTATCTTTGTACCATAAACTTAAAAAGACATGGTACAAGAGGATTTTAGAAATGAAAACGACCTCCTTCGTCATATTATGACGGTGGATAAAAACGTAGAGCAGGGTCGTGCCTTGAAGAAGATTTTCACCACTAGGGAGAATCTGTTTATTACCGGTAGAGCCGGTAGTGGTAAAAGTACGTTCATGAGACGTATCGTAAAGTTCTTGGGTAAATGTGTTATTGTAGCTCCTACTGGCGTGGCTGCATTGAACGCAGGAGGGCAGACCATCCATTCGTTTTTCTCTATAAAGAACGATCCTTATATCCCTTCTATCGAGAGAGGTATGTTGTCTAATAAGGTGGATGTAAGTCCGTTTATGAAGAAGAAGATCAGAAACCTTGATACTATCGTTATCGACGAGATCAGTATGGTAAGACCTGATTTGCTTGATGAGGTGGCTGACGTACTTAGACAATGTAGGCGTAGCAAGGAACCGTTTGGCGGGGTTAGGTTGATTATGTTTGGAGATCTATCACAACTGCCGCCTGTGGTGACGGCGGATGATTTTATCGACAAATATTATGATAGCCGGTTCTTTTTCTCATCAAAGGCATTAAGAGCGTCAGGATTCTCGGTCATTACCTTCGAGAACGTATTCCGTCAAAAAGATCCTCAGCTTCTTTCCGTACTTGAGGATATAAGATGTGGGGTTATTACCGATGAGTCAAGACAGATATTGGATAGTAGGGTCAAGTACCCGGATAATATGGATAATACTATAATTATATGCTCAACTAACAAAGAAGCTTATGAGATAAATAAGACTAATCTTGATAAGATCAATAATAAGGTATTTAAGTTCGATGCTACTGTATTCGGGGAGAAGCCTGTAGCGCCCTGTGAGGATGAGCTTATAGTAAAGGTAGGAGCTAAGGTCATAATAACCAGAAACGGCAACGGGTATGTCAATGGCTCGATGGGTATCATAACCAGCATAGATACTGTTGATGAGACGATATATGTTCATCTAGATAACGATACTGAGGTGGAGATAACCAAAGAGAAGTGGGAGAAGATGAAGTATAAGCAGGTAGATGATTCCCTTGAAGGCATTTCTTGCGGCTATATAATACAATATCCATTGAGGTTAGGATACGCCATAACTGTCCATAAGTCCCAGGGAATGACTTTAGATAATATATTTGTAGACATCAGTAGAGCCTTCGAGATAGGGCAGATATATACCGCTCTTTCAAGATGTAGGTCTATAGACGGGCTTTATCTAAAATCAGTGCCTAAGGAAGATATGGTACTGCTAAGCGATAAGATATCTGACTTTATAGAGAAGGTGGATGAGAATGAAGGTGTTTTGAATCCGGAAAAGATATCTGATATCGGGAAGGATATGATTAAGAAACAACAAGATTTATTTAACTTCGAGGAATTTGGATTATAATGGCTAAGAAAGAACTTTTTTCAGACGTAGATGAGTTAGTATCATCTTTAAATAAAGAGCTTGGAGAAGGCTCGATAATGAACTTCGGCGATGATAAGCCTATAATATCCATACCAAGGGAAAGCACTGGTTCGCTGGTGGTGGATAAGGCCCTCGGAGGCGGATGGGCGGTAGGCCGGATTCATGAGCTGGTCGGGATGGAATCTTGTGGCAAGACTATGATGTGTACGTTAAGTATGATCGAGTTCCAGAAAAAGCATCCAGATAAGCTGGTAGCTATAATAGACGTGGAGAACGCTTTCGATATTGAGTACGCTAGGAAAATGGGATTGGATATAAACCGGTTTTTGATCTCCCAACCAAGCTACGGTGAGCTGGCTATTGACATCACAGCCAAGTTAGTCGAGTCCGGGAAGGTCGGATTTATTGTCGTAGATTCTGTAGCCAATCTGGTACCGAAGAAGGAGATAGAGGGTGATATGGAAGACAGCAATATGGGATTGCAGGCTCGTTTGATGTCCAAAGCCATGAGGGTTCTTACAGGAATCGTAAACAAAAGCGACTGTGTTCTGGTATTCATCAATCAGTACCGAGAGAAGATCGGTGTTATATACGGCGATCCTAAGGTAACGACCGGAGGTAACGCCCTTAAGTTCTATGCCTCTATCCGTATGGAGATGGCGAGAAAGAAGGTTATATTAGGAGAGGACGGATCTTCAGTAGGTCATGAGGTTAGGATAAAGGTTCTGAAGAACAAGACAGCCGTCCCGTTCCAAATAGCAGAGACAGCCTTGTATTATGGCGTGGGGTTTGATAAGGAACTTGAACTTTTGAAGTTATGCGAGGAAACCGGTATCTTTACCCGTAAAGGATCATGGTACTGGTACGGGGATGTCCGGGTCGGTAATGGCGTTGAGAATACGTTAAGTATCATGAGAGATAATCAAGAATTGTGTCAAGAGTTAAGGACTAAATTGAATTTGTAATCATGGCAATAGGAGTAAAATTTGTAGACGTAATACCATCCAGCGTAGAGAACGCTGTCGAGGTTAAGAAGGGGGATGTAAAGAACTATCTGTTCGTAGGTATTCCCATGAGTGAATTTATCGGGAAGAGATATGAGTATGAGGGATTCATATACATGTGCCTACAGGGTGTCACCGGTGGTACGGAACTTGGCGGCGATATAGCCATAGCCGTATTAAGACCGGTTCGACCAGCGACAGGACAGGCTTCTTATCATTTGGTATCGTATACGCCTCTCACATATACGAGATCTGATGTAGCGATATTACTTAGAAATGGCGATTTTAAGGTTGTTAAACGAGACGATTGTAATCTTATCTGATCATGGGGACATATATATCGATAAAATCAACGGTAAACGCATTCAGGTACGGTATTGATCCTGTACCTGAATGGTTCGATAAGATATCTAACAAGACCAATGAGGTCGATATTATGGTTGACGGTAATAAGGTAAAGGCTTTGGATATAAGGCTAGAAAATGGCATTCTACGGGCTTTTTACGGTTATTATATAGGTATGTATCCAGATAACTCTATACAGGTGTTTAGACCGGAGGATTTTCATTCATTATATACGTTGAAGTTATGAACATATCAATAGGTATAGATCCAGGTATAGATACCGGAGGATTGGCGATGATTCCGGATAACGGGGAGATTAAGGTAATCATGACTCCAAGGATATCGGCTAAGGGGGATATAGATCTTAGGGCTATATCAAGTTTCTTTCTCGATGCCGCTGACAAGATCCAAGAAGATGGAGGTGGAACGCTGGCGATCGCCGTCGAGGACGTCCACAGCATCCACAACAGCTCTGCCGCCAGTAACTTCACCTTTGGCGGACGGCGCCGGGAACCAAACGCGCTCTTCGCTATGATGGTGGAGATGATGGAACGATACGGCTCGCATCCGGACGTCAGGTTCATGTTCGAGGAGGTCCAGCCAAAGACATGGCAGAAGGAGCTTCATACGACAGCCGATCGGGTGTATTCGGCGGCTAAGTTAGACACGAAGGCTACCTCCATCCAATGCGCCATGCGCCTTTTCCCTTTGGTATCTTTCGTGAAACCATGGTCAGGAAAAGGAGTACAACCTACTAAGATACAAGACGGAATGTGTGACGCCACACTTATAGCCGAGTATATTAGACGCAAGTTTAAATTATTTTAATACTATTAAGTATTTATTGTATTTGAATTAATATAATTATGATTACATTTGCAATGTAATATAAAAGTTGTCGTTATGCTATTTAAGTGCTTGTCGAAGTCATTAAATGAGAAGTTGGGTAAATTGGAGACGGTGGTTAAGAATGCCGGTTCCAACTCCCTTTATAAGAATATTAAGATAGATGTTGTCAATAATCTGGCTTATATCACTTCCGTAAATGCCAAGGTATGTGTTATAGAGCGATTGGAGGTTGAGGCTGACTCTAACTTCTCTTTCTTGGTCGAGGCAAGCTCTTTTATCAGGTTTATAAAAAAGCAGAAGAATGGTGAGATTAAGATCGTTCTTTCCGATAAGAAGGACAGTATTACCATATACTACGCCTCTGGTGAGTATAGCTGTCCGGCCTTTGACGTAAATACTTTCCCTATGGTATATAATCTTCCTGAAGGAGGTATTAATGTTAAGACGAATGATTATGTATCGATACTTAACAAGGCCAGTAACTATACGGAGATAAACGAGCTTTATCCTTGCATCGAGAATGTGGTTATTGATATTGATGAGATTAATATTAATATAGTAAGTACTGACAGGAATACTATTTACAGGTATTTTGTTCCTAATCAGGATAAGGTGGAGAAGGTATTCATCCCAGTATCAAACGCCTCCTCTTTATTACTTGATAAACATATAGATAAGTCATTAGATACGTTGTCTATCAAAGTAGATGATACTAGGACTTACTTCTCTACCCATGATATGGATATGTATGAGATTCACTTTGACGGTAATTATCCTAACTGGAGGTTCGTGGACGAGCATTTTGTCAAAACAAGTACCTATGTCTTTGATAAGGATCTACTCGTCCAGGCCCTCCAGAATAATATCAAGGTAAATGAGTTCGATCATTGTAGATTGATATTCACTGAAAAAGGATGCGGTATTATGTCAGAGAACCCTATGTCGGGGAGATCTTGTAAGGAACGACTTACGGCTTTATCGCATAACGGTAATGATATTATATGTGATGTGCTATGTGGTAGGTATCTTGGTATCGTAAAAAGCATATCCTGTAATAGGATCGTTGTCGAACATGATCATAAATCTCATTTCAACAAGATTTATGGGGAGGATAATAAGAACGAGTATTTTTTGTCATCATCAATTATTGTTTAATTTTTTTATATATATAATATGGGAGTTCGTGAAAATTCATTATCGTTTAATACACAATACTTTAATATAAGTGGAGGTGGTGTATTGTATCAATCCTCAAGAGATCCTAAGGAAGGTTTCGAGGAGCATATAAATGATAAGACAGGAGCCGTATCATACTGGAGGGTTTTCTGGAATGGTATAGAAGGATATCTTTCCGATATTTTTGTATTAGAGCAGGAGATGAATGGAGCTAAGACAAATTTCTTATTTATAAAGATAAGCGATGAGGAAGGTAATTATGTTATAAAAGTTCCGTTGATGACCTCAAGAGGCGGGATTAACAGCTATGTCAAGTCTCTTGTAAGATACTTACCTAATATCGACCTGAAACGGAAGATTGTTATCAATCCTGCGCATACTAAAAAGGGAGAACAATATGCTCCTGGTAATTTCTTTATCTCATACGCTAGGGAAACTCCAGATGGAAATGATGAGCTTATCCAGCAGTATTATAAGAATGGTCAGAATGGATGGCCTGACAGAGTTGAGAGTACTGATATAATGGGGAATAAGAAGTTTGATTATACAGCTCAAGATGCTTTCGCTTATCAAGTACTTAATAAGTATATTCAAAGCATTAAGACAGATGGTGTGAAACCTACTCAGTCAGCAAGCCAAAATAACGCTGGTGATGTTACAACGCAAACGCCCCCACCGTCATACGCTACGCAGGCTCCGCAGCAGACGCCTCCTCCATCATACCAGCAGGCTCCGCCTCAGACAGCCCAAGCGCCTTCTTTTGGAGGTCAGCAACAACCTCCTCAATATCCTCCTTTTGGAGATGACAGTGATCTTCCATTTTAATTAACTAATTAAAAATCAGAAAGTTAATGGAGAGTAATTTTAATATATCTACTAAAGTGAACCGTGTCTCGATGCCTACCCAAAATAAGGTAGATACGGTTATGAAGAACTTAGGGCATCGACCTTGTGTAGCGTATTCCGAGGAAAAGAATATGTATTATAAGGATGGAGAATGGGTAGCGTCAGATCTTGACGCTACTATCTTACCTCTTAGGGAGATGTTCGAAAAGACATCTGATTTGAAGTTAGGATTGAAGATCGTTTATTTAATAATAAAATTATAGTATGGCTACGATTGAAGATATCAAAAAACTTCTGGAGAGTAAGTCATTTACATCAGCCAGAGATCTTGACGAATTTGAGGAAAAACCGGATGATAAGCTTGATGAGGTTCACATGAATTGCGATCCAATGGTAGGGATAGTTGAGAAAGATGGTAAAATTTTTCTCAACTCTTTAAAATTCTCTAAGGCATGGAACTCATTGGGAAAGGATATTCCTATCAAGCAAGGTAATGCCTTCCCGTTGGGTCAAGGTGATGTTCTTGATATAGACACAGGCATATCGGCGTCGTTCCCGGATGATACTGTCGGGATGGTTATGATGCTGCCATCGTTCACCAACGATACAGGCCTCACTTTGGTAGGATCACCGTTCGTTTTCTCTAATAACGAGAATATTACGATCAGAGTCACTAATGTCCGTAAGGATATAGCTATAGTCGAGAAAGATAAGCATATAGCTGAGTTAATTATAGTCGGCAAGATAAAGGCCGATATTCGTAGAACTTATAACAGTAATAAAGATGTTCGGATTGAAGATAGTAAAGAGTAGTTATATAAATACTCTAAAACAGGATCTTGATGAGGCTATTAGTTATTCAAGTAGATTAAAAAGAAATTATGAGGATGCTCGTAGTAAGATAACGGAATTGGAGGAAAAAGAAAGATATCTTAATACGCTTGTGGATTCTCTTGATATGGATATAGAATCCAAGGATTCTCATATCGTTAAGATGGGGAATGAGCTTAGTAAATCAAGAGAGCTATATAATGAGTCGGTGAAAGATAAAGAGACTCTTAAAAGGGCTTATATGGATATCGAGAAGAAACATAAACTATCATCTAAATTACTCGATGAGGCTAGAAGAAGGTACAAGGAAATAGAGGAGCAAAATAAGGCTATGTCAGATCGTATCCAGTATCTGGAAAATCATATTGATCCTGAGGCTTTAGATGGTGATGTGTCTGATGAGGTTATTGTTGAGGAGGATAAGATGGACCCTAATTCAGGTCATATCGATATACCTGAAAATAATATCTCTGAGGTTACTGGTACCGATGCCGGCAATGACGTAAATGTCGAGAATAAAACTGAGGAGAAGAAGAAATCTAAGAAACGTAAAAAGACTAAGAAAAATGAATAAGATCTTGTTTTTCTTGTTAACGTTATTTACCTTAGCGGCTGTCGGATGTAGTACATCTAGAACCTATTATACGGAGTACGATACTACTGATATATCTTATGTGGTGGATTCCATAGTATCTTCCGGAACCGTGATGGGCCAATGGAAGGAGTGGAGGTTTACGCTGGATGACGGCCGGGTCGATAACTTTGGTTTCACCGCCCTGTACGACGCCAAGGGAAAAGCTAGAGGGTCAATACAGGTTAGGCAAAGATCCGATACGTTTAATATCAAGATAATAGACTATCATAAAAAAGATAAAAAATGAGTTACGGACTAGGTTACATACCATCACCAGCGGATGATAGGGACGCTATCATGAATATGCAACATGAGGCTGTTCCTGATGAGTATAAGATCAATAATGTCGATAGCGTGGTAGATCAAGGTTCTTCCCCTATTTGCGCAGCCGTAAGCCTGGCTGAGATCCTTAACTGGAGAAAAGCTATAAAGGATATCAAAAGACCAGCTAAAATATCTCCTTACGATATATATGATCTGAGAGAGGATAAGGACCAGGACGGGATGGTTCTTCGTGATGCTATCAAGTCTATCAAGAACGTAGGCGTAGATGGGGAGAAAATAAACAGTTACGCTAGGATCATAGATCCGGTATCAGCTAAGGTGGCGTTGATGCTGAATGGTCCTCTGGTTATAGGTCTGTATTGCTATAATTATGGTAATCGATTCTGGCAAGGCCAAGGACAGAACTTGGGAGGTCATGCCGTTATCCTCACCGGATGGGACAAGGCCGGCTTCGTCCTACAGAACAGTTGGGGGGCGGGATGGGGTAGGTCAGGTATAGAGACATTCCCGTTCGAGGATTGGTGCTATATGCTAGAATGCTGGACAATAATTTCATAATACTATATAATTTTCGAGAAATTCCGTCCCACATCCTCTTGTGAAAGCCGATGTGGTGAATTTAGGACCCGTAGCTCAATTGGTAAGAGCAATTGGCTCATAACCAGTAGGTTGTCGGTTCAAGTCCGGCCGGGTCCACAGTTGGATTAATAGAATTTGTCATTAGGTTTAGAGTTTAGATTTATGTAGTGTCCTTGTCCGGGAGGATCAGGACGCTTAAAGGGGAGTTAATTTAACGGATAGAATTTACGATTCCTAATCGTAGCGTGGATAAGGGTTCGATTCCCCCACTCCCCACATGGTGTTTTCTTAAACATATTCCCGCAGGTCGGTAATCAACGATAACCGGTAGACAGCCTACGGGAATCAATAAAATCTTACGTGCTTAAGATCGCTTTCAGTTCTATTTTTCGTGTGTAATCTATAGGAGGGTAGCACGACCCTCCTTTTTATAAATACTATTTGCTATGGACATTAATCAGATAAAAACGTATCTACCATCAGGATGGGATGTGGTTGATCTAATAGATCACGGCATAATCGATCTTGATATCATGAATGAAAAGATGATGGGTGAGTATGTGGCTGTGTTGATGATAAAGTCTTATGATAAGATTACTGAATCGCATAACTTAACCACTTTCTCATTCCATGATAAGGATATAAGCGGATTACGGAGATTGGTATCGAACGCTATAATGGCGGTTGGGTTAAGGAATAATCCTCTGACAGGAGATGGGAACACGGCAATCAAATAAAGGTATTGAATACACTGAAAGAGGGATATTGGATATCCTTAACAGACAGTTCTTGGTATCGCCTAAATGGGTGATAAATAACCTGTATGTATATAACTGGGAGTCCGATTATCTGGCTATAACCAGATCTATGTACGCTTATGAGGTTGAGGTTAAGATCTCGTTAGCTGACTATAACAAGGATTTCGAGAAAGAGGAAAAGCACCAAGTAATGCAAGGCTGGTTCGAGGCACGGAAGCAAGCCCTATACGAGACCGGGGACTGGGTCAGGTACGGCCGGCCCAACTACTTCTACTACTGCGTGCCAGATGGGTTGGTTGATCCTAAGGACATACCTCCGTACGCCGGGCTTGCTTATGTTTGTGGCAGGAATTTGAGAAAGGTCAAGGATGCCCCTATCCTGCACCGTGATAAATTTGACCCAGAAGCTTATAAGATGGCAGATAAATTCTACTATAATTGGTGGAATGAGAGACGTAAGGCCAGACAGATAGAAGGGAAGGATATGAAAGACGAGTTCAGGAAAAGCATGAAAAAGGTGAAGGAGAAGATAACCGTCGATGCCAAGATCAAGGCGATGGAGGCGTTCTGGAGCGTCTGCGATTATGCCTACTGGCCGTACGGGGGAAGAGGGGTGCCCGGAATGAGACCCAAATGTTCCGCTTGTGGTGAGGAATGTAAATTACAATGCCCGAAAGGGAAAGAATTTAAAAACAAAATAAAATGAGTAAGATTAAAGATTTATTGGCAAGAGCCATTTCATTAGCCTCAGAGCAGCCTATGAGCTATAAAGAGGCAATTGAGTTACTTGATGGTATAGATACGTGTAAGGTCAAGATCTGGCTGGAAGAAGGAGCTAAGCTGCCTGAATACGCTCATAAAGAAGACGCTTGCATGGATTTGTTCGTTAAGGATATAGAACTTGACGGAGGCAGGATCATATATCATACTGGCGTACATGTAGCATTGCCAGAGGATTATGAGATGGAAATCCGTCCACGTAGTGGTTTTACTAATAGCGAGCTAATTATGCAAAACTCCCCTGCTACCATTGATGAAGGATATAGTGGGGAGATTATAATAGTTCACAGAAAAATGAATAGGCATAGTCCTTATTATTGTAATGTCGGTGGTAAGGTAGCACAGCTTCTTATTCGTAGAAGGGAACGTATCGTATGGGAAGAAGTGGAGTCATTAGAAGATCTTGGAAAATCTGATAGAGGTGATAATGGATTTGGAAGTACGGATAAGATAAATAAAGATGGCTTCATGACCAGCGAACGTCGGTTAGGAAACCACCGTGGTAATGAATGATATGGAAAATAAAAATACATCATCCACTACTAATGAGGGCTTGAAAGAAATTGACAAACAAACAAATCCTGTTATGTATGGATGGAGATGTCCGGTATGTGGAAGAGTATATTCTCCCTACGTATCTATGTGCGCTTATTGCGGTAATAATAATATGAATCATATTACATGTAAAGTTACTGGATAATTGATATGAGTGGAAGAATTAAAATAAAGTCCAAGGATAAGGATAAGAGACCTAAGATCGATGTATTTAAGGTAATAGAGAACCGGTTCAAGAATATGAACGAGCTTCGGGATCTTATCGACATGGATCCAAGGAAAGGGCTAGTCAGGATCCGGGACGGGGCTGGCTTTAGGGAGGTGGAGCGGGGCGGATGCCTGCACCGGAACTACCTTAATTTGTTGGAGGAAGAGCTTGGAACTAAACTATCAATAGATTTGATTGATAAGTATGTTAAAATAAAATAGCACATCACCTATCCTAGTAATTACCTAGGGTAGGTTCGTTTTGTACACCGAAGTATCTACCACGATCTGGCTATCTATATCCTCAATCAACTCAATGATCTCATCTCTTATATCGTAAGAAAGCAAGATCGGGATTATGGTTAACATAAAAGATAGTATTATCCCGAATCCTATTATGACAATGATATCATTATACCCTATATCTAATATCGGCATGACAAACATCAACCCTGACGTGAATATCATTACAAACAACGTGGATATCTCATTTATCATGTCCAGCTCCATCGTATCCTTAATCATATCTCCTCAACTTTAGTGTGGTTTATTATCCTACTGATATGACGGATACTTAATCCCGTCCTGTCCTTTATCCTACCATATACGTAGTTTCTAGACACGACAGTGGCCAAATCACCTAGCTCATTAAGTATCTCGTCATACATCTTATGTATCTCGTTGTTGCGGATAACCGTACTATCCCTTACATTTATCTTCTCGATATCGTCATCGCAGAAGAAGATCTTGATTTTATGTAGTGTGTCTCTAAACATGATTGTAGTTTTGTTCCAAAGATATGAATTTTTGATATCCGGTCAAAGACAATACATGGAGAAGCCAAAAAGAACGGGGGGGGGCGGTGGTAGGGCGGGGGAGGCCCGGAAGGACGAGGTCTCCCTCCTTCCCTTGGGATTACACTATCCTTACCGTTACTCGATAGTTACCATGAGAACTTTTCCCATAGGCATAAGATTCACATCCCGAACAAAGATCAGTTACTATACAATTATCGTTTAATATATAATCACCATCCCAACTTACATAACTTTCATCTAAAACCTGAGTCTGTAATTCAGATCTGTAAGTGAAATTAATGATCTTCCCAGGATCTTTTATCACCGTTACAGGAACAAAATTAGTTATCCTATTCCCGTATATCACCTTATTAGCCAACTCGAAATGCATACCCGAATTATATTGATACGTAAGGGTTCCCTCTATAATACCTCCACTTATGCCCAAAATAACATTGTACTCATTTTTCGGATTTAGATATGATATCTGGCCACTTATGCTTATAGTTTTTATCTTCTTATCGCGATATATATCAAGATAAGATCCGTTAAAACCAGGTTGATATGGCTTCCCATCAATATATATATCTACAAAGCCAAGACACATATTCTTGTTTATATTAACACGGTAGTGGATCTTACCGGGAGAAGAAGTCCTGCGCCTAAACATACCCCCTCCTTATCTGAGGGTTAAAATACCCCCCCCCATGTATTCAACTTCTTTATTCATAATATGTTATGTTTTAATTATATCGCAAATATAATAAAATTTGGGATATGTTGGGATGACGGACATGTAGGGATATGTGGGGGATATGCGGGACGGGTGGTGGGTGATACGTAGGAATGCGAGGTGGGATATGTGGGGATATGTGTTATATGCGGGACGGACCACCTACCCGAAATCACCCCGGCCGGGCTGCCGTTTTTGGGACCGCCCCCCCAATCCACGAAGGGCGGTAAATGGGAACGGCAAACGATCAGCAAACCAAAAAAGGAATGCTTATTTTTAATTTAACTTGTTGATTATCAATGATATAAACCAATATTTTAATATATATTTACATTTGATTAGTTTTATTATATATAATCGTTGAATTTTTATTGCATAATATTTGTTTGATAATAAAATACTCCGTATATTTGCCCTTGTAAGATAACAATATTAACAAACAGGCGTACCAGAAGCCGATATAAATCCCAAAGGTATGGGTAAAATCTAATGACAAGTAAAGAGTTAAACAAAGTACAAAGCGAGGTAAAGAAGGCAAGTGAGAAAACGTTAACTGGTGCTGTCAAAGCATGGTGTAACCTGTTTAAGTCTGGAAAAGAGATCAACAAAATATTGAAGGATAACGATATTAAAGTAGATAAGGCTATTGTACCTGCTTTAGTTGCTTTGGCAAAGGAAAAAGAGATGGTAATACAATTGTGTAAGGAAATATTACCACGTGTAAATGATACCTTTTGCGCCTACAAAGAGGTTGAGAGAGAATATTACGACAAGCAAGATCAGGCAAACAACAGTAGGTTGCCATTGGATAAGGTAAACAGTATAGCCGTATTAGGTAATACACATAAACGCTTTGGGTATTGCGATCCTGTAGCATACAGCGACACAGATAGCGTACCCTACTATGAGGTGTTTAATGGATCGGATAAACGTATTGTCAAAGTAGCTATACCTATCAAGCGATACACATATAATTTGATCGCCAAATGTATCACTTACTACCTAACACACCCTAAAAATGATAGATAATTAGGCGGGCTATAATAGCCCGTCACGGTTGCATGCTATTGCGTCCCCGTCGCGCAACTGGACTAAGACTAAAATAGCGAGTTATTTAACATATTGCAATAAGGATATACATGTTGGTAGGGTATCGATAGCATGTATAGATAGATCGCCGCTTAACAATGTGATTTGGGTGCGTTGCCAGTCCGGAGACGTACCGTTATCCTTTTGGCCTTATTGTAAGTCGGGTTAGTACGTTAAGGTCTCCTTAATAGGCCGTATTATAATACGGGGTACATTGGTGTATATATGCATGTATAGGGCATATGGTGATATGCTGTTAGAGTAGCGCATATCAAGTGTATAACGGTGTTATTTCCGTGCTAATGTATCAATACGATATATGTTAGGGTTGCTTAAATACCTAATATGTGTACGGATAGTAAATAACAGCCCTTACAAGGGTATTTAGTGCGGTTAAATTGACGTACTTAATACGCCTTGTCGGTACGTATCACGGGTGACGTATGTACGTATTTGGCTTCGTTCGTTCGGGGCAAAGGGACAAAACCAAAGGGAATCGGGCGGGTGTGGTGTGCTCTGCTGTCCGTATCGATAACGGCGGCTTTGTGCCTTCATAGCCGTGCCGTATTCTTATTGGTGTAATTAAATGAATATATTATGTACAAAAAGAAATTTGATAATTTGAATAGGAAACTATCTATTCAAAAAGAAAAGGCTTTAGAAGCTATAAGAAAGTCTCAAATTGAGTTTTATATTGAGCTTACCAAAGAACTATACAAGTCTAATAAATTAGATTGCAGTAGGGAATCTGATAAATGTAGGCGGAAACGTGTTAGTTACATGGCAAACAAATTGCGACAATAGATCGTTTGTTTTTATTTGATTTTAAAGTTTGTGCCCTTTCGTACTATAGTGATATAGGACGGAAGGGCTTTTTTGTGCCTAATTTTACAAAATGATAGCATAACCATATGTTTTGCTTGCACATAAAAGTGTTAAGTCGGTAAATTTTAAGCCTTAATTATAAATGTGTAAGTAAAATACTTTATTATGTATCATTTTGTATATATCTATATCCATACGGGCGGGTGAATTGTACCCTTATGCATGGATTTGCGCTTGAATCGATCCTAAAAGGTATATAATAGGCGGTACTTATTGTATATTTTTTATCTATATCTAGGCTTGTCTTTCCTTAGAGGTAGCTCTAGGGGTTGATATATATTATTTTATTGATACTCAATTAATTGTATTATTTGCGTTCAATTTTAAAATCGTGGTTACTTATTGTATATTTTTATGGGTGTATTTATATATTTCGTACTCACCTTGTTTTGTGGGTATATGGCGTTTGAGTTGGGGCGGTACGTTATAGCTACGGGCGACGCTCTGCCTATAATCATAGTTTCTTTATTGGTTTTATTATCAATACATTGTATTAGGCAAGTATATAAGGCAATCAAGAACAAAGACCTCGATATCCTAGACTGAATCAGCGTTCCACGTGGAACAAAGTAGCGGAAGGTCTCAGGTTTTCGTGGTATTTTCGAGGGAGGTTTGGGATTTGCGTGATGGGACACCTCCAAACAAGGAAAAACCTTTCCAAACAAGGAAAAACCTTTCCAAACAAGGAAAAACCTTTCCAAACAAGAAAAAACACCACCAAACAAGAAAACCGCCTTTCAAGCAAGAAAAATACCTTCCAAAACAAGAAGAACACCTTTCGAGCAAGGGAAACGCCTTTCAAGCAAGGGGTATCTTCCAATCAAATGTAGTTTACAAGTGGTAGGAGTTTTCCGTCAAGGCAAGGCGGTTGTGAGTGATGGTGGGTATGGTGTTATTGGTGGGTAGATATTGTTTATTAGTATGGGGTGATGCGGAGGAAACCAAGGGAAAACGGGGGCGGCAATGGCGTGGGGTTGGCCCCGCTGGTCGTCCGTTCCCTATTCTCCTTTGGCGTTAGTGTAATATTAAAAATCTGATAGTGATATGACAAAAGAAGAAGCAAGGAGCGTATTTGGCGGTAGTATAGTAGATAATCTGCTGTCGCTAGGGGCTGAGCCTACCAACGTGGTAAGGCAAGACGGGTTGATAGAATGGAAAAGTGATGGATATATAGAGGTAGGAGGCGTACAGGTATGGGCCTACTATTACTTCGAGGATGGCGAGGACGTTGATAGATGTGATTGGGCGGATCATATGGAGATAGAGGTAGAGGAATGTTGGATTTAAAACCGGTTGGTGGTGGGTAACACCAAGGGGAACGGGCGGCGGTGTCACGGCGTGGTAGGCTGCGGGTGTCGGCTGCCGTTCTTTCTTTGGCGTGGTAATAACTAAATACTAATATTATATGGACGAGATTGTAAAATTACAAGATGAGATACTGTCTTACCTTCGTAATAATATTACAAAGGATGAGGCGTATTATATCCTTACGACTGATAAGGATATGATAGAGGTTCTTATATCAGATAAGAAGGACGGAAGCAAACGTATCAAGATCCTTGATATGGAATATACTATCGAGAAGGATGATATGTTATTGCTATTCGATACTGATGGGGTAATAGACGAATGTCTTTTGGTTGCCAGCTATATAGGGGTAAATATGTATTTTCGCAGGCAAGATGTCAACGCTATTTTGTATAACATCAATAGAGAGAAAGTTATGAAATATCCTTACATAGCTATTCAGTTAGATAATATACAGACTATAGAAAAGCGTAGGGTTGTTTTTGAGATCACCGGGCATAGGATGGATGATAACAAAGAGAGAATAGATTTTATGTTTATTTATTTTATGGCAAGATTATGCGTATAAGAAGAACTGTAAAGGAAAGGGATATTATGAAGGTATGGGTATTCGGGTACGATCGGAAACTTATAAAATCGGCGGCGGATTCCGGGTTCAGAAACATGTCAGAGGTATTATCTTACGCTAATTGTATGGCAGGAGATAAGCCTGTAGATCATATTAGGGTCTCGAATGAGAATCGTGGCTGGTGTGGATCGTATACTATATATGGTAGGGAGATAGATTAGTTTGATAGTGAACAACAAAGGAGGTGCGTATGAATAATGTTATAACAAACGCCAATGGCGTGAAGGTAAAAGTAAGGGTGTATGATATTGGCGATGGGGAGATAGATAGATACACGATAATATGTGTAAGTGATAAGGGTAAAGATAGTAATGGGTTGGTATATTATCCTGTGTTTGCATGCAGCGAAAATCCATTTCATCCACAAGGGATAGGAATGTATGTTGGTGATTATTATCCATATAGGAGACATTCATACGATTTCGGTAAAAGAGTTAAGGATCTAGCATCCTTACCAGAAGAGGTGATTAAGTACATAAAAATAATAACGACATGAACGAAATAGTTTATAACAATTACGATTTAGTGGCTTTTGAACAAGATGGAGAAGTGGTAGTGGCCGTAACATTTTACAGATATTACAAGAAGAAAGCTAAGGGCGAGGTTAATTATAGATGGAGAACCAGATGCCCGGAATTAGTGGATAAGATTGTAAGACACCGTACCAAGGTATTTACCGGTCAACTCATCCAATTAGCGAAGGCGTATGGGGAGAAAAGAGTCATTAAATATCAAAAACAGGAGGAAGAGGTATGTCAAAATACGACAGGGACGCTATAGAAATATATATACTAGATCATATAGATACTGATAATTACAAAAAGCAGTTTAGATATGATAGGGAGTATCTGGCTTTTATGCTTAACGTGTTTAAGGATGAGTATAAAGAGCATATCAAAAGGGATGGGATTAAGAAAGCTTTCGAGGACTACATAATGAGCGTTCCGTCTATATTCAGGATTCATATAGCGGATTGCGATATCAGGTATTTATTACGTTCATGGGAAGTGGAGTTCGATGATGATGATGATGATGAGATATACATCTTGTACAAAAAGATCATAAGGGAGGTCTTCTTCAAGATGTGTAATGATATGAACATTAGATTTTAGTTTGTTAATATTGTGGCCATGACCTTGGCGGGGTGGAAGGATATATCATAACTGTACGTGTGCGGATATGATCCGGGGTCGGTTCCCGGCACCTTGGCATAACTTAAATGTAAGTAGTATGGAAGATAATATTTTAAAAAGAGCGGCAGCGGAATTAAAAGAAGCCGGTTGCAGGGTTTTCGCATGGCAAGATGATACTTATAATAGAGGTTGGAGTAAGGGTGATTATATAATGTTGTATTACGCCTTCCCTGATTCGCCTAACATCGGGTATCTGAGTCATGGGGAATATGGGATGAGCGTAGCATATAGTAGAGCTTATATACCGAGCTGTGGAAGTGGATCGGGGTGTTGTGTCAAGGAGGAAGCTACGTTTGACCTTGAGACGGCGTTAGACGTGCTGAACGGGCCGTTACCTAGGTGGTGTAGGTCTTATGGGGTTTATCCAAAGCAGTACGATAATATTGATAAATGGTATAATAGCGATAATCATAACAAAAAACTATTTAAGGAGATTTGATATGGAGGTAAAAGATTGGGAAAATCTGGTTTTAAACACAGAGGTAGGATCACATTGTTTTGTTACGCTGATTGATAATAATGACATCAGTAGAGGTTACGCACAGATCAGACGCGCGGAACATTTCGGGTATAACATCTGCTTCACCCGGTTATATGGGAATAAGTTTTATTTCGAAAAAATAAAAGAAGGTCGTACGCAACAATATATCAATAGGAGGAAATGATATGGTGATAGAGTTTGATTTCGAGATATACAAAAACGGAGATTACGATAAGGTATATCTACGTAACGGAAAAGAGGCAAGAGTATTATGTGATAATGGGAAGGGTAATAGTCCTATGGTCGTGATGATTGAGGATGATAAAGCGGATGATTATATTATTCTTCGTTATAACGAAACCGGCAGAAGGAATATCAATAGTCAATCGAGTCTCGATCTTATGTTATCGGTAAAAGAACGGGAGCCAGAATTATGGGTTGTCGTTATATCTTACATGGATAATAAGGATAAGAGACAAAAGATGGTCTTACCTAATTTTTTCTCAAGGAATATAAGAGGAAATGTATATCTTCAAGGAAGCTCTAAATCAAGTGTATCATATTATGTTGATAAGCTAGAAGAAGATGGGTGCTTCGATGAGCTATGCGAGAAGATAAGGGTAAAGAGAGATCGCATTTATAACATGGAAATAATATCACTATCAGATGACGAGACGGCAGTTTAACCAGTTGATAAATGATCTGGACGGTAAAAACCCGTTTATCGTATTGCATAGGGATGCCGTTGCGCCTAAATACGTAGGCGTGGAGGTCTCGAAAGAAGGCGTGGTATACAACTACTCGGTTATAAGCATAAACGACGAATATAAGCCTAAAAAGGCTCTTATTTCGAAGATATTGGGTATAGCTGATAATCTTAATGGCGATAGCGGCTTGAAAAGGGAATGATTGAGTGTATTTATGACCATAATAATAAAAGTTGTGTACTGATACGAATGATATTGGACGGAGGATAAATATGGCAGTATGGTAATAGACAGGTTTATGTCTTAATATCATAATATTCTGCTATTATATCCTCTTTTTGGGTAAGGAGTATAATAAATAATATAAATATCTTGGATATGGATGAAATTAATATAGGTGATAAAATTATGTTTCACATAACCGGTAACCATAATATAGGGTATGCCAAAGGAGAAAGATATATCGGAACAGTATTAAGTAGGGATCACCGATCACGCCTTCATGTGAGGGCGGAAGGCATGCCTAGAGCTTGTATTGATGAGCGGGATGTGGATAAGCTTATCGAGGAGAGTATGGATTTTGATATGGATGAGGTAATACCTAATCCAGTGGCGAGGAAGTTGTATAAGCTAATGAGTAAATATATTTGCGCATTCGGATGGTTTCATGAGAGTATCAACGGCTGTTTTATGTAGAAAACCCATTCGTAAAGATAAAGGATGAATGATATCTGAATCTGGATTGTGGTGGTTCGTGAGAATAGCCACAATCATATCTCTAAACGTGAACATAAGGAGGTACGTATGTCATTCGATTGACGTTAGGGATCTAGTTATATTAAAAGAGGAGGGATTATGAAAGAGATTGTATTAAAACTGTATGAGTTTGATGAGCTGTCAAAAGATTCACAAGAAAGGATCATAGAGCGTGAGCGCTGGAATATAATGGATTGTTGCATGGAAGCTTATGGTGCTGATTATATAAGCACCATGAAGTCTTTTGGGGATCTGACAAATACTGAGGCTTATGGCTGGGAAGTTGGATATACGAGGTATGATTTTAGATTCAAATTCAAGTACAATGATCCTATATACTGTCATCCAACTGATTATGATAAGGATATATATCCTAATAACTTATGTGGCAAATTACTGTTCAGGTATATCAACAACAACATTATGCCACGTATTATCAAGGGCAGGTGTTTCTCCACGCCATGTAAATATGTTGATGGGAAATACGAGTATAAGCACAAATATAGTAGGGTGATGTTTGACTATGGAGATAATTTCCCATTGACAGGGATGTGTTATGATTTATATCTCCTGAAACCTATAATTGATTATTACAATGCATGGTGTACTTATCCGGAGGATTTTTCTTTAGAGGATTTGATAGAGCAATGTTATGATAATTTCTTCAGGTCATGGCATGAGGAATATGAACATTGGGTTGACGATGAAGATGCGATACGTGAGGAGCTTCATCATAATCAGTATGAAGATCGACTCTATTATGAGAATGGGGATGTGTATGTTGGATCATTAAATGAAATAGTATGAAAACACAAGAAGAATATGCTCGTGAGATTGACGAGATTGTTCGTCGTGATGTAGAGAGTTGCCAGATTGACTGGTTTAAGATTGATAAGGAAATATTCATGCTTCCGGAAAACAAGAACAAGACATTTATTCTCGGAACCCGAAAGACAGGATGTGATTTGTTGATACTGGGAGGCACTAATTGTGATGAAAGTTATTTGGATGGGGTTTTTGGGTGTCTTGGTAATGAGAAATTCTATGTTTGCCAGCCAATATCTCTTTATGAGACAACACGAAATATTCAGGAAAGACCTGCCTTGTACGCTTTTAAAATAGCGACCGAGTATTTCAGGGCGCATGGAATGGTCCCCGTATTTGAAAATTCACATTGCAAATTGATGAGGTTATGAATATAGGGATAATAAGATACAGGCTTCCGATTTATTGGATTGGGGCTTTGATTAATGGTGACTACACTGGAATATCTAACGAGGAAGCGCAAGAAGTTGATGACTTTGTAAAACATGCAGATGGTTGTCCAGTTGGTGTGGATTGGGGAACAGAAGGTTTTTATTCGTATAATGACGCAAACGCTATTGGCGGAACTTGTGTCGATGTTATTTTTAGCAAGTATAATCAATAATTAACACTCAAAACTTAATAGATATGAACAACTCTATGGTCGCTCATTTGTGGGCAAACGAAAAGAAAGAATCCGCAAGAGGTAGTAATCTTTTCTTTGAAGGTAGAAGTATTTATTCTTATGGTTATCATTTTGAGGTTGGAAGAATCGTAAGAAATAAGTGTGGTGAAAAGGCGTATTTGCTTAACGATAAGTATTATTCTTCTTCTACCTGTAAACATCAACATTGTGTTCGTAGTGCAATACCAACTGGTTCAAAGGTATTTTCTGTTGGATATAATATGTCTGATGATGGCAGCATGGCTTTTATCACCAGTCAATTGGAGCTTATCAAAGAGGTTATCGAGAAATACAAGAAGGTCAGAACAAGCCTGTCTTATAGGGATGTTTGGGGAGTATTTAGAAGTCTAATGGATTATATTGAGTTCTTTAATATGGGTACCCCCGAGAGCCTTCTTAAAAAGAGCGCAAACAACTGGATTGGAACTAAACATGCGTTATCTTATGAATCGGATAAGATTAAAAGTGAATATGTCCATGAGTTAAAGCGTGTGTTTGAGGTATTGCTAAATCATCAAGCGTTAGAAACTTTAGGGACGACCAATGTGATAGTAGATGAGATTTGTGGTGAAGGAACGTGGGCTGGGTATGTGGCCAGATGTCAGAGATGGAAAGATAGTCAGGCGAAAAAAGAGGCTTTAATTTTTGAAAAAAGAAGAAAAGAAAAAGAAGATCGCAAGAAAAAATTTGAAGAACAGATCGAGATGTGGAAGTCTGGCAAGATTCTGGAATTATATCTACATTATTATTTGGAGGATGACCAGCCTAACGTATGGCTTCGCATCAAGAATGGCATAATTGAGACTAGCAAGAATATCAAGATAGGACGAGCTGAGGCTGAGAGACTTTGGAAATTGATAAAGTTCTTCCATAATGGCAGTAAATTCCAACACGATATGGTATTGGATACAACCGGTCACAAATGGAAGATCAATAGCTATAAGAATGATATATTGGTTGCTGGATGTCACAGGATCGCATATAGCGAGATGGAGGGTGTTGCGAGACAATTAGGATGGGATTAAACAGATATCAACTAACATTTGAGAGCTATGGCAATCACTATCAGATTTACGGGAGAAACATCCAAGATGTCATGGGTGGCGTTACCGGTGGAGCCGGCGTATATGGGTGGGCGGTCGGGGAAGACAAGGCGCAGCCCTTGCTCGTTGGCTTGGTTGAGTAATAAAATAACATATAAATACGTAAGAAAATATGAGTATTAAAGAAGGAGATATGGTATCTATAAGACAGGATTTTATCAATCGATATAAAAATGTGCAAGAATCCATCATAAAGGCAATGGATAAGGCATTGGAGCGGGCAATAGGGAACAAGGTAATAGATTTCGAGAAGTGTGAAGACAATTATTTGGACGTCTATCCTCTTATTGGGGCGGTCTTACAGAAGGAGGTAAGGAGAGTACTTGGCGAAAATGTGAATAAGAATATATGCCAGAGTATGAAAATAAAGGCGACCAAGTACAGAAATGATTACAGGGTACGGTTGGACTATGCCGGGGATTACAGAAACGAAAATATAGAATAACATGAAATATCAAAATTTTATGTGCCCTTATGAGCTTGCGCTAAAGTTGCATGAGTTGGGTGTAAATTCGGAGTCGGAATTTTATTTTGTGAAAGAGACGAAAGGAGGGGGAACCCAGATAGATTCAGTTACGCAAAATACAATGAGGTATTCATATAGAAAAGAAGGCGACCTCATACCGGCTTATATGAGTCATGAACTTGGAGAGATACTACCAAGTATGATAAATGTCAGTAAATCAAAAATATGGGATGACTGGTTGCAATTGACACAGTATTTCCCGAATAGGGATAGTAGATATTACGAAGCCGCCTATGTTCGTTACAATGCCTACGATTCGCCAACAGAAGTGTATAGCGGATTTGGGGAAACAGAGGTGGAGTCAAGGGCGATGCTTCTCTTTGATTTGTTGGAAAAGAAGATATTGACACCTGATGGTTTGAATTTAAAGGAAGTGGATAGGGGAAAGGAATATGAGAACGAATTTAAATAGTACAAGTATGAGAAACACATGTCCAGAATTCCCGCTTTTCGGTGCGAATTATCCAGACGCGACTTGCATAGATGGCATATTGTATGATCTGGATAATGTAGGTGATGATGGTGTTCTAATCAAGCCATTGGAAGAGATTCCATGCCCATTCTGCCGAACAGAGGAGTTTATCAGATACGATCCATTCAATAAAGAGTATAGCATGGATAGTGAAGAGGATATAAGAGATTGGTATATGAGCTATATTAATGAAATGAGAAATAAGTATGGGGGAAAATAAGAAGAAACAAACACCATGCCGGAACTTGAAAGATTGGCATACGAACAAATGAAGGAGGTAAACGATGGAGACAGTAAGATTATCAGATTACTCTTCTTATGATAAAAACAAGGGAGGAATACAAAAATTGCGTCACAAATTCAGGAATCAAATACTTGAATATTGGGGAGAAGATACCGGGATTTTGATAGGAATAACCATGGTATATGAAAGACATTTGTGGAACGAGGAAGTTAAAGTAATATGATTATGGACGATAATAAGATAATGGAAGCGGCTCAATTGATAGCCAACTCCTCGGCGGCCTTAATACAGGCTATGGGGATGATGAGTGAGAATATAGAGAGGGCTAACAGAGGGGAATCTCTGGCTTATACCGAAAATTCTTTTATGAAACTGATTCAAGATAATGGGATAACATATAATGATGTAATACAAAGGGGAATGGAAATTATGAAGAACTTAGAAAGAGTAAATAAGTTAAATAAAATGCTATCAAATGCGAATGAAGTAGCTTATGAGGCTATGGTTGATTTGATCAAGAAAACAGGAAGGCTTAATCTTGATCTGAATGATATAAAAGATGAATGTGATTTCCCGGCGGAGATAAAGTTTTTTACCGATAATGGATTGGTTTGTTTATCAATAACATCTATATACTTATCAGAAAAAGATAAATTGAGGGTTGATGGGTATGATGATGATAATGAAAAAATAGAAGGAGTGGATATAGATTACAGCCAGATAGATGAGGTAGTATATCTGGCTAAAGTCATATTAGAAGAAGAGGAGGAAAAAAGATCATGGGAAAAGCGGATAAAAAAGATGTAGAGTATAAGAAGATATTAGAAAAATCACTATCAGCAATCCAATATCTGAGGATACATGGATTCTCGACGTACATAGAATCAGAAGGTATCATTAACAGGATAATGATGTTTAAGGATAAGAATGAGATGAGAGACAAGGATATTAAATCGATTACCTAATCATATGGTGGTAGAATATAAATGCGATGATGCTTACAAGAAGCCGGAGAATCCAATGGAATGGTTGCCGTGCCCACGATGCGGCCTCCGGCCTCTGGTCTGGGAGTTCGATAACGGGAGGTTCACGGCGTGCGGGTGCGGGACAGACTGTTATAGTCATTGGAGCGTGCAAGCAGAAAGTATTATGTCGGTCATAAAAAGATCTGATAACGGTAAGTCGGCTGAGGCGTATGATATCGATGAGCTTAAAAACAACTGGAATCATTGGGTGAGGACAGGAGAGATACTATTTACGCCGAGGGATGGGAGATGGTAGTATTATCAATGAGGATAATATGATGGATGATGATATGATAGATCATGTATTGAAATTCAAGGCTAAAATAATCATATTAAATGGAGAATCATATGGAAGCTAAAATAACTTTGATAGGACCGGAGTGGATATCATTGGATGGTTCGCTGCCAAAAGTGCAGAAACCATGTTATTTCTTGGATAGAGAGAATGTGTTTCGTGGGGTAATGGATGAGTCGGGTGACGTATATGAGATATTGGATAATGGCACCAATGATGTTGTATATCATAGCAATATAGAAGATGGATATATAGCTTTTTGGAAACAAGAATTAAAAATGATTGAGAATATGGAGGATAAAAATATTTCAGATAAGACAAGAATGAAGGGTATGAACCAAGGGATATGGCTGGCGGTTCAGGAACTAGCCCACGACGGGCGATGGACGCAGGCCGCAGAGGAACTGGTGTCTTCTTGTGGATTGACCGAGGATGAATGTAGGAAGCTGCAAGAAGAAAGCGGATCGTTTAATGATGAGATGCTTGAATTTATTGATATGATATTTGGTCATACGGATATGATAGGTGAAGGTGAAGATGATACAGAATAAATATGTATAAATATCAAATAGTAATTATATACAATAAAAATTATGAGCTTAATAGATAAACTAGAAGACTTGGTGGCTAAGGTAGACACCGAATACCAAGAGAAGATGGAGGCGGTGATCCGGGAGATAGTCCCGGGGATGCCGGAAGGGAATGTACGTCATGCCGCCGAGTGTATGTGCACGGACAGGATGGGGAGTATGATGGACATCGATCTTTATATATTAAGGGAAGAAGATAGGCCTTACGAATGCCATTATCTAAAGGATCTGCTGGAGGATAGGGTAGCTAGAATAGATAAGATGCATGAGGATAAAAGCTACGCATACGATACGAATGATAATTATTGGTGCGCTACTTGCGGATCTCATTCTCATAAAGAGGATTCTAAAACAGGATATTGTTGGCATTGCGACACAGATAATTGGGTTAGGGAAGATGGGGCGGATGTTGGAATATAAAAACAAGCAATTATATAACAAGGAGAAATAAACATGGGAAGAGGTGTTAATACAGGTGCCTTGTCTCCGGTCGGCGGTATCGGGGAAATACGAATGCGAGCAAACCTGCGAAAAATAGTGGCGTACAAAGATTTCGCGAAACAGATGGTCATGGCGCAATACGAATGATAGAGGAGATTGGTAATTAAAATATTAAATAACATTAAACATGAAAAAGAGTAGAAGAATTGTAAAGAAAATGAGCAAGAAGAGCCTTATCAACAAGAAGGCTCTTCGGTATATTATCGCAAACAGTAATTTATGTAAACATGCGATAAGAGAATTGGAATTAGCCGGATATGGCAAAGAAGAGGACGGTCCTAACAAATGGATGCGCGAACAGGTAATAGAAGCTGTCGCGCTGTTCTCTTCTCATGGGAACAGCGGGTTCTCGGCACCATTTGAAATCAATCTCGTCAAGAAACTTTGCAGTTTTGATATAATCTCTCCTTTGAGATTTGATGATGGCGAATGGGAAAAAATAGGCTTAGACGGGAGTTGCCAGAATAAAAGAAAATCATCGATATTCAAAGAGCCGGACGGGAGTATCCATGATGTTGATGCATTTTCAAAAGTTCCTGTAAAAAAGTTTTTATTCGCCACTCGAACGTGGACGGAGAACATCCATAAGATAGGATGGATAGGAGGGTTGTTTGAGACGGACGAAAACGGAATACTCACTGGAAGATATTTTGGTAAATGTAATGTAAAAGACTATCAGAACGGATATATGCCAAAAGGCAAGAAAGAAATACCATGCAGGGAGATAGAGATATCGCCGGACAATTGGATTATGACAGTTGAATCAAACAATGAGGCTTTGATTGAATTGTCAAAGATTTATGATATAGTCTGGCGACAATGCCCTTGCTTGAAAGGTATAATGGATACCAACGTTACACCGGAACTTGAAAGATTGGCATGCGAACAAATGAAGGGATAAACAATGAATGACAAATTTGTAGACATGCCGAAATGCATGGCGGACAAATACGAAACCGCCGACTTTATTGCCAGCGACCCCCCCCGTCCAGTTCCCAAGGCGGTATTCCGGGAGGGACGCGGAGGTCAGTGGGTTCATTACTTCGTGGCTCTCGTTCGGGAATCGAAAGGCGATCATCGGGGCGGCGGAGCGGATGGACAGGGAGTTTGGTGGCAGTCCTTACGGGTGGCTGATGGATAGGCAATATGTGAAAGTATATAATTACCAAAATATAATAAGGTAATTATATACCTAAACATGAATGATAGGAGAAAGGATGATATTAACTATTAATAATGTTTATTTAATTTAATTCAAAAACAAAATGTCTACTTTTGTAGACACATAAAAATTACACATATGAAAAAGAATGAATTTGTAAAGGAGTTAGAGAGGATCATTGATATGGTTAAGACCGAAGATGATGGTTTCGAGTATGGTGGCAAAGTCATTTTCTATAAAGAAGATGATAGTAACTATGAAGTCTCGGTAATGAACATTGAGATGAATTTGGAAGTAGAAGCCGATGTTATGGCTGGTATGGATGATATAGATTTTACCTGCCTTATGAGTGAGGTTTATAAACAAAAGGCGATAAAGGCTATAATGATGGAGAAGGATGATGATGAAGACAATTAATGAGATGACCGATCAGGAGATATATGATCTTACTGACGAGCAGATAGATAGATTGATCATAACAAGATGCGCTAAGGAGGGTGTTAGGTTTGTGGACGAACCTCCAGTTATGAAGACATACGACTACAAGCCTATTTCTCCATCTAATTTCTTCTACCTTTTAGAAGGATTGAGCATAGCTGTTTTTAATCAGGATGATGCTATTAAAATAGCTAAGTTCTTAAGTAAGTTTGATTTATACAAGACTACATACGATTTCACTATATCCAATGAGAAGATATATAATAAGTTGGATATAATCAATATCAAACATATTCCAATGTTTGATACGAAAGATGAGGAGTCCTACAAATCTATAAAGGACAAGAATAATAAGATTGAGGAGGAGTATAAAGATCAGGTGGATAAATACAAGAAGGATATAAAAAGAATGAGTGAAATCCATGCCGAGATCTGGTCGAAGGTAATCGATGTAAGAAATAAGATTGATCATATGAATCATCTTAGATTCCTTTTTGTAAAGGAATATCTTCCGTTGGTGGATCATGACACGAATACGGCTATGACGTTTTTTAAGAAAGCTTATGATGTGGATGATGATACGGAAAGATATATTCGTGAAGGGATAAAGGATTACCCATTGTTTAACAATAATATAGATTAAGATGCATAATTGGTTTAAATGTACGGTTTCTTATGAGACCGATGCCGAGAACGACATGAAGAAGAAGGTAAAGGAAGAGTATTTAGTGGATGCCCTTTCTTATACAGAGTGTGAGGCTAGAATTATAGAGGAGATGAAACCGTTTATCTCCGGTGAGTTTAGCGTTGATATCAAACGATTCCGGATAGCGGAATTATTTGCCATGGATGGAGACCGGTTCTATAAGGTCACGGCTGATTATATTACGATAGACGAGAAATCGGGCAATGAGAAACGCAAGGCGTTTAACTACATCGTTCGGGCCAATGACCTTGATCATGCCAAAAAGAATTTCGAGGAAGGCATGAAAGGAACCATATCAGATTTCGTTGTCACTTGTATCAAGGAAGAGAAGAAACTGATGGACTTTTACGAGTTTGATGGTAAGATCAGGAATCCGGAGAAAAAATGAGGATAGTAGGCAGTAAAGCTAGCTACGAAACCACGTCGTCCATAGCCGAGAAGTTGATGGAGATAAGTAAAATGGAGGGTACGATTTATCGTATCCTCACATTGTCTAACAAAACTTATCTAGCTTCTAAATTAGGATATAGCAGATCGGGGTTCTATAAGAAGATACAAAACAGGAGTTTTAATATCCGGGAACTAGCTCAGATATTCGACACGATCATCAATTTCAAGGATCAGGATTGGACGAAGGGCAAAATAGATAGGCTTAAGAGATATAGAGCCATGAGCCTCATGGAGTTTAATAAAAGTTATAAAAAGAAAAAGGCGTAAACTACCCGTAAACTAAAGATTTATGGGCTTTAGACGTAGAAATATCATCATGTATAGAACACGACAACAATTCCCATCTTTCATGGGTGTTTACATACCCCCATGTAGCAATATTTCTAGCAGCGTTAATGTCCGCATCTGCAATATTGCCACAATATTTACAATGGAATCGCTTCCCATTGCGAATACCTATATGTTTGCATTCATGGCATGTTTGCGAGGTATAAGCCGGAGGGACGGCAATGATCTTAACTCCATTCATCTTGCATTTATATTCAAGAAAGGAACGAAGCTGATAAAAACTCCACGAGTTACTTCTTCTTCGAAATGTTTTGTTTCGTCTTTTGGAGTTCATGCCGAATCGGATATTTTTAAGATCCTCGATAGCGATACCCTTATTTTCTTTCTTAGCCTTCGCAACAAGCCATTTGCTAATACTGTGATTCACGATGGTAGCGAATCTTTTCTCACGTCCTCTCAACCGTTTCAGCAACTTATGGCAGTTGCGAGTGCCTTTGGACTGGATGGAAGCTCTCACCTTATTATATTTGTCTCGTATATTCTTGACCTCATTAGAAGAAATATTGGTTCCATCAGAGATAGAAACAATATCTGTGATTCCCATATCAACACCAATAAAATCCTCTGCATCCTCTTCTTCCTCATCTGGGATCTCTATCGTTTGATAGAGATAGAATTTACCCTTGATAAGGACGAGGTCGGCTTCTCCTTTTGCGAATTGCATAAGATGAGGACGATAGCAGGTATATGCTATTTTCTCACGCCCTCCAATAAGCGAGATGGAGCATATGGATTTTGGAATATTGTAGGAGAGAACACGACTATCGTATGTAATAGCCCCAAATTCACGGAAACATCTTTGTTTCTTTCTATCAAGCTTATACGCATCTGCGACCTTGCTGATAGCGCGTACGACAAGCTGAGAGGAAAGGCGATACGTTTCCTTTATTGGATAGTAAACCTCCTTATGCAGACCAAATTGCTTAAATACACGTCGCTCCCACGCTATCTGAGAAATAGCGTTGCAAGCCTTATTGAAAACACTAAATGTATCTTTCAACATTTCGACTTGCTTGCATGTTGGAAGCAGCTTTATTTGCAATGTCAATTTCATACAGTAAATATACTAAAAATATCTAATTGTCAAATATTTGAAATAAATTTATTAATCAAAGAAGGGATAGTGGTTCAATCCCTCCCACGAGATAAAGACTTGCGGGTTTCTTTGAACCTGTTTTATGAAGGGTAGGATGTTACCATGTGAGAGGTGCGGCAGGATGGTAGCCATAAGGAGCAAGGGATTGTGCCCTGCGTGCCGGGCTAGGGAACTACCGCCAAAGGAAAGGACGGCGATACGGGTGAAGACCAAGCCGAAGGGACGAAGCCTCAGCATCTTTTTTGGCGCTCATGTGGCAAGATTAAGTATGGTAAGAAGATCCCTTACGGGGATGTATATACCATGCCCCGGAGTAGGCAATATATGCCACTTATATCCTAAACGAAGATATAAGTCTGTCGCTGAGGATAATGATAATGTTATTTATTTGACGATAGACGAACACACGAGGTTTGACTATCTGCTAGACACGATGGATTTTGACCGGCTTTTAGAGGAGTTCGGTGACACATGGCTTTTAGTGGCCAAAAAGATGAGGGATCTCGCACCTAAAGTCGAGGAGGATGGTAAATTAAAAACCAGATTATTATTATGGATAGAAGAAAACAAAGATTACTTCTAGCTCTCGGATACGAGGCTATAAGTGACATGATATATAATAACGGAACGATTATGGAAGTCATAAGCGATCAGGAATCGTTTGATGACATGAGGATCCGTTTATCTAAAAGGCATCATATGGTCATCACGGATGATGGAGTGGTAATAAAGGCGAATCCTGATAAAGGGATGGATGAGTATGCGCCATCATATTACTGGCGATCATCACTCCCAATATTAAGGGCATATCATACAGATCCTAAATTTACCGCATTCTTTGGCATATTAGACGTTTTATCAACGGTTCCGAAGGAAGATATCTATGAGGAAGAAAAGCCTGTTGACGAGCCTAAAAAAGAACCTGATGAGGAGATAGAAATTGAGTATGATCTGGAAACTGAGCAACAGTATTATGCCGCTGAATGGATCAAGGATATCCCGACACCAGTCTTATACAGAATGACCGTGGCTGGCAAGCGTGTTTATTATGAAATGGGAGCTGATGGATACCCTATCATATATGATGGGGCTACTAACAATATCGCTAATGGGTATTGTGATACTTCCGGGGCATTAGAAAAATGGAAAAATGAGATGAGACTCAAGGGTAAGGATCCAGACGAGTACGCCAACTACCGGGCTGACTTGGGTACGATCATGCATTACTTATTTGGATTGTATCTGACTGGAGTTAAGATAAAACTGATTCCAACATGGATAAGAAAAGCTGTCAAGGAAGCTAAGTTGAGAATAGACAAGTATAGGATGGAGCGGATATTAGTGGATAATATGGATGAGTTGATAGAAGATTTAATATCATTCGCTATATTCTGTAAAGAAAGACATGTAAAACCTGTGTTGATTGAGAAGATGTTGAGGTCAAGGAGATTGAAAGTGGCTTCCTCTGTGGATGCCGTGGTGGAGATGGATAGCGAGCCGGAGATGGTGGAGATAGAGGTCGAGACAGGAGAGCTCTACAAGACTGGAGCCAAGAAAGGCCAACCTAAGACAGAGAAAAAGAAGATAAAGAGATGCAGGAGGATATTTGCTATATTGGACTTCAAATCAAACAGGAAAGGCAATTTTTATGATGAGTATGCTTTCCAGCTTGAGTTATATAGAAGAATGATAATGGAGAACTACGGAAAGATATTGGAGATAGAGGAGATCTATAACTTCGCTCCGGGTGATCCTACCGCCAAGACAAGCCAATATAAACTGAAGAGACAAACTGATAATCCTATACTTAACATGGCTACAGTCGTATATCTCCAAGGTAAGTATAAGTTCGAGAAAACCAATTATACGGTTACATCAAGAATAGGATCTTTGGATATAGAAAGTGATTTTGAATTGAATAACTTGATAAGAAAAGAATCACTGAGAGATTATATTTATCGAATCATGAGTGAGAGGATAGGATAATGGAGTTTAGGGAATTTGACAAGAGCGTTCACAGATATGAATTGGATCATAGTAAGCCAAGAAGAAAGCTGACGTGCCCGCAATGCGGCAGGGATAGATGCTTTACGCCGTACGTAGATGTAACCACCGGACAGATAGTAGGGGAGCAGTTTGGGGTATGTGATCACAAAAATAAATGTGGTTACTTTAAATATCCAACAGGGAGCGAACTTGGGAGCAATGATCTTTTTACCGATTCTAACAAAGTATTAAGGAGGTACAGACCTCCCGTGGATCCGGATATAGCCAACTGCATTCCGGTAAGCAAGATGTTTGAGACGCTTAATCCTTTCGAGGCATCTGATCTTCAGGATTATCTATCCAATATCTTCGGATCGTATCATACCAATAGGGCATTTAGCTTGTATAAGGTGGGGATGATGAGATTCGGGGATTGGGGTAAGTGCTGTGTGTTCTGGCAACTGGATAAGAATTGGGTGGTGCGAACCGGGAAGATAATGGACTACGGGCCTGACGGGAAGAGGGTAAAGGTTCCCATGGATCATGTATGTTGGGTGCATATACTGGACGGTCAGGATTACCTGCTTAGGCAATGCCTGTTCGGGGAGTTCCTTATCAACTTCTATCCCAATGACGCTCCGGTGTATATAGTAGAGTCAGAGAAGACGGCTGTTATCTGCAACATCGTGTACCCTAGTAGGTTGTTCATGGCCTGTGGCGGTATCCATATGTTGAAGAGGGAGATGGTAGAGACATTGGGTAGGAGGCGGATAGTCCTGTACCCGGATAAGGGCGACGCTTTCAACGAATGGAGAAAGAAGGTAGACAAGGATATGAGGGGGATGAATATAGAGATAAGTGATTTTCTAGAATCAAAACCCAATATAGATGAGGGGATGGATATAGCGGATTATTTTATAATTAAACAAATTTACAATAATGGCAAAGGTAGTTGATAATTACAAGGGATTCAAGGTGCTTGAAATAACAAGACAGGAGATGATGGATAAGCTTACCAGATATGGGTGCTTAGGTATTTGCGATATGTGTAACAGACCTACATCCGTAGGTTATTACGTGGCGGTGATCAATCAATGGATGTGCAAGGACTGTTACAATGATTTCATCAAGTCAATTGACAGGTATGAGGAGGACATGAAAATAGAAAACAAGAATTTTAATAGATTCTGCAATCTATTTAATGTTAAGATGGAGGAGACGGTATGAAAGAATTGTCTTTAGCCCAGAAAGCTATGTTAAACGGGTCCATATGCCCATACTGAAAGAACCCGTCCACTATGATAAATACGGTAGAGGGGAAGCAAGTAGGGTGCGAGAAGTGTGGGGCTTGGATGAGGTCTGATTCGATGGGTAAACCAGTAGGGAGATTGGCGAAACCAGAGCTTCTTAGGGCCATGGATATAACAGCTATTGAGATCGATAGGTTCTTGAAAGAGTCGAGTTATGAAAGGAAAAACTTTTACAAAGAGTTATCCAGTGAGCTAGGAATACCAGAAGAGCATGTGTCTCCGTATAAGATGTCCTTATTATCATTGCTTAATGTTATGAGACATATCAAGGTATATGGGAAGAACCATATACAGATACATGAGGGTACCACGATAGGTAAGGCTTGCTCTAGGCACGGAGCGGTGGCGATCGGGAGTAACGCCTGCCACGGATGCCCGGAGTTTCTGTTTCATGTGGTAGACAATACAACCAATACGGTAGTCTGTGATACAGACATGAGTTATGGAGATTATGTAGGTGAAAACAAATAAATTTGGGCAATAATATCAATAGAATAAAAAATGAAAGTAATTTTTATTCATAAGCCAACAGAATTTTATGTTGGAGGATCGGTGTACAACAAATCTTATTGCAAGGATAAGATGATAGAAAAAGGCATCAGCGAGAACCGGGCAGAGATGCTTAGTGATATAATAGGTCCATACGTATGTGTGTGGGAGATAAAGGACGGAGATGATCCTTACGAGAGCATGAGAAGCAGACTCGGAGATAAAGCCTCATATTTAGATGGAGAGGATATTATCGTAGAGGATTATAATTATGACGAGGAGGACGAGGATGGGGAGATCGACTGAATACTATAGGACACATCCGGAGGCCAGAAGAAAGAAAGCCGAGACGGATAAGAAGATCAACGCCCGCCCTGAGCAGAAAGCCAAGAGACGGGAGTTGGGTCGCAAGAACTACAAGACCGATAAGTTGAAAGGTAAAGCCTATCGGAAGGGAAAGGATTTATGCCATACGGCTAAAGGACTTAGATATAAATCAAGATCAGCTAACAGAGGGTCTAAATCCGATACGGCTGGCGATAGAAACGCAAGAGGATGAGTGAGGATAGGATATGGAGGTCATCCAAGGAGATTATCATGGATGCCTATGAGAGGATAAGAAAGTATCAGTCGGGAGAGCTTCTCCCGGCTCGTACTGGATACGCTTATCTTGACAAGGCGTTGCTGGGCGGGTTCTACCCACAACATGCGGTGGCTATCGGCGCTAGGCCCGGAGTGGGCAAGTCTTATTTGGCTCAGAAGATTATGAGCAATGTAATGAATGTTAATATCAATCCCCAAGCTGATGATTATGTATGGCTCAGATGTGAATTTGAAATGAATCCAGAGGATTTGATGTTACGTTCACTATCAAAAAAAATGGGAAAGGATATACAAGATATTCTCCTTAACGAGATGTCTGATGAAGAGATAAAGGAAATGCAGAAATGTCTTAAGGAGGAAAACTCCAGCAGAATAACATACATTCCTAAACCATCGACAGTAGACGAGCTTCAGAACTTCTTATGGAATAGTTATATGCCAGCGAACAAGGATAAGAAAATGGTATTTGTATCCATAGATCATACAGCTCTTATACAAGGCACGGGTGACGCTAAGAGGAATATAGATAGTCTGATAACCATGTGTAATATAGCTAAAAGAACTTTTCCCAATATATTCTTTCTTATAATATCACAACTTAACCGTGATATTGAGGGAAGACGGGATCCTAAGGATCATATGCCAAAACAATCTGATTTCTATCAATCAGATACATTGGGGCAATTGTGTACGGCTATGGTAGCGTTGAATATCCCAAAAAGATACGGATATTCATCATACATGCAATTCCCGCAAGGCTGGTATCCTAATCTGGAACGTTTTAAGAGTGAATCAAGGCGCTCTTTCCGTGTAGATGGACTTATATTCCATCATATAGTAAAAGTCCGTCAAAGATCATTAGAGGAGATTGATGCGATACATGTAGATATCATGAAAGGGTATGAGCGATATTATCCAGATGGAGGTGTGGTACGCCAAGAAAGACCAGGAGGCACGGACGCCCCCGTAGGCAGCGGCAGGCCGGATACGACAGTCGTTACGCTACCGCCCCCGCCTCCCAGTATTCCATTGGAGCAGCAATACATACCGCCTAGTGATGATTTCAATGTAGTACATGACGAAACACCTTATTGACATGAGATTGAGACATAATTACTTGCTTGTAGTGATAAAGGTGCTGGAAATGTTCTTGAAGACCGTATTGTCGGTTGAGGATAAGATGGGGATAAAGGAAATTATATCCTCGTTAAAGGAAATGGCTAAATACAGCATCAGATATATCATAAATCGGGAACGGGAAAAGGAGATCATGAGTATCTGTGATGAGGTATCCAATAAAGTACAGGAGTATAAAAGGATAAATGACAACTCAATGATATTGGAATTGGAGAACCTAAAAAGGGAAGTTGTGGCGGTGGAGGATCTTCTTAGCTCATACAAGGGGGTTCTTGACGCCGAACTGGTGATAGCCGAGGATGATATCAGAATCATACGGGACAAGATCGCTATAAGCCTGAGGGAGGACGGAACATGTAAGAGCATGACTGATGCTGATAAAAGGGCTAGGGTGGACGTAAGATACGAGAGGGCGTTAGAGGATTATCGAATCCTTCTAAGATGCGCCAATACGGTTAGGGCTAAGATGTCGGTTGTAGGGCATCTTAACCAATCTATAAATCAATCTATATCAGTTGGTAGAGTTGGTATGGCTAATGAATCTTATACGGTAAAACAGTATGAAAAAGGGAAAGAGATTATCGAAAGCAGACGGCCTTAGGGTATTGATAGGAGCTTACAATGCTATAGAATGCAGACGTGAGTTAACTATGTGTGCAGCTATAACCGAAACGGCTGATATGCTTGGATTAGTGGATAGAAAAAATGTTTTAGCGTATGAACTTATACCTGAGTTGAGGATGTTTAAGCCGATCAATAGTCGTATAGAGGAAATTTGGTTCGATTTTTCCGATAAGTATACAAGGCTATATATATTACGCACGTTGATTAACATATACAACGATACCGATCATCCTGATATAGTAGAGAAAATAGCTAGAAAGATTAGATCAATATTTTAACTCATTAGCTTATGTATATTAATTTTGAACAGATGATGACATCAGGATTAACGATGTCTGATGTTGGATATCTTTTGATGATCCGGCAAAAAGAAGAGATGGCTAACACCATTCCAAAGGAGAAAATAGATAGTTATAAAGCATCTGGTTATATTGAGCTTCAGAAGAATGGGAAGTGGAAGATAACGCCAAGGGGAGGATCGCTGCTGATGCTGATAGAGACACCCGGTCTGACACCGGAGGTCGAGGGGATCCGGGACCGTATCGTTGGGGTATATAACGATATGGGTAAGGATACAGGAGCTATCAAGGAGGTAGAGAAACGGCTCGTATGGTTCGTGGCTAATACTAACTTCAAGGAAGAACCTATAGTAAGAGCCGTAATATCCCACATAGATCTTAAACGTGAGTATACGATGAGGTTGGATAACCTTATATGGAAGCCATCAAATGTCTATAGCGTACATATGAGCTTATCGGAATCAACGTTATTCGATACGATCATAAAGATGTATGGCATGACATCCGATCTGTATCTTAGGGAGAATAAGAATAAGGAGCTGGCATGGTTGTTCGCCGTAAGCCGGCTTCCGGACCCCCCCAAGAGGATGGATAAGGAATATACTATTACTGGAGATGTTAAGATGGACATCGAAAGAATATCAAATATAAAAAAAGAATTAGGTAGAAGATTAAAAATGTCGATTTAAGAGTTATGAAAAGAAATCAAGTATTAGGAGTAGTAATAGACGCAATATTTGCGAAAACATCTGAGTTTGATGATATTGAAGACATAAAGGAAGATAGTAACCTATCGTCCGATATGGCTATGGATTCATTGGACCTTGTTGAAGTGATAATGGATATAGAAAAGATGACAGGTGAATACATACCAGATGAGGTGTTTCGCAATACCCCTTGCGATGAAATAACGGTAGGAAGTTTAACTGATATGTTGTATGTTTATTTTAAGGACAAATAATGGATTTCGGATATGACGATTGGGAAGAGGGGCTAGAAACCCCTCTTGTCGATGATTGCGATGACGATCACAATGAGGAGGATGAGTATGATTTCGGCTAAAGAACTAAGGATAGGGGATCTTGTAAAAGACAAGGCTGGCAATATATGGAGAGTAGGGTGCGTTACTGGTATGCGTAATGAAAGTAAGTCATTGATCCTTGAACGTGAGGTTGATGACGGGATAATGAAATGGTATTCCGGGGAAGACGATGTCATGCCTATTGAGATAGATGATAACCTGCTTAATACCATCGGGTTTAAGTGTGATAAAGGACGGGATGTATATCGAGGCTACGGAATATCTATAGAGTTTTTTGATGATGGGTATTATCTTGGGCTTAGGGATCTGGAAGACGATCTAAGCGATCCTATACATATCAAGAATCTCCACCATCTACAAAACCTGTCAATGGATTTATATGGACATGATATAGATAAAGACTTATGATTATACCGGAGAATAATTTGTTATGCAAGGTCATAAACGGAGAGAAGGTTCTTGCCGCATCCTATTCACAGATAGACACGTTCGTCCAATGTCCATACAAGTGGTATAAGACTTACGTGGAGGGTCATAGGTCTACGGAGAAGCATGAGGCTACGTCATATGGTACGGTTATCCACCAAACGATGGAGTATTTCTTCAAGAACGGATGCAGACCTTCTTATGAGGATATGAGCAAGGCATTCAACTACTACGCCGATATAGAGAAAATACCTTTTGATAGCGTTAAATCTCAGATCGAGTCCATGCAACATGCGGCTAGGCTAATAAGATGGATCGTAGGGTTGTTTGAGAAGGACGCGGCTGGCAATTACAAGAAATCGTGGTCGGATCTTACGCCAATGGAGAAAGTGATCCGGGGGTCGAGACCGGCCGGCGTGGAGGAGGACTTCGTCCTGCCTTATAAGCTACCCAAGCCCCTTACATTGGATGGTGTGACATACGATAAGGTACATATCATAGGATCAGTAGACTGGAGAGGTGAGTATAAGACAAAAGACAGAATAGCCATGTATACGATAGACTGGAAGTCTGGGAGAAAATTATTCGATAAGGATAAATTGCTTCACAATCTCCAGCATCCGATATACGCCTTTTACATACTCAGAAAATATAAGGTATTGCCGGATATGTGCAGCTATTTCTTTACCCGCATGCTGGACAATCAAAACGTGAAGGTAGATAAGGAGAAAGTAGAGAGATCGGTCAAGGAACTTAACGATATTCTCCTTGACATGTATGATTTCGAGACAAATAAAATCAATAGCTATCAAGCTCACGTTTGGGACGACGCCAAACAGGGGTATAAGTACGAGAAGCGCTACCTCATGGGACGCCAGCCGGCCTGCCTTGAACCCCGCCCCAATCCTTTGTGTTTTTGGTGCGATTTCTCAATCCATAAACAAGGGACATGCAGGTACTCATCGGATTGGGATGATTCAAAAAGAAAGAATAAAAAAGAATAACTTTATTAAAAAAGCCTAGGTAAACATCTAGGCTTTAATTATATTTGTGTCAATAAATAATTGGTTATGGATAGAAACGAAAGAGAAAAACAGGTATTGGATCTTCTGATGTCTAGAAAGGATATCAGGAAATTGGTAGAGAAATCAAATGAATGTTATTCTAAGATGGATTTCGTTGGCGCCATGAAATACCGACAGGAGATAAAGGATATCGTAGACCGGGAATCGAAGATCATGTTGACAAAAAGCGAGTCTTTGGTGAGTTTGATGAATAACGCTGATAATGAATATAAATTCAATATGCTGGTATGGCTACATTCCATGATGTGTATGGCGGATGTATTTAACGGGATATTGGAGGATTTCAAGGATGGGGTAAGGAAAGCCAACGGCAACTCTAAGTTCGTTAAGTTCGATAATCTGGATAGATTGATGACAGAATGTAAGAAAGAGATTGATTACCTGATGAAAGGCACAAGTAAATCATTCCAGATATCTTTTGCCGTAAGGAGCGATGAGATGAGGGAGATGATAGAGAATATGGTTGGGAATAATATCCGGGAAGGGTACGACATGTTCAAGGAAGAGGCTGAGATGGTGAATGAGACATACAGGAGTAAGATAGAGGAATTTAATAAAAAACTTGACCATGATCAAATGTAATATAAAGCTAGGCGATATAGTCCATACCCAGATAGGAACAGGAGAGGTGATAGCCATAAGCAAGACCAAGGAAACTTTAATGGTGAAAATGGACGATGGTCGGGAGTGTGCGATAAGATTAGAGTACGTGAAAGACGTTTTTGATAACTACAGATCCAAATGATTTACAAATTAAGACCATATCAAGAGGAATGCGTTAAAAGTATCTCCGATTACATAAACTCTGATAGGCATGATCCAGTGTTAGTCATCGGACCGGTAGGTTGCGGTAAATCGATCCTCATAGCAGAAGCGGCAAGATTGATGGGAGATAAGACGCTGGTTCTCCAGCCGTCTCGCGAATTACTAATACAAAACTACTGCAAGCTTACATCATATGGCATACCGGCGACCATCTACTCCGCCTCCTGTGGCAAGAAAGAGCTATCTAACATGATATACGCCACGTTAGGGTCTATCAAGAAGGTTGTTGGTCAGCTTAAGGAGATGGGAATCAGAAATGTATTGATAGATGAGGCTCATGCCGGATATAGTCCTGAAGACGGCAGTGAGTTCATGACATTCATGAATGAGCTGAAGCCGAGAAAGGTGATAGGGTTTACAGCCACGCCATGTAGACTTAAAAACATGTCGATAGGACAGACATCATATTCCCAACTTAATTTCATCACTCGTATGAGACCGGTATATTTCAAGAACCTGATTCACGTGATACAGGTAGAGGAGATGATAAGGCAAGAATTTTGGACACCTCTTAAATATGAGACATGGGATTTCAATGGAGATGCCCTTAAACTCAATTCTAACGGCTCCGAATATACGGCTGAGTCTATTAGTGAGGCGGTGAGAAAAAATGGCTTAAACAACCTTATTTTACGTCGGTTGATGGTATTAAAAGACATCTGTAGATCTATACTGGTGTTTGTGGATTCTGTTGAGAGCTGCAATACGGCCGCCGAATGGATAAACGCCAAGATATGTGCTGGCATGGCGGAGGTGGTTCACGGAGGCACGCCAAAGAAACAACGGGAGGCTATAGTCGAGAGGTTCAAGTCAGGTGGGACGCAGGTGGTGTTCAACTATTCCGCCCTCGGAACCGGATTCGATCATCCCGGACTGGACTGCGTGGTATTCGGTAGACCTACGTTCTCGTTCTCTACATGGTACCAAGCCATTGGTAGAGCCGTGAGAATCAAGGATGGGAAGGATAGTGCGATGGTAGTTGACTGCTGCAATAATTCTTCCAGATTCGGCGATATACGAGGTCTTAGTATAGAGAACTACAAGGGATATGGATGGGGAATGTTTGTCAATGACAACCTAATCACCAATATCCCGATGGGGGATATGGTAACGAAAACGGATTTGGATATCAAAGCCGCCAAGAAAGACCGAAGGAGAGGGCTGGCGCAGGGCGTAACCGCCGCCCCTGTTCCCGGGAGACCGGATCATCCCCTTGGCTCTACGTTAATGGCATTCGGCAAGTATTGTGGATGGATGTTGCATTCAATTCCGGTATCGTACTTCAAATTCATAAACGAGACATTTGACTGGGATAATGATAGAAATAAGGAGATAAAAGAATACATAGATTTTTTAATTAAAAACAATAGATTATGACAGGATGTATATATCATGAGGCTGATCTTGACGGAGTAATGTCAGCGGCTATAGTAAAAAAGTATTTCAAAGGTAACATTGATCTTCTTCCTTACAATTATGGCAAGGAAATACCTGACGTGAATAAATATGATAAGGTATTTGTAGTTGACGTGTCATTTGGAAACAGAACAAGATTCCTTTTCGATGAGTGGAAGGATAAAGGTACAGATGTCATATGGATAGACCATCATAAGACAGCCATAGACGATATGAGGGATTACGAGGTAAAGGGCAAGAGGTGTATAGGGACGGCGGCCTGTGAGCTTACGTGGGAATATCTTTTCGATGACATCAAAACTCCTAATGTGGTAGAATTATTGAGTGCTTATGATGTATGGGATCATGACCGGTTCGAGTGGAGTGATGTCATGGCGTTCCAATACGGGATGAGGGGATATTGCGGTCTTGATGTAGACATTGTTAAGAATGTACTAGATAAAGCCGATAACAACTTAGTGAATGATATGATAAATAACGGGGAGGCTATAATAGAGTATATAGTAGAGAAAAACAGAGGGGAGATGAATATGTTCTCATTCGAGGCTGATGTATTTGGGTACAAGGCTATATGTATGAATACCACGGAGTTTAACTCTACTACATTTGAATCTATGTATAACCCTAAGAGACATGATCTGATGATGCCATTTTGCTGGAACGGAAGATTCTTTAGATGTTCATTCTATACCACCAAAGAGGAGGTGGATGTCTCGGCGCTGGCACATAAAGCCTATCCCGGGGGAGGAGGTCATAAGGCGGCGGCAGGCTTCCAGCTTAGCGCAGAGGATATGATGGAGTTTTTGAAAACAAAGAAAATGTTATGATTGGACTAGGATCTACCTTTATAATAATGGCGTGTTCTATCTATTTGATAGTAGAAGGAAATGAAAAGAATGATTCGACTAAATTTTATGGAGGGATAATAGCAGCGATCTTATCTATCTTTTTTGATGTGTTTAGTAATACAAAATATAAAAAATACAGAAAATATGGGGAAAATATACAAATTCAAGAGACTTAACGAAATGAAGCTAGACGATTATGGCTTCGGTTTGTTCGAGTACAATGGTGCTCTTTATTTCAAGGAGGCAGATGAAGGGAAATGCTTTGATGTAAGGAGCGGGAATGAGGTTATTATCGGGAAAGATAAGATTATAATGACTTTGGAGGATTAATATGAGGAAACTTGACAACACCAACAGGACGAGAAAGAAAAACGTACGACACTCGTGGGTAAAGGCAGGCCCGGGGATCCAACGCTGCGCTATTTGCGGGATTACGAAGCAAAGCGAGTGGAGGGACGGGAAGACCTCGCATTGCGTATATCTATCATCTGGTGAGCTTTATTCCATAACAGGTGAGACACCAGAATGCAGGGATCTTAGCGAATTTTATTAATCTAAAACATGAAAATATGACATGGTATGATACTTACGAGGAAATAAAGACCAAATATCCGGATACTGTTTTTGAGGAATATTGGTTAACGAAAGATGATGCTGATAAACTAAGGAATCATGAATCAGTTAAAAAGGGATGGGCTACAATTGAAAATAATCCTGATACAAGCGGTTTTATTATATCTAGTGACAAATGTGTTATCAATGGCTTTAAAGCAGAAAAGAATGATGGGGATGAGCGAAGCATATTGCTGCATATTGGAATACTGTCTCCTTTTAATGATGATCCAGTAATAATAATAAAGCAAAAAGGAATTTAAGATGAAAGAAGAATTTAGCAAATACGACAAGGTTGTTTATGACGGTGAGGTATTTGAGGTACTTGAAACCGCCGATCGTACAGGAATGATGAAATTATGCCCATTATTTAAAGCATCATATGAATATGCTTGGGCTGACGAGGAAATGGTTGTATCATTAAACAGGGCTATTAAATTAAGGATTATTGATGAGGAAACGGTCGATAATCTTACGGATTATAGCCCTATCGGCGAGGGTCTATGTAATACCAATGAGTGGGAAACGACAGACGCACCGTTCGTCGGGAAGGACGGCAGCGGGAAGAACGACCGGGTCGACGGCAAACTCCGGTGGGACCTCCTTCCTTTGGCTGAGATAGAAGACATCGTGAGGGTATATACAGAAGGAGCCAAGAAGTATGCTGATAACTCATGGCAAGATATACCTGATGGATTTAATAGGTATTTTGCTGCGAGTCAACGTCATATAATGGAATATATGAAAGGAGAGAAATTTGACAAAGAAACCGGTTGTTATCATCTTGCATGTGCGGCATGGAATATAATAGCTATGTTATATTATGACAAACATGGGAAAGGTAAGGATATGTCTAAAAATAAGACATTTAAATTCATAGAGGAAGCATCCATAGTACATGGGAACAGATACGATTATAGCAAATCAATATATAATGGGCATGACAGAAAGTTAATTATAACATGTAAGATACATGGAGATTTTATGCAAACACCTCATAATCATCTAAACGGGCATGGGTGTCCTAAATGTAGATATGACATGAACAGAAGATTAATATGCGGGGTTGGTGTAAATGACATATACGGGAGTAAAAACGATAGGAGTTATAACACATGGTGTCATATGATAAAGAGATGTTACATGAAATCTAAAAAATTCAATGCATATAAAGATTGCTATGTATGTGATGAATGGAAAATATTCAGCAATTTTAAAAAAAATTTATGATGAGAATTGCCATGATAGTACATTTCATCTTGATAAAGATATAATATTCCAAGGGAACAAAGAATACTCACCTCAAACATGCGTGTTTGTTCCCATGGAAATAAATGAATGTATAAAATCTGAATGGTCAAACAATAAGACTCTTCCACTGGGTGTTACTAAAACGAAATATGGTAAATACAGGTCAAGATGTAGAATAGAAAAAGGGGAAGGAGAGACACATATAGGTGTGTATGAAAATGAAAAAGAAGCATTTTATGCCTATAGAGAATTTAAGAAAAAAAGGCTGAAGGAAATGGCCGAAAAATATTTTAATAATGGATTGATAGACAAAAGGGTGTATGATGCCATATTGTCGTATGAGATATATCCATTTAAATATGGGGACAAGAGAAATGATGAATATGATTACACAAGTAACAAACATAACAAAGGGTTAATAGAATGGAAGAGTCAGGAGAAAGAGTAGAAGATGAGAGATTAAGAGCTATCGACAAAAGGACTGGTAAATATGTTGATATAATCAAGCGTACCATTTACGATGACAGTCCATTCCCAATAGTTCAGTATCTCAATTATAGTTATGATAAATTGAATTATGATTATGTAAGATATCTGAATTTTAATATAGACATAAATTGGGAGCATCGTAGATATCAGATCGTGAAGGATTTATTATCTAACGATTTCGATGGAAGGAGGATGAATATAGATGAGGTAGATAACGCTATATTTACAGCGGATTTAATTATTAACAGATTAAAAACTATTTGAGATGGTAAGAATTGATTTTTTCACGAAAAAAGACGCTGAGTACAGCGATTACATGCGATATATTATCGCCAACACGTTACAGGAGTATGATGGTGAGGTTACGTTGAACCAGATCCCGGAGAACAAGGCTACGGAGGAGGAGATATCCAGATACGGTATTGAGGTATACCCTACTATCATCGTCAGCGGTGATAATATGGATGGTTTCGAGAAGCTTGAAGGGATGACCAGAAAGGCTGATCTTATCAACGTCATGTCTATGTACGATAAAAAATAAGCTCATGACGATTGAGGATAAATATCTTGGCTGGAAGGATCTGTTCTTCGACCGGTTCGTTCATTGTTATGATGACATTGATCAACCACATGGAAGTAATATCCCTCTGGCTAAGATAAACTTCAGTAACAAGGCAGGGTATGTGGAGGACGGGACTATCAACATAGCCGAGTTCCTCCAATATCTTTGGATACATGATAAGGTATGTGGACGTAACCATACTCCCGTGAGCATACCTTCTGTCTTACGGACATTAGTCAGGTTGACGGAGAACGCTAAACTGGTATTCGACGATCAGCCCGGAATACATGAGATAGATACTTATAAAGGATTTTTCCTTAGGGACGATTTTCAACCCGGAAAAGATTATGTCCTTGACCTTGACAGGATAGTTAGCGGCATGGGAGGATGGTATGGTGAGGATGAGGATCCATGCTACTCGATGTTCGTCAGTCAAGACCAGATATGGAACTTGAACCCGATATTGAAGGTATTAGCTGATGAAGGATCTATTCTAGCCAAAGAACTTGGATATGATATAAACTCATATGTCAGCGATAACGGATATACGTTATACAACCCCTACCTTTCGTGGATCAACCACTACTATCATTACCTACCGACGTTCAATGAGGATAAACTAAAGCCTTGGGATAGGGTAGAGGATAGGAAAAATAAGTTCAAGATGACGGATAAGGTTAAGAGAGGCGCCAATAACTGGTACTATTCAGGCGGAACTATATCTTGCGTGGATAGCTTCTTAGGGAAGAAATACAGGAAGAATCTCCGAACTTTCATATATCGTGGAATAGTATTCTTTCTGGATCGGATATGGCATACGCCATTGTTTGAGAAGATGGGCGTGAAAATGAAGTACAACGCTTATTATTGTTATGCCGCGACCTCCGGTATTTGGTACAATAAAGGGTTCAAGAAAAGACTAGCCAAGAGATTTAACGAGTCTTTACGTGGCGGAGGGGATCTGTTCGGGGCTAACCTAGCCTGCATGGTCTGTGACCATAAGGATATCGATTGGGAAGCGCTTCGTCTTTGGCTTGACAAGTATGACGAGCCTAATGATAAGGGTATGGTGAATAGCCCTATCCAATTTATGTATTTATATTTATATTACTATTTTAACAAATAACTTGAAATGAAGAAGATAAATGACTGGGTTATAAGAACATTTGGGCTGAGAGGTTCATGGAGCTGGGCTAAGAAGCAGATGTTAAATGGAGCGATCATTAAACGTAAGGCCACTATAGGGACATATAAAATAGCCATTGATAATGACAAGAATAAGTTACTTGTAGCTACATGGGATCATCTAGATCAAAGTCCTGTATGGGAAAGGTGTCCGCATAGTTTATTAGATGAAGATGCGGTTGATTATTTTGTCACAGCTCATAAGGAATTATCATATGGGGGCATAAAGATCAGGATGAAAGATGAATTTAATTGTATCGATAAAATGTTGAAAGCATGAAAAAGATTACCGATAAAGACGTAGAGGCTCTTAAAGCCGGAAAGAAGGTGACAAAAGGCTTTATCCATATGCAGTTGGATGATAAGGGGATATTGAACATGTGGACTGATAACAATATAACTGACAAATATAGGGACTTTGAAATAGACGTTAACAAATTGTTTGATCATGGGATTCTTACTGAAGAATATGATAAACTTAGAATTATAAACATACATTAGCAAGATAGAAGAATATGAGAAGAAGGATGATAGGCGGTCAAACCGTTTCAAACGGTATATATATCTTACACACCAATGGCAAGTTATATACTAGTGATAAATGGAATTATTCGTGGAGAAACGACGCCGTGGGAGTGGCGTTGATAAGCGACAACAGCAGCTTCGTTATTTCAGGTATTGAGATTAAGAATCGAAGCTGGTCTAATACGACTGGATTGATCCAAGGAGTGACTACAATAACATCAAGTAATGAAGCCAAAAAAGATTTTAATGGATTTCAAAACACACAAAGTATTGCGGAATATACGCATGCTAGTGCCGCTTATGAATGTACTGTTACTCAATTCAAGAACGGGCAAATGGGATATCTAGCATCAGTGGGAGAATGGATGGAGATCATAAATAATTTAGATGAGATTAACAGATGCATGTCTCTTATCGATGGATTAGATATAGACGAAGGCGCTACAAGTTATTGGACTAGCACTCAATATAATTATGAGAAAGCATGGTTAGTGACTTATAACGGGAATGAGTTTTATCCAAATGATGAGAGAAAGGACGTTTCCTTCTATGCTATTAGAGTAATATCACAATTAATATAAAAAACAATTATGACAAAGAAACAGTTAAGAATCCCATTTAAAGATGGAAAACCATGTAAGTGGGTTAAAGATGATCATGACGAGGAACGTGATAATTATGAGTTCGAGGAATGCCTTGAGATACACGGATTCGTTCGTGGACGCTCTTCGGCTGTAATGATATTAAGACCGGCGAATGATCATGGGGAGGATTTTAATTATGCCAAAAGTGTCTATTACCAAGTATTCTTGACAGACAGTAAGGAAGTAATACAGAACATGATGCATGGAATCATATATGGTAAATGGACGTTTGTTAAGAGAGGCGAAAATTTTGGTATAAAATTGGTTAAGGTCTTACCTAAGATACATAAAATCTCCCTTGATATGATCGCAAAGGATATTTTTAGGCCTGAGAATAAATAAACAATATGAAAGTATTATCATTATTTGACGGAATATCATGTGGGTATCTAGCGTTACAAAGAGCCGGCATACCTATAGATGCTTATTACGCCTCGGAGATAGACAATACATGCATAAAGGTGAGCCAGAAGCATTTCCCTGATATTATCCGGTTAGGAGATGTCAATAACTGGAGAACATGGGATATCCCTTGGAAAGACATAGATCTGGTCATGGGAGGGTTCTGTTGCCAGAGTTTCTCTAGCTCAGGTAAGGGTAAGGGATTCATGGACGCAAGGGGGAGACTTTTCTTTTGCTTCTCGGACATCGTAAGGCATTTAAAGAAGGAGACCAAAGGTAAGATCCTGTTCTTGGGCGAGAACGTCCGGATGCGGGACGAGCATCGCCGAGTGATAACGGAGGAGCTGGGCGTAGAGCCGGTGGAGATCGATAGCGCCTTGGTATCGGCGCAGACCCGGCATCGTCTTTATTGGTGTAATTGGCCAGTAGAAATGCCGAAAGACAAACATATATCGTTAGATGATGTTTTAGAGAATGATAAAGGATGGAAATCTGGGACCATAAGAGGACGTTATATATCAACTATCGTTGGTCGAAGAATAGATAGCAACGGACACCGAAAGGACTATGACAAGAACGTGAAAATCATACAATGTCTGGAAGTAAGAAAAGACAAGAATACTACCTCTATTAAGAAAAGTAATTGCCTTACAACAGTCATGAAAGATAACGTGATATCATCATTACCGCCCGGAAGATATCTGAACGCCTTTGACCTGAAAGATAAGTTCAGATACCTGACTCCTGTGGAGATGTGTAGGCTACAGACATTGCCGGATGATTACCTTGACGGGATAGCCCCGAATACGGCCATGTCTTTAGCGGGTAACGGATGGACAGTGGATGTGATAGCCCATTTGCTAAGAGGCATAGAGCGTAGGTAGAATTTAAAACACGATCACAGCGATATGGTTATAAACAAAACATGGTCGATGCCGAATAAAGAGACATTCAGCATAAAACCGATAAGAGAACTTATAGATAAATATCGAGAAGAGGGGATGGTTATAGTGGATCCATTCGCCAGAAACAGCGATATAGGGACGATAACCAACGATCTTGATCCTGAGACTAAGGCTATGTATCATAAAGATGCCACGGACTTCTTGTGTCATCTTGATGATAATATAGCTGATATGGTATTATATGATCCACCATATTCTGCTAGACAGGTGTCCGAGTCATATAAAAAGCTTGGAGAATCTGTTAATATGCAAACAACACAATCTAGTTATTGGGCTAGACAAAAGAAGGAGATAGCTAGGATCACCAAGAAGGGCGGGGTGGTCATTACCTGCGCGTGGAACTCCGGCGGTATAGGGGTAGGGCTTGGCTTCGAGCAGCAGGAGATTCTTCTTGTGGCTCATGGGGGATGGCATAATGATACGATCGTTACGGTAGAGAGGAAGATGATGGATGGTATGCATGATAGTATCCCGATATTGATGGGAATAAAGAAACTGGATGATATGTCACCGAAAAAGCAAAAACCATGAAGGAACGGATTTTTACCACAAAAGAACAGGGGAGGGTATTGGTCGAGGCCGGCCTCCCTATCTCCACCGCCATCGGCTTCAGAGACAAGTACCTTGACTCATTGCATTCTATGGAGGATGACGCTGGTCGTATAGGCCTGATCGAGGCCGTTACCCCGGATATATCCAACCCTGTTTGGGATGTAGGGACGTTACTGAATTTGCTCCCATATGAGATAGAGGGTAGTACATTAGAATGTTATAAGCTAAAACATGCATGGTCTGTAACGTATAGAGATATAGATGAGATTCCTATATATTGGAGTAGCGAGAAACTTCTTGTAGACACATTGTTTTCGATGATGATGGAATTACTTAAACATAAGATTATATGAGCATAAAGCAAATAACAAAATTAAGGTACAAAACGAAAGATAAGCCTCCTATAGAAGGTGTTCCTCTTCTAGGATACAACAAAAGATATAGCTGTCCGTGGGAAGTAATGTACAAGAGAGGGGATAAGTACTACACCTGCATGAAGTATGATGCTGAATTTGAAACATATCCACCGGAAGAATATGAATATTTATATCCATGAAAATATGAAACAAGTAACAAGAATAAGATACAAAACGGGGGATAATCCGCCTATGGCCAATGTCCCTCTTATAGGATACAGCAAAAAATATGACTGTTGGGTAGCGTTAGTATACAGAAAAGGGGATAACTATTACACCAACATGGAGTGCGATGTTGAATATAAGACATCTCCTCCAGATGAATACGAATACGTATATCCGTGAGAACTAGAAGGGATATATTTATATTTAAGCATGATTAATATTATTTTAATATTATTCATGCTTTTATTTTTGTTTAAATCCTATCTTTGTATAAGTATTAAAAACCAGATTGTTATGAACAAATTGATCTTGAACGATATCCAAGACCTATGGAGGTGGAGGGAGAAGATAAACATTGATGACTTTAGAGAGGAGCCTATGGCTGAGGATATGCCACTCTATTTCCCATGCGCTGTTATTTGGCATGTTGATTATGGGGAGCATGACGCTGATAATTATATATGTTATGGATTTGTTTATGTAGCAGAAATATTAGGGATATGAACATTAAAAAACAGATAATTCTTGACGATAAAGACTATGAGCGATTAGTGCACGATGCTAATCTCAGTAATGATGAGATAAAAAGCAAAATCGCCAGCGCTCTAACCACCGATATAGTGGTTAGTTTCGATTTCGATGTAAATAAAAAGGTTACGGGGAATATGAGGATCGAAAGCGCCACCTATAATCTAGGATATAATGAATATGATAATATCGTAAGGGCTAGAGACAAGAATATTCACCATGCTGTTTATACAGCTATATATGATTATCTTGAGAAAATAAAGAGAGATAATAATGAGCTAAGCGCAAAAGATTGGATATTATTCACATCTATAATCTTATCTATTTTCGCAATGGGATTTGCAGGTGGATGGTTGGCATTTAATTGATTGAATTATGGGTAATTTAAAAGACATAAAACATGAATAAAAGAAAAATCAAAAAGAAACTCCATTTAAATAACAAAGGCATTGATGGGAAGATAGCTAATAATACGACATTTGATTTCGATTTCAATGTTGAAAAGAAGGAGAGCAATAAACTAAATACAGAAGATTGGGCGCTGTTATCACTTATGATTTTGTTTATTTTTGCGATGGGAGTTGTAAGTGGATGGTTGGCGTTTAATTGTTCAAATCATGGATAATTTAAAAGATATACAAAATATGACCAGTAAATTACTATTTTTCGATTTAGAGACAACCGGGGTTAAGTTCTGGAGAAACGGGATACACCAAATAGGAGGGATCGTGGATATCGACGGGCAGGAGGCTGAGAGGTTCGACATCCGCCTAGCCCCGAACCCGGCCGCCACGATAGAGCAGGAGGCGCTGGACGTGGCCGGCGTTACCTTGGAGCAAGTGCAGTCGTATCAGCCTATGGAAGATGGATACAGACAGCTCGTTAGTATATTATCCAAATACGTGGATAAGTTCGACAAGAGGGATAAAATGTATTTAGTGGGGTATAACAACGCTGGATTCGATAACAGCTTCCTACGGGCTTTATTCCAGCAATGTGGGGATAAGTATTTCGGATCATGGTTCTATCCTAATTGCATGGATGTGTATGTTATGGTAACACCATTCCTGATGGGCGTAAGGAACGATATGGAGAACTTTAAGTTGATGACCGTGGCCAGAACTATGGGTATTGAGATTAATGAGGATAAACTCCATGACGCTACTTATGATATTGAGCTGACTAGGGATATATTTTATAAGATAATCAACAAAATGGATGTTAAGTTATGAGGGAAATTTTAGAAGCTATACATGATTACCCGGATGAGGCGCTTGGGCTATTTTTCTTTCTGATAGTGATTGTCTGGTTATTGTCAGGTGTATTTGAGAAAAATGGATGATAAGATTGATGAGATACTGGATCTCCTAAGATCTCAAAATGAGATGATTAAGGATATTCACGATTATGTGAAAGAAGTTACCAGCGAGAAGTATATAGGGGAGTCTAGGATGACCAGCTTCTCTATTAACTTGGCCGCTGATATACTTACCGAGGCTATCAGTCCTAAGATAAAGGGGATGATGGTGGATCTATTGAAGAAACAAGGATGGAAAACTGAATGAAATATGGGGACTTACGAGAGAAAAGTAAATCAATTAAAGGATTTGATGATAAGGAAATACAAATCGGCTTACGATAAGTCTAAGGAAATGGACATAGATATAAGCTCGATGACATATCTTCCAATACCAGATGCATTTAACGTCATAAATATTGAAAAAATGCATGTTATTCTTGATCGGGTCAATAAGATCATAGATGATAACAAGGATAAGCTTAAGAATCCGACTTGCGCCACTTGTATACATCTACATGATCAGGAGTGGGCGAAAAGATACGGGAAAGTATGTTGCTCTATTTGGCAAGTGTGTGACCATTATATAAATCCTAACAGTAAATATAACAGGAAGCAAAAGACTTATGTTAGACGACCAAGCAACAAAGCTTGTCCTAATTATGAGTATGGTGATGATAATTTTGAAAACAGAAGAAGATGTATAAAAGAAAAGAATACCCGATAAAGAGCTATGTGCCGATGCGCACCAACAAGGATAGGACGTGTATCTGCTGTGGCGATACGATCCCAGCCGGCAGCAGCAGGATGATACCTAGACACGCCAAGGCAAATCACGGTCTATGTTTCCCGTGCTTCAGGAAATGGAGAGATACCGGAGGAGATCTTAAGCTTATGGACAACCCCGGAGATGCGAAGAAAGAGCATGTCATACATATGTCTAATATCCTGAAAGGAAATTGTGATATAATAAAAGGCCGAAAGCTTTATGTGGCTTTTAAAAAGGCGATAAACGGCGGAAAGAAGATCGTTATCAAATTTGACACTGATCAACCGATATCTATGTCAACAAGAGTCATGAATCCTTCATTCGGGGAGATTATGGATGAGTACGGCAAGGACATATTCCAAGGTAATCTCAAACTGGTAGATGTCCCAAAAGGAGTTAAGGACTTGATAGTTAACTATATAGAAAGATATAATTATCATAAACAACAATGAGGATAGTAAAACGTATGAACTTCAAGACATTTATATTCATGATCCTGACATTCAGGAAAGTAGATCCTATACCTAAAAATATAGGAATCATGTTAGGTGTAACATTTTGGATATCCGTAATATGGATAATATCAAATTTTACTATACTGATAGCTAAATTAATAAAGTAGGCAAAATGAAACAAGGCGATGTGATATGCGAGAATGGTATGAGGCTGCTTGTAGTATCAAGTTACGACCATAAGGAGCCATGCATGGGCTGTTTTTTCTACAAAGATGGAAAGTGTGGATCGAAAAAATTGATAAAATGTTGGGATTGTAACAAAGAATACATATTTACGGCTATAAAAAAAATGAAATATTATGCAAATGAACAGATCAAACAAAATAGAAAATTTAGCAAACCGGTATGTTGAAAGACATATAAAGGATAAGCATCTAAGCAATGATACGATAAAAGAGATAAAAATAGCTTATATTATGGTTATAAAAGATTTTATAGCTATTGTCGATAAATCTACATCAATGAATGAAGATGATATAATATACGTCGTTAACAACATATCATCAATATTATATGAACCTATAGAAATCTCTAATACCGATAAAAAAATATTGGAGATAGGGATAGCGCTAGGCCTAAAGGGTGCCATATCATGTATATTTGGTTCATTATTAAAAGATGACTGCAATATAAAAGATGAGATAATTGATATATCTAAACATATAAAAGAAAAATTAATATCAGATAATCATGGATAATAAACAACTTTATAAAATAACGTTGACAAGGGAACAACTGATGCTTATATCCCGGTGCGTGGAAGACATAAGCAGATACGCAGCCGGAGACATGGATCTTCAGCATACCACGGAAACTTTGATAGATGATATGGACAGGACGGAGTCGCTGGGGATAAGAAGCTTTATAGCAAATAACTCGATGGCTATAAGAAGAAGGCTGTTCCCGGATCTCGAAGACTATGAACATATAGGGTATGATGGAGGCAGTAAGGATAAGATAAATAGAAAGAGGCTTATCGGAAACACCTACCAGATATATAGATCTATACTGCATCAATTGGCTATTGACGAGAACTGGAATAACGTGTATAGCGATATTACGTTACCTTCAGGTGATATGGGAACAATTAAAGTGGAGAGGGTTGATGATGAACGGGAAAGTAAGGGCGTTTAACGGGGATATGGGTATGGCGATGTCCGTATTCAAGGATATGGTAGGGAAGGTAAGATTTGTTTTTGCCGACCCTCCTTATAAGATAACCCAAGCAAGATACGACAAGGAGGGATTTGATTATAAGGCGATGTGGGAGGTAATCCAAAAAATGCTGTGTCCGTACGGGGTGGTAGCCGTCACCTGTTCCCTCACGGCGGCGGTCGAGATCATGAGGGTCGCCCCAGCGGGATGGTACCGGTACGACCTTGTTTGGCATAAGACTACCCCTACAGGTTTTCTTAACGCCAAGAAAGCTCCATTAAGGAATCATGAGTTGATACTTATCTTCTCACCTATGCCACTTGGAAAGCATACATATAATCCCCAAAAGACTTATGGTCATGTCAGGAAAGTATCCAAGGCCTCCAGTAAAGCGGGATGCAAGGAAACGGAATTATATGGCAAAGCCGGTCTCACTACATACGATAGCACGGAGAGATACCCGCTATCGGTCATGACATTTAAGACAGACAGGCAAAAATCAGCCATCCATCCCAACCAGAAGCCGATGGAGTTACTAAGATACTTGATACGAACATACACGAATCCGGGAGATGCGGTAATGGATCCGGTAGCCGGGAGCGGAACGACAGGGATAGCGGCTTACGAGGAGGGAAGGGACTCCCTGCTTGTGGAGATAGACCGTCAATTCTTTGATGAGATGATAAACAGATTTAATAACAATAACATTAAAACAGATAGAATATGAATAAGATTGAAGAATTAGAAGCCCAATTAATGGCGGAAAGAATAAAAGTACAAATTGATCTAAAAGAGAAATATAAATGGGTTATTGGAAAATATGTTAAACATGACGATTCTTTTATGATAAGAATAGATGATATATGTCATGTCCATACATCTTGTATGAATGGCTATGCGGATAATTTAGAACCAGATGATTCTATTTACATAAATGGTACTGTAGCTCATTGCGATGTCAAGAATAATTACTATTCTTTATCAAAAGATGAAAACATCCAAGTACAGGCTAAAGATGTAATAGATATACCTGATGGGGAATTTGAGAATATGGTAGAACGGTTGTTTAATGAGGCAAAAAAGAACTTACTATGAGCCTGTTTGTATGCGCTAAATGCGGTTGTGTCGATAATACCGCCACGTCTAGTTACTGGATGTTGACAAACGAGTATATGGTGGACAAATTCAAGTATGCCAAGGAGCTACAGCCGTACAAGGGCATGGGGCTGTGCAGCGAATGCGGGAGGCTGGCTACCAGTCCCGACGGCCGTGATGTCGTGGTGCCCGGTAAATGGCACGGGAAGTTCCCGAAGGAGAAAGCTACCGAAGAGCAGTTGAAACATGTAGGATATAAAAATCTAATAAGATGAATAAGATAAGAAAAGGAGAAGTTAAAATATATAAAGGAAAAGAATACATAGCTATCCCTGAGATAGAAGAAGAGAGTTGTACGGGATGTTGTTTTTACGACAAAGGGATTTGTTTAATAGATCATGCTGATGATCCTAATTGCCTTCATAGCGGCATGATCTGGGAACAAAAAGAAAATAGTATGAGCGATATCAAAGAAAAGGCTATCAAATTAGCAATAGAGGCCATGAGACCCATCCCAGTATACTCATCATCATGCTATAGCGTAAGTGATAACAGATCGCCGGAGGAAAAGCATGAGGAGGAGATGAGATTTTGTAGGGAGCTTAACGACCTCAGATGTGAGATGCTTATTGATATGGCTAAGAAAATAGAAGAGTATTTATTACAAGATATATAATATGAAGAAAATAATAGGGATAGATTTCGATGGGACATGCGTAGTAGACTCATTCCCTTATGTAGGAGACAATATCGGAGCCGCTAAAGTATTGAGAGAATTGGCTGATAAGAATCTTCTGATATTATATACGGTAAGAGATGGTAAATATCTACAGGATGCCGTAGACTGGTTTAGATACAATCATATTGATCTATATTCGGTAAACTACAATCCTGAGCCAGTATCATCATCACCAAAAGTGTATTGTGATTATTATATAGATGATAGGAATATCGGCACTCCACTTACGGATAAAGGATATGTTGATTGGAATAAGATGTTGGTATTATTAAGACAAAAGAACTTATTATAATTGTTATGAAAATAGAAGAGCTGAAGATGAGGAAGAAAAGATCGTATACGATACTATCTTGATGATCGGGGACGCTTCCGGAAAAGAAGGGCAGTTCTCCGACTCCGATAAGAAGACGGCGGGAAACTTCGGGTGTGAGTATATGGATGTGGATGATTTTGTGTATAAATATAATAACCGATAACGAAAATAAGAAGGATAGGATGATAATCGCCTATCCTTCTATTATTATGTAAATCCATTTTTGGATTACATTAAGCATCAATAGTATAACTATTTATTTATACTCATCTTTCTTTCCTTGTTATCAAACATTCCATGCAAAATACAGTTATCATATATACAATTGTTGATCTTCCCTCAGTAGGGTTTTTACCATTTTGGGTAAAAACTTTATAATCAATATCTTTAATGAACCTATTATCACCAGTAAGCGCTCTAATAGCCTTGCCTTTATCAGAATGATTGCAGTGAGGGGCAATTAATTGCCACTCACTGATCTGCATCATATCGTGAACCGACCATATTTCTCAAAAACGCTCCTTTTCTTTCTTGACAATTCTTCCAGTTTAACAAATCCCTTTAATGTTATCATAACAGTCACGGCCTTAGCCTCCCAATATTCATCACCAGGATCAGATCCATATGTAACTAATCCAGAATTACGAGCGGACTGATATGCCTCTATCCTACCTCTCTCATTCCTAAAAACATATTTTAATTCCTGTAATAACGGATACATGTTCTTAATCCCGATATAATAGCCAAATTGCTCAAAATATTTTGATGATTCACGGATAAGGACACCTTCTCTTGGAATAGACCTTTTAAACATATCAATTACCGGTTCATTCTCCTTTATCGTATCTATAGCCGTATTTAATTCGGCTTGGACAATCTTCTTTTCCTCCTCGACCTTGTTCTTGGCTTCTAGTGCCAACATAGCTTCCTTCTCAGCCTTCACCTTGGCCTCATACTCATCAGCCCATGCCCTTGCGGCTTCCGCTGGATTGGAAAAGTCGGGAATACGCAAATGACTTACTTGATCATTATTCGACTTTTCCAACTTCTTTAATTCTTTTTCTTTCTCGATAAAATACCTTCTAGCTTTCTTCCCTTTATCATTATTCTCTACCATACATAGCTCTTTGGCCATATCCATCAATAGCAGGTAATCAGTCTTTGCAACTACCTGAGTATCAGACTCACCAAAATGGGGGAGTCTGTCATTCAGTAAGTTACCTAAATAATCATATTTTATCAATACAAAGTCCTGATTTTCAATAAAACCGTATTTTGATATACGATCTTTTATCCATGATGTAAAATCTCTTCTTATTTGAAGAAACGCATGAAGAAGCCTGGCGTCTACAACCTTATGATTATTATTATCTACTACCGGTATTAATGTATTTAAATCCATTTCGTTGGATTCGGACGTCAAAATTCCATTACTATTGTTCGTGGAATCATGAAAAAGATCTACATTTGTATTCATAAAATAATTACCTATTCCCATCCGTCCGGGATGGATAGATGGGAATACAAAAATAGCCAATCAAATTGTCTTAAACAATTGACCGGCTATTTTTTTTGTCATACCATATCAGTTATCTTCCCCTGTCAAAGTACCAATTAGCGTCCTCACCGGACTCATCCTTATTCCTACCACCTAGGAAGAATCCCATCGTCATGCCGTTGGTCATCAACCAGTAGTCGGATGTCTGTTTAATATCCCTAGCCGTCTTGATATTATACCATTGCTTACCAAACGAGAACTTCATGAGCTGTCTCCACAACTTACTCTCGCCCTTGTACACACCGGTCTGGACAGTAGCGAACGGGTCCCAGTTCCGGGGATCGGTGAGATCGCCTAACTTCCGGGCCGTAACCAGCGGATCTTGCAGCATGTCTATAGCATTAAGCTCCATGAACGGGGATGTCTGGGAAGCGATCTCATTGATCGTCCTGAACCCGATATAGGTAATGAACTGTCCGAACCAGCTATCCTCATTATCCTCCCTATATCCCATCAAAGCCCTTCCTATAGCCATCATCGTGGCGAATACCGCCATATTGATAATAGATCTTTTGATATTAACCTGCTCATAGGGTGTAAGCTTATCATACTCCTCCTTAAGTACGTCATACGCCTCTCCCATACGACCCTCGGACATCGTATTATAGACATTTCCCGCCAATCGCCATAATGTCCTCATATATCCTTCCTCGAACTGGTTGGTCTGGAAATTGAAACCGGCTTTCTTATATGCCCGCTGCACGGCCAATATAAACCATCCACGATGAGGAAGCACCATATTAAGGATCGCGTTCCGGCTAGCCCCCACCCGGTTCTGCTCGTTCAGGGCGCCGTCGCATATCTGCACCATACTCCTGACCCTGCTGGACAATGTAGGTATGTATCGGTCTATAATATCCTTATTAGCTTCGTTTTTAGCCACGATCTTCCCGCCCTTGACATTTACTAAGTTCCATATGGAATAATCCCTTAAACGCTCCCAATCACGTTTAGCTTCATTAGCGGACATATTCCTGTCTTTCATCATCATCTCCTTGAAATTAGAATATGACCAGAACTGACCCTCATACAGGCGGGTGTCATCCATCACCGAGATAATAACCTGCGGGTCCAAAGGCGAGTTCAAAACCTCCATCATCTTAAACGGCAGGTCCCGGAATAAGGTTCTCCAGATCTTGTTGTACGCCGCCGATCGTACACGGTTGCGGACATTAAATACGCCTAGAGCCTCTCCGACGACATATAGCTTGTTGGTACGGTTTATATCCCCGATCTCAGACACGTACGTACTCAACTGCTTCTGGGCTTCCCCATAGGCGTATTTCATGGAATCCTTGCTTATATACTGCCCCACCATACCCTCCAAAAGGAAGTTGGCCTGCCCGGTAAGGGCGCCGGTAGCCGCCACGAACGGGGAGAAGCCTAGGTTGGATTTGGATACGAATTTGGTAAACATAAGAGCCAGCTTATTAAGATCGACCTTATAATTGCCTATATTCCATTCAGCCCGCTTATTGTTTATCCTAACGTCATAGATACTGGCGTTAACCCAGTCCTGAAACATTCTATAGGCGTGAGTGACCTCCGGGTTCTTACCTCCGTCGTATTGTATCTCAAGCATCTTATTCCTATATCCCATAACATCATCCAAGGCCGCCCTCTTATACTTGTAAGAGGTCGCTTGTAAGGATAACATGGAATAGGAGTAGGCGAAGTCATGGGACACGTCATCGGCGTTCTCCAACTTACTAAGATAGTATTTGGGGATCATACGATATTTGTTATCGTTCTCATCAATCCCTCCTAGGTCTTGCCCCTGACCATGTATAGGGTCATCCACCCTCTCGCCAACGATATCACGTACGGCGTTGCCGATGGCCGCCTTCGGGTCAACCCCGGCCTGCACCATCCTCTCCACGCCGCCCTTGGATATCTGTGGTATTTGGTAGATGTTCCGGAATCGCTCATCATAATCCTCCATAGCCTTACGGCTTATGTTAAGCAATTCCTTCCTCATCTCCCACTTATCCTTATTGATCGTAGCCTCCTCCCCTTCGTTGGTAATACCGTATTTCTTGAAGAAAGCCTCGTTCTTGTACTTATCGAACCTAGGCGTATGATACCCGTAACCCAGATCAGGATTATAGTTAGGGTTGCGGAAAGAACTCTCGGCGTCGGCCTCATCAAGCCACTGGTTGTTGATCGTCAGGTCGATCATATTAATATCGAACCCGAAACGGGATACGCTCTCTTCCTTGGATATACCATTTTCTATGGCATCAAAGAACTCGGATACCTTATACGTACCGTTATTTATCTTACTGATGAAATCAGAATACCCTTTGGGAGAGTATCTCCTCATATAAGGATACAGTCGGGTTCTGGCGTACTCGACAAGGATCTTATCAGTCTTACCCATCGCTATGTCGTTAGCTAGCTTATTATTGAAGTCAGGACCGTATTTCCTTCTCAAAAACGATACCTCCACGGTCGTCCATGACGGGTTCTTCCTAGATAGCTTAGCGGCCATCCTATCCACCTGACTCCGGGAGCGGGCAGACATATGTTCCTTGGCGAATTTAATCTCATCCATACCCTTGTCGTATGCCATGGCATCCCTTAAAGCGTTACGGTAAGAATCCGTGACTCCACTCTCCACCGTATCAGGCATATCCATCTCAATAGCCTCAGCGGAAGCGGCGGCGTTAATAACACTCTTGGCTTCGGCCAGACGATCGTATAGCTCGTTTATCTTCCTTAATGACGATGATCCACGAAGACGATCGAAATCATACTCGCCATATCTGGTGCTGTCCCGGTACTGAATAAGCAAAGGTCTTAACTGATCGTTGATCTCATTTATTGTTGCCATCGCCTCCTCTGCCTCCTCTATCCTTGACGATGACCCAGATCGCTCCGTGATCTTATCAACCAGATTCTCGTAATAATCACCCTCCTCGGATCCCCACATATCTTTGGAGAAGCCAAGATGACCACCGGCTAGCAGGAACTCGAACGCCGCCTTACCGCCCTCAGACCGCTCTATCCCACGCAGTATCTCCTTAAACTCGGCTGAAGCCTTACGACCCTCGTTGGTATTCCCGAACTCCTCTGCCCATGCCTCGTCCCATGCCTTGATCTCCTCGGACATCATCAACGCCTCGGACCCCTCTTCCTTTGGCGTCCCGTCAGAATACCACTCGCTCTTAGCTATGGCTCTATCGCGTAAGATATCCAAATAAGATCTCCATGCTATAGGATCGGATTGGAATGCCGACCAATCCACTTTCCCGTCTTTCACGAATTTATCCATAGCCACATATCTGCTTCTGCGAATACGGGACATGAAATCGGACGTGGCTTGTGATACCCTACGTCCTAGCCTCTCCTCGACCTTCTTATTGACATTCTCTATCTTATCATAATACGCTTGAACCATGGGCTTCTCACGATTCTCATCCAGCCACCTATTTATCGTATCCAGATATCGTTGCTGGTCCTCGAATGTCATGGCCGAGATATCAAAATTCTGGATACTTGGCTTGAATATATGATTGATCTCCTTTGTAATAGGCTTATCCCCATCATACCCTACGATATCATCACGAGTCTTGACCTTAAGCCCCTTATCAGATAAAAGTGTGTCGATAAGTTGTTTCTCGGTTTTACCCGAAACCTTTTTAAGATCATATATATCAATAATAGCTTTCGCCTGCTCTGTCCGGTATAGTAAATCGTATTTGGCGAAATCACGGGACGAGTCAAGGTAATCCGAGTTCTTCCCATTTATCTTCTGTATAAGACCCTCATTATCCTTTATCCCCCATCCACGCTCTTTCATCATCCTAGTCATCTTATTGATATTGGATACACCCTCGGTATGCGCATCACTATGAGCCTTGGCCAGACGTTGACCTAACATACCTAATATGGCGTTACCACTATGCTCCAGTGTGCCAAAGAACCGGGACATGACATTGATATCCTTATGGATGTTATTCACCAACTTCTTTATCCCATCCCAGAATCTTTCCGGAATATTAAACATCCGAAGCTGTCCATCCAGCCAGTCCTCATTACGATCACTTCGAAGGGCGTTTATATCGGACATGGATGTCTCAGCCATACGTAATATATCATCCATATCCTCTACCATACCAACCTTATTGACGCCATAATAATCCGCCGCCTGATTATTGACGAATCCACGAAGATTCCTGATCAAAGGCACTATCTCCCCGTACACGTTATCGATAACCTGTATCGTCTCATAATCAAGTCCCTTGTCGCTCTTACGCAAGCTACTGGCAACAGTGACCAAATACTCCACCTCAGCCTTGGCGGTCGCTATGACACTCTTGGTGGATAGCAGGTTGTTGTTTTTATTAAGCTCACCACCGACTTGTCTCACCTTCTCGCCTATATCACGAAGAAGGGAGATACTCTCACCGATCCTCTGGCTTTGGCTTGACCTCATCCTCTGCAATCCAGTGTATAGCCTTTCCAATGACCTACCGTTCTTGATCAACTTATTAGCCACGTCAACGTCCGATAACGAATACATGAGATGATTGCTATCCTTTAGCAGAAGCACGTCAAAGGCGCTTGGATCATCAGCTAACGCCGACTCCTTTATCCTATCAAGTACCTTATTTAAATCCGGTCTTTGGCTAGAGAAGAAATTACGTATAGCTCGTACCATCCTGCCAAACAAGGAGAGCTGGGCGTCCTCAGACGAGGCCAGATCCTCTACCGCCTGTTCCATGCCCGGCACGAACCGCTGGGCCAACGTCTTGCCTAGGATCTCCCGCTTCACCATCCGATCCAACTCCTCTCCTTGGTATTCCTTCCCATACACCTCATAGTAACGACCAGCGAACTGATTCCATAACGACGTACCAACAACAGAATCCAGCACCTCATCAATCTCCTGCTGGTTACGATAAGTATCGATCAAGAAATGAGCCACCTCCTCATTGAGATCCTCTACCGTAGCCCCCTCAGCCAAAGCGATAACCCCATTAGCCATGTCAGACAAGGCCCTAGCCGAAGGATCCACGCCATTACGCATCTTATACTTATCCATATACTCAGACATACCCATCACACGGATGCCTAACGTGGATAAGATATTGGTGATATCAGTCCTATTCTGGAGATCTTCCGCCTTCTCATTCTCGATAACCCCACGGACGTTACTCCCGTACAAAGCGTTATCCTCCATCATCAACGACAAGGCTAGCTCCATGAATCCATCATACTTATTATTAAGCTCCTCGAACTTACCTTGCCTTAACATACCCTTGATCTCCGGTCTGCTTACCGTAACCTTCTCCCCGGACGTAGTGATAAGATCAAGATCATTACTTACCTCCGTATCAAAACCTATAGAACCCAATACGTTCATCTCAGAGGATTGACTTCCAAACCTATTCCTGAGGCTGGATAAGGCATTCATAGCGTTATAGATCTTAAGACCATCAGAATTGCCGGCTCCAGTAAGATAATATCTATCCCCTAGTCTTATACGTTCCCCACTCAACATACCTTTCTTGATAAGGTAATTAATAAACCCTCCACGAGTACTTATATCTGAGTTTGAGCTAATACCAAGGACCGGGATAAATGACTCACTGTTATTGAGGGTTATGGAGGAAGAGCCAAAGGAGATGTCAGCCGTACCGGACGGGACGTCGCTCTCCTCGACACTGCCGGCCAAGAACCCGGCCTCGACCCGCCCACCGGACGATCCTTTTATGGCGTTGGCGTAAGAGTCGTGTATCTTGCCGTCATCCGATCTAAAGAACAGGCGAGGCTCACCGGAATCATATACCAGTCTTGAAGATGGAGGAGTATAATTCTCAATATTATTTAACGGCAAGACATTACCAGAAAATATGATCTCACCATCTATATTTCCACCCTTCACCCTGATATTAGGCCGTTGCCCGGTAAAAGCGCTTTCCACGGCCTTCCATAACATACGGGCTGTCTCCCTAATATCTATATTCTCCCTGATAGCCCTTATATCATCCCATGACGCCTCTTTCAGTATCGTATCGCCAACATTATTCTCGTTTATGGAATCCAGATCCACCTCCTGTACCGTGGACGTATCTACCACAGCCATATCATTGACATCACCTACCTCTCCGGAGGTAAGATAAGCCACGACATTGTCGCTATTCCCAAGGCTTCTGGCCAACGCCGGGGCATCCATATCGCTTATGGCGGACAAGACCTTGGCTGACATAAGTTGCCCCCACTCGCTGGCGCTAAGTCTGGCGCTTATGGATCTGGCCGCCTCCTTATTCCTTGGAACGGATCTCGTCCAGTCTCCGAACTTAGACCTGAACTTATCGTTATAAATAGTCATATAAGCTTCAGCGGCCTTATTAAGGTCACTTACGGTAGCTATACCCGCTATCTTATCGAATAAGGTAGATACCTCTCCGGAAGGGGTCAAGACACGGGTTATCTTACCCTCCTTATTTCTTTTAATTACGCAACTTGACATAAATAAATGTTTTTCACAAAGATAAATAAAAAGCCCCCACAAATAAGCGGAGGCTGATATTCTTATATTCTTTATATAATTTATGACTTAATTCGTATTCTTGCTATTGATGAACTCACTAACGCAATCACCAGCAAAACCAGCTATATACGCCGCATGCTCATCCTCTCCGACCTTAAATCCAAGCGACATATTACAGAACTGACACACGCTCATGGCTATATGGAACGACTCATGACATATATTTCTCATCATTATATCATCGTCGCTTGAAAAATTCCAAAGTATGGCGAATTTATCATCATCGTCCCTATCCCTTACCAGATTCACGAAAGACGCTTCCTTATCCATATCATCCTTATCACCCCATTCTCCCTTATGATCCGGCTCCATGTTCTCGAAACGGTTACATAACGTCTCGTAATCCAATCCTACCGTGATAATCAACTTCAACGGATATACCACAAAATCAAATTCCTGCTCTCTCATAATTTTTTTAATTTTTCTATAACCTCAAAACACATCTTGCACTCAATCCTACGATACAACTGCCTTACGCCATCTACCGTAACCCAATAACGATCACCATCACGGTGCAGGAACTCACTCATAACCTTGGTATCAGCCACATCATGTAAATCGTATGAACTGAAACATAACTTACATATATCGTCAAGATCAAAATAAGTGACCTTATTATACGACATACAACGGATTTGTCTCCCATCAGGAACCTGAACATCGAAAACATCTATCTTCTTCATATCTAAAAAACAGGGATACCGATCCCATCACAGACCTGTATCCCTTTATAATAAATTAGCGATGAAAAGCATGGTGATGGACATGCGCCACAAATGTAATTACAAAATTCGTAAAAACAAAATATCAAGGACAATCACCTATGCATTCGCACGGAGCATCGCTTTTCAAAACCCCATACACCCGATTGTCGCTAGTCAGCCATCGTTTACCGTCACTCGTGATATAAGCCTGCCGGCATCCCTCCTGATTCACCGTGAGCGTCTTCTTAACACCTTTTGGAGTTGTCATCTCCAACTCAAGGGTACGATCAAGACCTTTGTTCATTACCGAACCAAAAGAAACAGCGGCGTTACCGGTCCCGGACCCGGGGCTGACGGTCAAGTGCTGGTCCGTCACCTCGCCTACCCCGTCTTTCCAATTAATATCTATATCATTCATCCTATTTAATGCTTTTTGTAAATACTCATCGCTTAATGTCCTATCATAAATATCAAGAGCATAAAGAGCTCCATTCCACACATAAGCTTGAACACCCCTAGAGAAAGTGCCTATATATAAATTATCCACGGTTGATGTATAATTTGAAGATACAAGATCCATCTCTCCATTGTAAGACTCCTTAGTTACATAAACGATCGATAATTCAGGGTTATATATATCTTTTACAGCAATATCCTTACTACCAAGACGTACATATACATTTTTGGAATACGCTAATTCACTACAAAATTGCTGAGCCTGATTCGTTGATACACTTTTAGATAAAAAGCAATTAGTGGATTTAGAAGGATTCAAATTAATTCTTTTATATACAAACGTAAAATCATTGATGGCCGGGAAATTCTCGCATATACCATAATCATCAATACCATCAAATACAAGAGCGCCACCTTCGTACCCAGAACCAAGCGTAAACCCAAAATTCTTCAACACAATATCGTGACCGTTTCCAGACAAGTCCTTTAACACGTCTCTATCTGCGTCACTGTTGCCCTTACCATTACATCTATAAGAAGCCACTAAATAATCATCTATATTAGCCATAATCTTTTTTCTTACAAATATACTAAAACAAACAAACCCCAATCAGCTTAAGTCGATCGGGGTTTGAATAAACAATGAAAATCGATTATAATCTTCCTAACATCCTCATCACGGTTCTAGAGGCAGCATTTTTCCATGTCCACTCATCGTTAGATGTTACGTTAACTGTCTGAGCGGAACCGTTAACATCCAAATTGATAGTTTCCTTATCAATCTCAAGAGTAGAGTCACCAGCGGCTTGAGTGATGGTAACTTGCGCCTTTTGTCCACCGGCAGCCGTTACGCTTAGCGTAGCCACCAACTCCTCGATAGAGACATTGGCAGGAACATTGGAGATAGTAATACTCCAAACAAACTCTCCGGTAGCACCAGGATCGTCAGCGATAACAGCGCCGTTAGCTGTCTGCTTACCAGCCGCCGTATAATTCTCGGGGAGCTGTAAAGTCAGGCCATTCTCCTCCGCCGGAGTAGCAGCGAAAGTAAGCTCAGTACTATTAGACTTACCTGTGATAGTTACATTACCACCGGTTTTAGCGACAGTGGCCGTAGGACTATCCGAAGTCACGGACTCAGCGGCGGCGGCCTGATTAACTACCAACGCTTTTTGAACGCCACCGTTAGTAACGACAATAAGATTAGCTGTACGCTCAAGACGACCTGTATATTTATCTCCTGATATAGATACCGCCTGATCACCTGATCCTGATACCGGATCGACTGTTACAAAACCAAATTTTTGTGATGCCATATTCAAATAATTTTAAAAAATGTCCTTTTATTATGCCAAAAATAACTTATATAATGTTAGCCATAAAATATGGGGGGGGGATAGATAGCACTACGACTACACCCGCTCCACGTACAGACCTATTAAATCCTGTAGATTATGGCTGAGAGGAGTTCCGCTATCCCTAGTACACTTATACACATCAGCGTTCTGGATGTAATATTTATCCTTGAATATCTCCATAGGAGGGAAATAAGGGATAGGATCACCTATAGTCCCGACATGCTCCTTGTCAACAACCTTATATAAGGAGGCCGTACTGAGTCCAGGCTCCCATTCTGACGATAACGTATGAGGCTGGATAACCTCGTAAAGGATATCCGTATCCTCCTTAACTACCCTAAGACAAAATCCGGTATCCACGGATAGCCCGAACTCCGCTCCTTCTTGTCCCCATATAGGAAATAGGACCTTAACATCCAATTTCTCGTTGGATGATAAGGATAAAGATTTGTCATTAACCAACATCCTAGAAAACTCGACAGCTACTTTTTGAGGATCGAGAGCATCCTTCTCCTTCGCCTGTTGCTGGATGTACGCCGTGGTAACACTTACCTTATCAGGATAGCCGGACTGAACATCGACAGCTCTCACCTGTTCTACGGTAGTGGCTATACTGATCTGCTTTTGCTTGTCCCCTAACGCCGTTGTCAGATCGTTATCGTACTTATCCATCATCCCGATCAAGATCTTGCCTTCCGTCATATCGAACTCCAGACCCATAATCGTTATCTTACCGACTATAGCCCCATCAGCCAAAGCGCTACGTCTGTCATATTCAGGAATATAAATATCTTGATCATCCAAGAAAAACTCATGGAGATTTTCAGTCTCATAAGATCTCAGCTCCTCATATTTAGCCGATTTCTCCTCATTAAGAAGCCTTGAGTCATCCAATTTAGCCTCGATAATTTCCTTAACCGTAGCTTTAGGATTGGCCTCCTTGAACGCCAGTTGCTCCTCCCCAAGTTCTATCCATGGGGCGGGATTCCCGTTAATGTAATCATCATAACTATAGCCCTTAGCGTAATTATCATCAAGCGGATCGTCCTGAACTAATTGATTGGGATATATTTCCCTATTTATATATACGTAGCTCATGTCTTATATCATTAATCTTGTTCTTTAACGGCGATGCTATACTTGCCTGAAGCGTAACACCAGATATTTATCTCGAAAGGCTTGTTAGCTGTAGTGGTTATAGAAGTACCACTCATGCTTACATAAGCTCCTGAATTTGGTATGGCTTGAGTAAAGGCCGCAGACGGGACACACCTGATCATCAGCTCCTCTCCTATCTGCATACCTGACGCCACGGATAGGGTGGTAGCCGCTGATAGCGTGGCCGTGATACTTCTCTTGGTGATAGGCAGGTTGGCTAATGTCGTGACCGTATTAACTCCTATAAGCCTGTTCACGGTCTTCTTATCGGCGGCCGCCATCAATCCATTAGTGGATTCGTTGGCCACGGCATATGTCGTGTTAGGAGGGGTAGCCCATGTACCATCTCCACGCATAAAATTAGAGGTGCTACCATTAAGCTGTCTCAATAAGCCGTTGGCGGAAGTGGAGGCCAACCCGTACGTGGTATTGGTAGGCACGACCCATGTTCCATCGCCACGAAGAAAAGACGTCTGTTTCCCCGCTGCGGGAGCCGGGACCAATCCCGCAGCACCAGCCGCTGAAGCCGTAGCTGCCTTCATATTGGCGTAAGTGGTATTAGTGTCTTTATAATAAGGGACACCACTGACAATAGGACAGGCGGTATAGCCAGAAGCGCTGGTTACCGTACTCCCGTTCTTTACCAGACCTGTAGACCCATTAGCTCCTACAACACCATACGTCGTATTAGTGTCTGTCCAAGGGACATTCACATACATCTTTCCGCTACCGTCCAGTTCTACCGGATAAT